ATTGAAACTGATTATGACTCTATTTATGTATATGATGGAGCAAATGGATCAGCTCCTTTACTTGCAACTCTAACTGGTACACTCTCCCCAATAGAATATATTGCTACTAATTCCGCTGGCCAATTAACTATTAGATTTGTAACTGACTTTTCAAATATAGGAATATGGGCTGGATTTGAGGCTACTCTAACGATGGTTACTCCTTTACCTGTTGAATTAATATATTTTGATGGTCAGGAATATCCTTCATTTAATATATTAAAATGGTCAACTGCATCTGAACACAATTCAGATTACTTTAAAATAGAAAGAAGCAGTGATGGTATTACGTGGAGTAATATTGGCACTTCTCTTGCTTCGGGTAATAGTAGTACGGTAATCCACTATACTTATCTAGATACATTTAATGAGTACACTATCCATTATTATAGACTTGTCCAAGTAGATTATGACGGTCAATCTAAAACATACGATCCTATTTTATTAGATAATACTAGATCCTTTAAAACTGTAATTAAATACATTAATACGTTAGGACAGGAGGTCGATGCGACGACTAAAGGGTTATTAATAAAAGTATATGAGGATGGCAGTCTAGAAAAAATATACAATTAAGATAAATAATAAAAAAGACTTAGTTTATGTCGAGTTTAACACTAAACGAGAGTCAGATTCAGCAATTAGACGCATTAAATTCAGTATTTGAAGCAGCTGAGCCTAGACTTTCTAAGATTCTTACCTTTGATAACTTAGTAAATGAGGCACATGCCTTAAGAGTAATTGAATCAAATATTCCAGAAAGTTTACGATTTGACCTTCATCTAGATATGATATTAGGTGAAAGTAGTTATAATATTGCTGATTACTATCGATCACTCTCTAATGGGACAAACTATATTTTAGAGGCAGCTCGAAAAGTATTACCTGATTCTCCATCAATCACTGAATCTATTGAGAGTCTTAAAGAGTACTTAGGTTCTTTACTAAATGAGGAGTCATTAACTTTAGGTATGCCAACCGATGTTATGTCAATGGCCGCTCCATTAAAGCCACGAAGTGGAGGTTTTTGGGGAACACTTAAAAGCCTATGGAATGCCGTTACTGAAGGAGGATCAGTTATAGGAATTATTCATTTTATAATCGATATTATTGGTTTAGTTGGTGACTTTATCTTTCCGGGAGTAGGTGTAGTTGCCGACATTATCAATGCAATTATTTATGCTATTCGTGGAGAATGGTTAATGTGTGCAATCTCAGTTATTGCAGCAGTAGTTATTGGAGCCGGCGATGCTCTAAAACTCGTTAGATTTGCGGCTAAGCCTGGACAAAAAGTATTAACTACTCTTGCAAAAGAAGGAGGATCTAAACAGGCAGCAGAGATGTTGGCAAAAATGCCAGCCAAAGAAAAAGGAGGAGTTATTAAACTTCTTACTGGAATTTTTGGAAATCTTGGTGGAGCTCTAGGAAAAGCTACTTCTCTATTTGGCCAGTTTGTTTCAGCATTCGGTAAAGTCACAAGCTACATTCCTGGATTAGGCGGAGCTTTAAAATGGATATTTGATGGGCTTGGTAAAACGTTAACTAGTTTTGGAAAAAAAATGTCACTATGTAGTGCTAACTTTAAATTAGCAACATCTGCTTCTAAAAAAGCGGCAGCTACCGCCGTTGATGCTACACTTAAGGGCGGAGGAGACTTTGTATTTGATGGTCCTTGGGTAAAAGTATTTAATAAAGAGGGAAAACAGGTAGGTAAGTATCCTGCTAAACAGTTTGAAAAGATCTCAGGTGAAGCTCTTGCTGAAATAACAGCTAAAAAGGCTGGTTCAAAGGAAGCATCTAAGATTCTATATAAGAATGGTGATGATGTTGCTAAAGTGACTAAGACTTTAGAAAGTCCAGCAGTTCAAGCATCTATGAGAAAGAGAGCATATGCTTTCTTTGATACTACGTCATTTTGGAAAGGATCTAAAAGACTATTCAACATAAAAAATCTTTCATTCTTTATTGGTAAACAAATCTATAAAATAATTCATAAAACTGATTGGACTGATGGTAAAAAAAATAAGTGGTCTAAGCGAGAAGTTGAAGGTCACGGCAACGGCGCAATGAATGATTGGATTGGCGATAAGATAAAGGAAGAAGGAAAACAGGATAAAATATTAATACTTGATTCATCTGATCAAGAAGTAGTAGACCGTGTAACAGATTACCAAAATCATTTTGCTAAGCTCAATAACGAGCGTAGTGTAATGCAGGTAGTCACTAAACAGTATGACAAGAATGGTCCAGGTGCAGAATTTGCAGATTTCTTTGATCAAGTCGCAAAAGGTGAAGTTACACGAGGTGGAGCCGGTGATATGGTCGATCATACTATAGCAGATGAACTAAACGTCAAATCTAAACTTACTGAGAGTGTCGCTACGCTAGTTAGAAAAGTATCAAATTTTTCAGATTTTAATAGATGAAATTAAAAAATTTTAAAAGTTACTCAAGTCACTATTCAAAGGATCCAAAAAACTTTGAAAAAAGGATTGCTCTTGCCTCAACTGGTGGGGAGTCTCCATTATTTGATAACTATTCAACCTTTGAGGATACTCTAAGTATCGAAAAATCAGTTCCTGTCATAATTTGGGGTAATTTTAAATTTTCAAATATTAATGAAAATTTCTGTAGCGTAGTATATAACCAAAAAAATATTCCAACTAGAGACGAAATATCATCTGCTTTTCAAGAAGAGGACTTTATTCCAAATATAGTAAAGGATCGATCTTCAATAAAGAAGATGAAATTTCCAATCGTTGGGGTTTCCGGTGAAGACGAAGAGGAATTTAAAACATACGGACAATTTAAGAAATCTGAGAAATTCTTCAATCACTTTAGAGAAAAATTAACACCTACTTCTAGATTTGAAATATTAGTAGTGGATGATACACCAGTTCATGCACAAAAGAAGATTGCTAATACTCCATTTGATATTGACTTAAGTCGATGGAAACACCTAGGTGAAGCTGAGTCAATCTGTAAAAAGATTCACTCTAAATATTCTCCTGAATTCTATATCGTAACTGTTCTTGAAGCTAATGGAAAAATCTATCTTGATTCAATTACTAGAAATGTAAATCTTACACCAGTGCAGAGCGTAAAATTATATGAATCTGCATATCAAAAATATTATGAAACTAGTCTACCTTCGTGGTTTAGAAAAAAGACATTTGACGATCATATAAAACCATACTATACTAAAAAGTATTATGATACTCTGCTATTTAAACCTACTGGAGTAATCGATTACCAGAAATACTTAGATTAATAATTATCAAACATAACTCTAAAGATAACAATGTTAAGTTTTAACGACTTTTTAAACGAAAAATGGGGAGAGGACATTCAATTAAAAGAGCGTCGTGCCGTCGGTATTGTAGTGTTATGGAATAACCGAATACTCTTGATCCATCCAACTAATTCATCGTGGAAGAAATCTACATGTGGAATACCTAAAGGTAAGCTTGAACAGGGCGAAGATTTTTTAGCTGGCGCTCTTAGAGAACTTGAAGAAGAGACTGGAATAAGATTAGACGCGTCTCAATTGGATCCAGAGCAACACAAAATTGATTTCTATAATCACAAGAATGAAGTCGATGGTCACTTAATATATTTTGTTTGCGAGATTATGGACCTCTCAGAAATAGGCCTGGTATCTGACCGACTACCTAAAAGTCAACTTCAATTAGAAGAGGTAGATTGGGGTAAATTTGTCACCGCGGAAGAAGCATATCCAATTATTTCTAGAAATCAAATGATCATTCTAGATAGACATCTTACTCTAAATAAATAACTAAAATACTTTAATTTTGTGAGTTTACTTAATTTCAATACATGGCATAGTTTAAATGAAGCAGTTACATTTGATAAGAGTGCAAATTATGCAGATAAAACATTTGGTTATCCAGTAGGAGCAGTAGATACAACTAAAGTTTTTCTAGGCGGGACTGGTAGTGATTGGGGCGGTAGCATGCAACGAGCTCTATGGTTTGCGAGAACAGCAGACGATTGGGCAAAGTCAAATGGAAAAAATGGAAGTCTAATCAGCTCTCAAAAAAGATCTAGGGTCTTGACTGCTTCCGGTAATACCTCAGACCACTATAAAGGAAACAATAATACATATGCAGTAGATATTGCTGCTTCTGGAACAGAAGGTGATACTTTGCTTGCATACATAATGGAAAAGTTTGGGCATCCTGAATATAAAGGAGGTTCATGGTTTAATATCACAATTGATGGCTATCGATATCAAGTAGGATGGAAAGTAAAAAACCATTTTGACCACATTCATGTTGGTGTAAAGAGGACAGTCGGTGAAAGAATAGAATCAGCAGTTAATAAAGTAAAGGAGTCGCTAGGTGCAAAGCTAGTAAAAAATCCAAAGATTGCCGAATGGTTAAAGAAAAACATACCTAATGCAGTGACTAGTGAAAAACTTGATAGTATTTTAGCGGCTGATCCTAAGACATTTGAATGGTTCAAAAGGACCTTTAACTTAAATGATGCTGGTGATTCACTAGTCTCGACTGACCTGACTACTGCAAATATAAAATCTAATTATACTGGAGAAAAAGCAACCAACATTAATTTATTAGTTAATGAAATAACTGCTCTTGGCGTCACCAATAAATATGCAATAGTCGGTATGTTATCTACTATAGGCAAGGAGAGCGGATTTGTTCCTAAGAATGAGATCCCATATAAGTCAACCAGTAATGCACGAATTCGAAAAATATTTGGATCCAGAGTAAAAGGATTAACTGACGATGAGTTAACTGCCCTAAAAAACAATGATATTAAGTTTTGGGATCGAGTATATGGATCAGATGATCCTACTGGAAAGTCACAACAGTATGGAAATAATAATCCTGGAGATGGAGCCAAATACTTAGGTCGAGGTTTTAATGGAATTACATTTAAAAGTAACTATAAAAAATATGGTGATGCAATCGGAATGGATCTTGTCGCTAATCCTGAATCTCTAAATGATCCAGCAGTTGCAGCAAAGGCTGCCGTAAAATTCTTGTTAAATGGACTAAAAACCAAAGGTATTGACCCAAATAGTTTTACTGATAAAAAAGATGCTATTCATGCATTCGTACAAGTAAACGCTGGGCTTGGTTCAAATATCGAAGGTTCTGAGACTCTTGCAAATGCAATAAAAGTATCAGATAATTTTAATCTAGCCTAAAACCTGAACAGATTATTTAGTTTAATACTCTAAAATATTAAACATATGTCTGAAGAAACAATCAACATCGAAGAACAAGAAGTATTAATCGAAGATACTCAATCTGAAACTATGCCAGAATCTGAAGGAGTGGTAGAAGAACCTCAAGCCGAACTTAGTGAATTAGATAAAGCCATTCAAGCTAGAATGGGTCATTTTGCTATCAATATTTCACCAGCTGACCTGAAATATATTAAGAACTTGCTAAATAACAAGATCGAATGGAAAGGTCCAAATGAGGCTTATTTAATGCTAATGGCTCTTCTCTCTATCTCTAGCGAGCTTAAGGAGAGAGATTCATCATCAAATGAAAGATTACAAGTACAGTTGCCTTCAACTACCTTAGAATCAATCAACTTCTTCTTAAATCGTGTTACTGGTAAAGGCGAAGAATCTGCACATAGACTGTTCGCAGTGTCAATGTTACTTCGACCATCAATGGAAGAAATTAAAAAACTTGACGAAACTATCGAAAAGTTACAATCTGAGGAAAAATAAATCTATCCTTAGATAAATAATAAAAAAGTTTATTAAAGATGAAAGTAAAGAACTTTGCAGGATTTATGAAAACGCGCAAAATGAATGAGAACGAGGAATATTCAGAAAACCAATATGGTACTGATGAATATGGCGATGGCGAGTTCGAAGCAGGTATGTATGGAGCTAATCCAGAAGACGAAGAAGAGCCAGAAGAGGGTGCTGAAGAAGGTGCTGAAGAAGGTGAAGAAGAGTTGACAATGGAAGATCTTAAAGCGATGATTGACGATCTTACTGAAAGAGTTAAGAAACTTGAGCCAGAAGAGGAAGAAGAACCTGAAGAAGGAGAAGAGGGAGCTGAAGGCGAAGAAGATGCTGAAGGCGAAGCTGAACCTGCCGTATAATTCATAAATCACTTAATTAAGAAACTAAAGCGAATGGAAACATTCGCTTTTTTAGTTTATCCAAATAAGATAAATAATAAAAACATTCTAAATAGAATGAAAGTACATAATTTTACTCAATTTATAACTTCTCGTAAAACTAACGAAAACTCAGATCTTGACTGGAGTGATAAAAATTGGAGCGACCGAGATATTGAAGGAGTAAATCCACCTAACTCTGGTTTTGAAGGAACCAGTGCAGAAAAAATGGACTATACTGCAGGTGATTATGGTGAAACTGGCGAGAAAGATGCACTATTCGATGAAGAAGAGGATCCAATTAAAATTAAAGAGGGCATGGAAAATATGAAAGCCTTAATTGATGATCTTACTGAAAGAATCAATATGCTAACCAAGAATAAAACTACTAAATAATGAGCCAGTTTGTAAGAAATAAAAGAGTATTACTATTCGAAGAGCACTGTAGAAAGAATGACATTGATGGTAAAGAGGTAGACGCTAAGATCTCAGGTGTACCACTAAAGTTAGTAGTTGCTTCAACTCCTCAAAGTCAAATGAAGGGATATAGCGATTCTAAAGCATCTCCCAGTGGAGATAATGGCATGCTCTTTGTATACGATGATGATCAGCCGCTCTCTTTTTGGATGAAGGGAGTAAAATTTGGACTTGATATTATCTTTTTTGATACTAATATGCAATATATTGATCACCATGCCATGGAACCTGGACATGAAGTAGAAGAGAGGAATCTTCCTAAATATCAGTCAAAGCAACCTGCCAGATTTGCAGTTGAGCTTCCTTCAGGTTGGTGTGAAAAAAACATGGACTCTGATTGTAAACTTTCTTTTTAATTTAGTACTTTAACTAAAAGGAAAAACTATGCTCCATACAGAAGACTTTCGAGAACTCCGAGAATTTGTCAATGAGATGAATTCGTCTAATTCTACTAATCATAAAGTAGAAGTCCTTACGAAATACCAATATCATCCATTTATTAAACGAGTCCTATTCTATACGTATCATCCGTATTGGAATTTTGGATTAACCTCAGCCAATCTTAAAAAGCGCGAAGATCTTATTGCACCATCTGAAGTGTATGATGATCTCTTCTTAATGCTTGATGATTTTAATGAGCGGCATATGACTGGTCACTCTGCAATTGAGGCAATGAATCGCTTTATTAAAGATTATGAAGCATGGTCTGACCTAATTTATCAAATAATTGATCGTAACCTTGAGACCCGAGCAACAGTTACCTTAATCAATCGAGTTAATCCCAAGTTTATTCCAACTTTTGATGTTGCCTTGGCTCATGATGCAGCTAAAGTAAAAGGTGTCAATATTTTTGATGGTACCTGGTTTGTTTCCAGAAAATTGGATGGAGTGCGATGTATCTGCTTTGTTCATGGTGATGATGTGAGATTCTTTTCACGTAATGGTAAAGAGTTCCTGACCTTAGGAAAGGTAGCAGAGGAAATTAGACGCTTAGGGATCACTGACCTAGTATTGGATGGTGAATTATGTCTCATGAATGAAGATGGCTCAGATGACTTCCAGGGAATCCTGAAACAAATACAACGTAAGGACCATACTATTGAGAATCCAAGATACCAAATCTTTGATATCCTGCAGGCTGGCGAATTTGCAGGTGATGATGAGTCTCCTCTATTTTCTACCCGAATCGATTGTAGAGAACACTGGTTAGGCGACTTAAAATCATCAACTATCTTGGAGATGCTGCCTCAAGTCAGAATTAAAGATGAGGATGCTCTAGAGGAATTAAAAGCTCAATCTAAAGATTCTAATTGGGAAGGACTAATTGCTCGACGAGATACCAACTATTCTTCAGGTCGGTCAAAACACATGCTTAAGATCAAAGAGTTTTTTGATGCTGAATATGTTGTTACTGGCTTGATTATGGGACCACAAAGGGTGATCGTTAATGGTAAAGAGGTTGAGGAGGACATGTTAAGTGCAGTCACAATAGATCATAAAGGTTCTCAAGTTCAAGTAGGAAGTGGTTTCACCATAGAACAACGTCGTCACTATTACCGAAATATTGGAGAGATTATGGGAGCAACGATTACAGTTCAATACTTCGAGGAAACAACTGATCAGCATGGCAATAATTCCCTAAGATTTCCAGTATTTAAAGGGAACCATGGAAAAACTCGTAGTATATAATACTATGTCATTCAATAAGAAAAGAATACCTGAATTAGCTGAATTAAAACAAAATCACTCAGTATTAGGAGATAGTTATCTTGAGCAATTTAGATCATGTGATGCCCTAATCGGCCCAATTGATTCTGGAAAATATTTAGATGAATTTTTTAAATCTAAAAATCCTGACTCTATTTCACAAGTACTCTCTCTTCTTATTGAGGCAAAGGAATTACTTCTTAATCGAGGAAGTTCAAAATACATGGATGATTTTAATAATCTACAGGAAGTAATTAATTCAATAACAAATAAACAATAAATTATGTATTACATCGCAAAAGTAAAGTTTGAGACAATTGATGATCAAACCGGAAGACCAAAAAAGATTTACGAACAATATCTAGTAGATGCTGGATCGATCTCGGAAGCCGAAGAGCTACTAAAAGAAAGATTTAAAGATTCTATTGCTGAGTTTTCAGTAGTGAGTGTAGTTGAGTCCAAAATCATGGGAATCGTTAAGTAAGTATGAAAAAGATGCCAACCAAAGTCGCAGAACGTGTCTATGATGTGTTGTGCAAGTTTGCAGAAGCGAATCCGAATCACTATGAAAAGGAGACTTTCATTTTTCACTTCGGTGTCTTAAGTACAACGTCGTCAACCTATAAACTTAACTGCATGGATGATGCTCAACGAACATTCCATTGTAGTTCTACTGGAAAAATGAGAGTTGATGGAACCAATTCAGGTAAAGTCAATGGAATACTATGGAAAATGTCCGAAGAGCTAATGTCAAAAAACATTGAACCTGATGCAATTTCAAGTACCGATTGAGAAAGATTTAGCCTTTACTCAGGATCTATTTTCCTTGATTTCAAAAAATATTTCTGACCTTGCCGGAGAATACGAAAAACTTCCTAGTAAAATAATCTTTATGGGAAACATTGGAGAGGAGCTATTAGCTTTTATCCAAGAGAAGGAATGGAATTTTAAAGGATTTGAACTTGAGAGCGCTAGTAGTATATTAGACGCTCTCATTTTTAAATATAGTGCTCCACTTACCCAAGTGGATGGGCGAATGGGTACTCTATTTGATGGAGGTACTCTACACGGAAAGGAGATAAATGGAATCCCTGGACCAGAAACAGCACAAAAAATTATCTCAACGTATGCCTCTCCGAGTTTTATATTAGAGAGAACAGTGAGACCGGAAAAACGAATATTATTAGTTAGAAAATGAGTATAGTTCGATTTATTGCAGATCCTCATCTAGGTCACTTAAATATGGCAAAGCGTCGTGGGTTTAATTCTTTTGAAGAACATGATGAATACTTTATTAAGCAGTGGAACTCAGTAGTTGGTAAACGAGATCTTACCTATATCCTAGGAGACATTACAATGGAATCCTCCAAATACTATCATCTATTAGATAGGTTAAATGGTCGAAAAATTGTAGTTGGCGGAAATCATGATAAACCAGGACATACTAAAGAACTGTTAAAATATGTAGAGTCAATTGTTGGAATGATTCAATATAAAGGTATCTTCTTGACCCACTGTCCAGTTCATCCACGAGAAATGGAATATCGAATTAAACATAATATCCACGGACACATTCATGAAAATCGAATAGAATACAGCATACGATTTCTTGGTATCAAATTATTTTCTCGAGTAGATCGTCGATATCACTGTGTTTCATGTGAACATGTTAATTATACTCCAAAGACTCTAAAAGAATTGGGAATCACTCGATGATTAGATCAATAATTAATTGGGAACTTTGGCATAAACTTAAAGGAAAAGATCGCAAGATCGATACTGAATACGCATTTAAAAAAGAAAAAAGAATGGGACATAAGACTATTGAAGTTTGTTTAGGTGTTGGAATGAATCAAATCTTTCCAGAATACACTAAGATTGAGATTCATCAGCTATCTAAAAAGGAGGAATATACTGAACGAGAAAGAAGATTAGCTGAGATGATGAAGCTTGATCAGGATCTTGGATTATATGACGAACTTCCACATGGAGAAAAATAAAAAGCCTCTTCCTTGTAATTTTGATCACAATGGGGAGTGTCTCATTTGCGATTGCTGGCCTGAAAACTGTGCATACACCAGATATTTGCAGGAAGACTATAAGTGGGAAACTAAAGAAGAACTAGAAGAAATGTTTAAGGACTATGAACAACCTCGATAAACAATATCAAACACTACTCCAAACAATACTTGATTATGGTATTGAAAAAGGAGATAGAACAGGCACCGGAACCAAATCTATTTTTGGTTATACGATTCGCCATAATATGAAGGAGGGATTCCCTCTTATCACAACTAAGAAGATGCCATTCCGTCTTATAGCAACCGAACTGATATGGTTCCTACGTGGTGATACAAACATTAAATTTCTTGTTGATAATGATTGTCATATTTGGGATGGTGATGCGTATAAGAACTATCTTAAAAATTGGAAACCCCAACCAATTATAGAAACACAATCCTATTTGATAGAACAGGAGTATGTGAATGATAGACCACTACCAAAAGATATGTTTATTCATTGTATCAAAACAGATGATGAGTTTGCTAAGAAATGGGGTGATTTAGGTCCTGTGTATGGAGCACAATGGAGAGCTTGGGGAGGATATGATAGGATTCCATCTGGATATAATCATGGTTCAATAACCCATTTCAAAGAAGTACCTAAACATGACCAACTCGCAAACCTAATCAGTGACCTTAAGACAAACCCAGACTCAAGACGTTTGATGGTTACTGCTTGGAATCCTGCAGAATTAGACCAAATGGTATTACCACCTTGTCATTATGGATTTCAAGTTTATACAAGAGAGTTGAGTTTGAAAGAGAGAATGAATTTATGTAAAGAACGATGGGAGGATATTGATGATGGACAACCTATGTTACCATCTGATATTGAATATTTTATGAATAATGAATGGAATATCCCAACCAGAGCAATCTCTTTAATGTGGAATCAACGCTCAGTAGATACATTCTTAGGTTTACCATTCAACATTGCATCTTATGGATTGTTATTAGAAATCATTGCTAAATCAGTTAATATGGTTCCTGATGAATTGATTGGTAACTTAGGTGATACACATTTATATTCAAATCATATTGAACAAGCAAAAGAACAGATTGGTAGAGAGTTAACACACGAAGAGAGGCATGAAATGTTAAAAGTTGCAATGGGACCTTTAAGATACCAATCTGCAGTAGACGAACAAATGCCATTTGGTGGAGGTCTCTCTGAATACTATGAGTCTTATAAGATTCCATATTACAGCAGAGAACCATATCCACTACCAACCTTAAACATCAACACTGAGTTTTGGCCAACAGAATCTGGAGAATGTGGAGAAGGACCGATTGATGCTACTGCAGTATTTAATGGGTTTAGCAATGAACACTTCTGTAAATGTTTACTTGAAGAAGATTTACAATTAGGTAACTATCAATCACACGCACATATTAAAGCTCCACTATCAAATTAAATATATGACAAGTATAGAAATTCAAAAATTTGGAGAAATCCAATACCTTAAAGGTAGACTCGATGAATTACACAAGGCTCTGCATAATGTGACTAGCATGGAAAAGAGCAGAAGACTTGATCAGCGAGTTGAAAAATACTTTAATAAGCTTCGCGAAGTAGATGAAGTTGCATATCACCTCTATCAAGTTGAGCTTCGAAACAGACTCAGGGCTAAAGAAAAATCCAAAGAGGAGATGAAAGCTCTACTAGAGGAAATTATCAGTTCTGACAATCTACAGGAATCTGAGTTAAAGGACAGAATACTTCACAAAATAAACACATATTAATATGAACTACACAAATCCAAATGATCTTGATCGTCATGACAAGCCAGAAGACTGGTTAAACTCTTCCCTAATCTTTGCAAGAACACTAAGTCTAATCCTAAGAGAGGGAGAAGGTCTAGTTGTTGATATCGTAGGTGATGCAAAGTTTCAACTAGATGAATCAGTACAGAAAGTAATAGTATTTAGTAGAGAAGGCCAAATCGTAGTGACTGAGTGTGAGGAAGACTTAGAGGAAGGTCAATTTGTAATGGTACATAACGAAAATCCAAACTAGAATGAGTATGACTATAATAGGATTTGTAGATACCAATCCAGACACTGGAGAAGAGTATCCATTTGTTAAGATGTGCGAGTGTGAACATGAGTGGGCCGTAACCTGGATAGTTAGCGTATTAAAAAGAGATTTATCAGAAAACGCAGATGAGCCAAATCGAGAAATAAAAATAAAAACTGATGAAAATACTTAGACCTGAAGTTGAAGCATGTATCGTAAATGGAGGAGGAATCCAGGACATGTTCGATAATGTAATAAAAGTCCTGTTTAATATTACAGATGACGAATATGATTTTATTGCAGAAAGTGCAAGCGATGACGAGTTAAACATATTCTTAGCTGCACTTGGAGACATGGAAAAAGGTTCAAGCTTTACTGAAAGACGTAAAGCATTGGAACTTCGAAACACGATATTAGCAAAATTTAACACTGAGGAAAAAGAATAATGGAATTCTTAAACTCACACCCAATTAAAAAGTCAGACCTTGGATTTCATGGGAATCTATTCGGTGGAAAACTTCTTGCCTGGATTGATGCCTCCGCTGCTGGTTATGCAATGCAATTGTGTGATACTCCTCGTATGGTTACAGTAAGCATAGATAAGTGTAATTTTGAAAAACCTGCAAGGGAGGGTCAACTTATAAAAATCTATGGTTTTCCGCAAGCCATCGGTAATAGCTCAGTTAACCTGTATATGGAAGCTAGAGCGCATAGCGTGTACACAGGCAAGCAGGCTATTGTGTTAAAAACACATATCCGGTTTGTACATATTGATGAGGATGGAAATCCTATTCCAATTGGTGAAAAAGGTAGAACCCGAATCCAACGATTAATTGAATCTGAATATGCGACGAGCGATGTTGATCTTACGAAGTAGAGCAGACTTTCCTCAAAAGATTGAGGAGATGCAAGTAATGTATCCATCTAAGGCAGAAGCAATGATGGAAGTAGACCATGCGATTGACTACTTGCATAAAGTCAGAATATACCGACAGTATACTGAGTCTGATGACATGTTTCATTATCAAGTAGTACTTCACATGCAACTTAAGAACTACTTAGAAAATGTGCCAGACTGGAAGATAGAACCTGAAGTGAAACCTTCCTTCTTTTCAAAAGCCTTTCATTTAATAACTACATGGCATGTACAAGTGTTAGTATGGATGGTTAAAAACTTTCCTAAACTCTTTGCTAAACTACGAAAAAGAGTACTGGTAAAACATGCTGAGTTAAAAAAGAAGAATTTAATTTAAAACTTACTTTAAAAAGAGTATTATAATTAAAACCTTTTAAATTTAACCAAATGGCATTACGCACTTACATCATCGGTACCGAGAATGTTGGACTAACAACTCACAGAGAAGCAGCTGACTCTAATCTTCTTAAAATGAAGGCAAAAAGCGTTGAACACGTACTTCAAACACTTAAAGAAGATTACGATTGGGGCGAATACGAAAAGGGAGGAACCTTCTTCGACAAATGGTATTTTCCAAAGGATCAAGTAATAGTTTGCATTGACACACTAGCAAATCTTGATGAATTGTAAAATAAATTTTTCAACAATTGAAACTTTTTATATTTTTGCAGTATAAATAATACAACAAAATAACTATTGATACTTTCAATGAAACAATTAACAAATATCTCAATCCTTAGAACGGCCCTTCTGATAGAAGCAGGCGAGGGAAGAGTACGGTTAATAAGTTGAGTCAAAAATATAAGAATATTTAAACCTCAACCCAAAAAGTTGAGGTTTTTTTGTTTTAATGTGATTGTAAAAAGAGTATTATAACATTATATCGCGGAGTAGAGAAGTTGGTATCTCGCAAGGCTCATAACCTTGAGGTCGTTCGTTCGAGTCGGACCTCCGCTACTAAAAAAGAAAACGTTCTTTGAAAAAATTAAGAGTGCTGAGATTACAGGACGAATGTGAAAAACGGAACTTGTTCCAACCACACGGCAGAAGATGCCCTTAATAATATTGCAAAAAGTTCGATAGATCTATATTAAGACCCAGGGCACAAATCCGTGTGAGGGAGGCTGAGTAGAAGAAGAACCTGCTATAGAATAATGTACGTACACGTACTAATATATAAAGTCCTGAATGTGAGTATGGCAAGGGAGTTGATAATACCGGTTAAAAACAACTTTATTCTATAGATAGCAATACTTGTTCCCATCGTCTAACGGTTAGGACGTTAGGTTTTCATCCTAGAAATCGGAGTTCGATTCTCCGTGGGAATACAAAATGGTTCCGAATGGATATACTCATAAACGTAATGAGTCACTACCGAACGGTGGGTATTAGAAAAATTAAGGCAGTATCTGACGGGGTACTAGTGCTAAGATTGGATGAATATCATGCAGGTTCGACCCCTGCCGGAATCACCAAATTATTGTGGAGTAGAGAAGTTGGTATCTCGTTGGGCTCATAACCCAAAGATCGGCAGTTCGAGTCTGTCCTCCGCTACAACCAGTATCTGGTAGATAATTAATTTTATCTAACAGATCTAACAAATGTTCTTTGACATATTGGATCTAAAAACGGTTCCGTAGCTCAGCCGGATAGAGCAACGCCCTTCTAAGGCGAAGGTCGCACGTTCGAATCGTGCCGGGATCACGGGAGTGTATGCAGTAGAGTTCAGCTTATGAGCAGATGTAACACGCACTTAAAGATGGGGTTACAAGGTGATAGGCCGTTTGTTCAGCTTTGGCGATAAAAGCTGTCGATTTAAGTCACAAGTTTATCGTAAAAACATATGTTGACCGTGATGTTATTGGGTCTGATCACCCGTTTCACGTTAACGGCGAAACCCTCCCAAGGGAGTAGCCAACTTGCAGGTATAGCTCAATTGGCTAGAGCGTCGCCCTTCCAAGGCGAGGGTTGTCGGTTCGAGTCCGACTACCTGCTCTATTGGGTTGTTAGCTCAGATTGGCTAGAGCACTGCACTTGCACTGCAGGGGTCAAGGGTTCGAGTCCCTTACGATCCACAAAAAGCCTTAACGATTATTTGTACAGTAATCACCGACGGTTAGGCTGCCGTCTCATTTGGTTCTATAGCATAACGTGGGTAGCTCCCAGCAGTCGCGAGTGGGTAAATGATGATAGATTGTCAGTAACACTCCTTAATACTAGGATCGGAGTAAAAGGTTAGGGCATTCTATATGTAGTTTACAAGGTGGGTTCGATTCCTACTAGAGCCACAAAGTGTTGTTCCCTTGAGAAAGGAATATTTTTAGATGATACCTTACTATGCACCTAATCAGTGATTAGGTAAGGAGTGATAAGGCTGAACGTAACTTAATGCCAAACCATAGTTGAAAATGGTAGATAAAGACAACACAGAGGTTCTCAACCTCAACTGCACGAGTGGTGGAATTGGTAGTCACGCTGGTCTTAGGAACCAGTGCCGTAAGGTGTGAGGGTTCGAGTCCCTCCTTGTGTACGATGTTGGGTAATTCCCAAATGAACTTAGGGCGGTATCGGGCTAGCCTAAGAGAGATCGACAAAAAGCCCGTCCATAGTCAGGTGGCGGAACGGTAGACGCTAAAATAATGGGTGGATAGCGTGCCATTGGGGTAGAACCAAGAAAGTTACGCATACAGGTTCGAATCCTGTCCTGACTACAGGTAGCCCTCTGCCTAGCGCTGGGTATGGATCGAAGATGGGGATAGCCTCTTGAACGTTAGTTAGAATACTTCGGTATCCTTTAATCAATGCGCACTACTCCTTCCGAATCGTGTGTCGGCACAGTTTGTACGTTCTGGGGATAATCCAAAAACGTGCATTTTTAGTCAGGTGGTGGAATGGTAAAGCACCTGGTGAGCGGTAAATGGTAGGGAGTCATGACCTGAGAGTATACGTTAAGTCTTGCCATGAGATGCAGGTTCGACCCCTGTCCTGACTACGCAAAAAACACTGGGCTAAGTTTCCTTACCTCGCGAGAGACGGGTTTTATATGCCTAACATAGTTAGGTGGTGAAATGGTAGACCGCCCCTTCTCATCAAAGGGGAGATGGAGTTCGAATCTCTGAAGTTGAGTAAAATCAACGAGTATAGTACTATTACAGGTTCGAATCCTGTCCTGACTACAAACTTTTACTTGACTCCGATAGGATAGTAAAGCTCATTGGGAATTCGGAAATACCGTGAATGAGGGCGCAAGTAACGGAAACTTGCAATGGCGGAGTGCCAAATACACTAGAAACGAGTCCTTGGGTGATCAATGGATGGTCTGAAATCTCCGCTAACTGGTCCTTTAACTCAGTCTGGTAGAGTGCCGCGCTCATAACGCGAGAGTCGTAGGTTCAAATCCTGCATGGACCACTGGAAAATATTTTAAATAAAAATGAAAAAATATTTTACTTATTAAAATAAAAGGTGTATATTAGCAACCTCAAACGATCAAATAGATCCAATACGTTAAAAATTAGAAATTGATAAGATAAATAAACACGATGAAAAACATTAACAACATATTAAACACGTCATATCAGACTTTACCTAGTTCGCCGATGAGCTGGAGTTCGATCTGTGACTTTAATGTTGTGCGTTTAAATAACACGTTTATTGATCCTAAACAACACTTAAAAAATACTCGGGAATTGATGTAAATCTTTAATTATATCAAACTAAAATAAACCCGAGTCCAAAAGATTCGGGTTTTTTTGTTTTATTGCTTTCGTAGCTCAGTCGGTAGAGTGCCTCACTTGTAATGAGGATGTCATCGGTTCGAACCCGGTCGAAAGCTCAAAAGATTGTTGAACTTCAATCTAAAAAAAATGTTCTTTGACATATTGGCTTTAAATTTTCCCCTCGTCTAACGGCAGGACACGTGGTTTTGGTCCACGGAATCGAGGTTCGAATCCTTGGGGGAAAACAATAAGGAAGTTTAATTAAGCTGGCGCTTAACCTAGTCTTGAAAACTAGTGGTACTGAAATATGTATGGGGATCGATACCTCAGGCTTCCTCAAAAGCGATCCACTGTGCGCTATATAAAAAGTCTTGCTTCGGCATGCTACACAGTGGACAACTAGGCATGGGAAAGTTGGTAATCCGCGTGGTTTGGGACCACGAGACCGCAGGTTCGAGCCCTGCTGCTTAGACGATATGGCTCATTTAGAAGTATTTTATGGATCAAATACTAGTCTAAATGAGCCATAAGTAGAAACAAGATGATCCACAAATAAAAAATTAAACTCATGGAGACAACCGTAATTAAAAAAGAGCTTTATAAACAAAAGCCTATTGCAAAATTAAAATTCATCAGATTAGGAGTAGCTTATTATTCAGCCCCAATTGAACATGAAAGTAAAACAGTAGATATTGAATTTCAAGTTCCAATTACAGACATGGGAGATACTGATTTTTATCCATTAATGGATGCAAAATTATTAAACAGATACATCACAAACCTTTAAAAAAATCCAAAGATTATGGAAAGTGACAAGAGCGACAAGAGTCGCAAACGAGAGATCTCGTAGCTCAGTTGGTTTAGAGCACCTCACTTTTAATGAGGGAGTCGTGGGTTCGAGCCCCACCGGGATCACACATGGGGAAGAATGCAAAACAATTCGCTCTTTTGCCGTTCTTCAGCAATGATAGTAATTAAAGAGTTTCATCGCAATTAAACAGTAAATTTAATGATTTGGCCCTAAGAAGCCCTTCCCCACCAATTCAATAAACACAAATTTGTATCAATAAACTAGTCCTGTTTATTGTAACAAAAATGAGTTTATTATGCACCTTTAGCTCAGCTGGTAGAGCGCTTGTTTTACATGCAAGATGTCACAGGTTCGATCCCTGTAGGGTGTACAAAACCTTTTTCGAAAAAAGTTTAAGCAAAAAGTGAAACTATCAGTTTTTATATTGTATAGTATTAATCACAAAACAAAAAATTAATTCCTTGTACTAATGACAAAGTTTAGAAACGACAAACTTCGTTCGACGCTAGCTGGAATGCAGCCTCAAGCGAATCTGGTAGAAGCGGTGAAAATCCCAAAACCAGACACTAAGAATCGTCAAGGACATGCAGCTTATTCACAAGATAAGTGGCTTAGACTCTTGACGATGTTAAACACACTAAAGCTAGAAAATCAATTCTATCGTTCTGAGACAGAAACGATGAGGGAGTTGAAAGGACTAGTCGATGAGTGTGCAAAAGAAGACGCTTACTTCGTAGCTCAATCTATCGTGTATTCACGATGTGTTGGTGAAGGAATGAGATCAATTAACCACCTTGCGGCAAGCTACCTAGCTCCACACTGTGCGGGTCAAGAATGGGCAAAACGTTTCTATTCCCTATGGAACAAACGTACTCAATCCGGAGGAACATTATTTCGTCCAGATGATATGGCTGAAATCGTTGCATGCTTCTCAGCATTAAACGGGACTAAAGTCACAAATGCAATGAAAAAAGGATTTGCTGATGCTCTTGAAAACTTAGATGCTTATGCATTACTAAAATACAAGAGCTCTCTAGTTGACGTAATCAACTTAGTTCACCCAAATCCATCAGCGTCTAGTGCAGTAGCAGAGGTAAATGGAGAAAAAGTTCCAGTTCTTTCGGCTATCATGAAAGGCTTATCAGTATCTGCGGATACTTGGGAAGTTGCTCAGTCTGATGCAGGTCAAGAAGTTGCGAAAGCAGTTAAAGAAGGTAAAATCGACAAGTCAGAAGCTGAAACTATCCTAAAGGAAGCTAAGGCTGAAAACTGGGATGCTCTTTTAACTGACGGTAAACTTGGAATCCTAGCTGCTCTTCGAAATATTAGAAATGTATTGAAGACAGTTAACAAAGGAGACACGGTTACTAAATTGACTGCTCTTTTATCTAGTCCAGATGCAATCCGAAAAGGAAAGATTATGCCATACCAAATTGACCTAGCTCACGAGGTAACGATCTCAGAATTCTCTGATTCTAATGCTAGAGCGATTGCACAAGCATTACTTAAAGGATATGAAGCAGCTGTGCCAAACCTTTCAGAGATGCTTCCTGGTAAGACTCTAGTAATGGTGGATTTCTCTGGATCAATGGGTACACCAATGACGGATGGCGCAAGAAGCGGAAAACGTTATACTAGTCGATGCATGGATAAAGCGGCTTTGATCGCAGCAACCATTGCAAAGGCAACAAATGGAGATGTAATCCGATTTGGTTCAAGTGCTGAATACGTAAAATGGAACGCTAACTCTGATGTATTCTCTATTGCTAGCGCAATGAAGAGAGATATGGGAGGAACTAACTTATCAGCAGCATGGGCAGTAGCTCAAATGTCTGGACGTCAGTACGACCGAGTGTTCATCTTATCTGATAATGAGTGTAACCGTGGAAACTCTTACAAAGCATACGAGACATACACAAAAGCATGCGGAAGCCCATACGTTTACTCGGTGGATCTAGCAGCTTACGGAACGACTCAACTTGCTGGAGATAAAGTTCGTTTCTACTATGGATACGGATACTCAATGTTCGATGATATCGCAAAAAGCGAGTTCAATCCAAATTATCACTTAGAGAAAGTTCGCAAGATCAAAATCTAAATAAAAAATAAGATTGCTGGGTGGCAAGTTACAGAGTTACTTCTTTATATCTGAAACATAAAACCAAAATACTCTCGACAGTATTCCCCCAGCAATTTTTTATAGTCAGGTGGCGGAATGGTAGACGCTACATTAATGGGTGGATAGTGTGCCATTGGGGAAGAACCATAAAAGTTACACATATGGGTTCGATTCCTGTCCTGACTACAAAAAAATATTAAGAATAATTTTAAACGTAAAAGGATTCTTAGTATTATAATCAAGTAAACAAGTTCTTTGAAAAAAATTAATTATCGGGTAGTAATGCAAAAGGTTACTTCTTAGCTCAGCGGTTGAGCAATTTTCTTAAACAAAATAGGCCGCGGGTTCAATTCCCGCAGAAGCGCGAAAGCGTTACACCTTTGCAACTTTCTCCTGATAAACTTATTAAAGGTAATAGTAATCTAAACCGTTACTTCGTCTGTTAAACGAGAGGTCGTTGGTTCGAATCCAACATGGGGAGTAATCTTCATTAGCTCAGCTGGCTAGAGCGCTAAAATCTCGGTTGGAAACTTTCTTTACCTTTATCATTTGGAAGATATTCCCTCAGTTATGAGCTAATAGCAGTTTATTCTAGTTTCCTATAAAACTAGAGGTGCTGTTGACTGGGGCCAGAATCAGTTAATGCCTTTTTAGAGAGCGAAGAGTTTGGAAGCGAAGCTCTACCTTTGATCAGATGCTAGCATGAAGATCAAGCATAAGAGGCCGGAAGATGGAATGTAAGCCGGCCTCTTTTTTAAAATCAATTTATTGGAGTGTTGAGCATTTGGCTGGCTCGCTTGACTGTAAATCAAGTCCTAACGGCATGGGGGTTCGAATCCCTTCACTCCAACGAAAGATAGTGGCCTTCTCTGTCGATGCTGTCGACAAGCTAAGCAGATCAAAGAATTTCATCACCCTTTGCTGAGGCCTCATTAAAACTCAGGAAGCAATTAAGATTGGAGCGAGACGGGTACTCCATCACTATCTTTTATTTTTTCGGTCTGTCAGTCCAGTTGGAGTGGACGCCTGCCTGTCACGTAGGAGATCACGGGTTCGAGTCCCGTACGGACCGCCGGGAATATTTTGTACCTTCATTGAGATAAATAATCAAAATGAAGGTACACTATGGCAAGAAAGGAACATCAATATCATTACATTTACAAGACTACTTGTAATGTTACTGGAAGATATTACATCGGGATGCACTCGACTTCTAACTTAGAAGATAGATATATTGGAAGCGGGACTAGATTATGGAAGTCACTCAATAAACATGGAAAGGAGAATCATTCAATTGAAATATTAGAATGGTATTCAGATAGAAATTCATTGAAACTAAGAGAAAAAGAATTAGTTAATGAGGAAACTCTTAATGATCCAATGTGTATGAATTTAATGATTGGTGGAGGAGGTGGAAAAATATCAGACGAGCAACAAAGGTCTAGATCAATCACTGGAGGTCGTGCATTTGCTAATAAATTAAAAAGTGATCCTGAGTTATTAAAACACGTTCAAATGATTGCATCAAATAACTTGAAAAAATTACATGAGAAAGGAGATTTCAATTATAATACTTTTCAAGGAAAGACGCATTCCGATGAGACTAAAAATAAAATTGGAGCAGCAAATTCAATTAAGCAGAGTGGATATAATAATTCACAATATGGAACTTGTTGGATAACTAATGAAATTGATTCTAAGAAAATTCATAAGGGCGATCTTATCCCAAGTGGATGGAGATTAGGTCGAAAAGCCCTCAAAATAAGAAGTCGTAACTCCTAGTAAAAACCTAGGCTAATTTCTTGTTTATCTGGACTCATAGCTCAATTGGTAGAGCATCGCACTGTTAATGCGAGGGTTGTAGGATCGTGCCCTGCTGAGTCCGCCAAAAATTGAATATATCCATGTATTTCAGCTGGTTAGAATATCACCCTGATAAGGTGAAGGTCGAAGGTTCAAGTCCTTCCATGGATACAAAGGGGAGTAACTTGCGTGGGTGCCCCAAGTGCTGCAGCATTACCACGCTCTACGGAAATGTGTCAGAGTGGTTTATTGTACTTCCCTGCTAAGGAAGTGGTCGCTGCAAAGAGGCCCGTTGGTTCGAATCCAGCCATTTCCGCCAAACATCGTGACTTAGTGGAAAAGAACGAGCTCTCATAAGGCACGTCAAGTGAGTTCGAACCTCACGCACGATACTAAAAAATAAAAAAATTATGAAAGTAATAATGACAGGAAATTTCGAATCATCTAAATTGATGCTTCGAGGAAGAGACCCATCGCCCAAAGGACGAAAGGGATGGCGTAGTCGGGCCGCACAAGTCTGCATCAAGTTTACGAATAAATTGACGAAGGCCAAGTCAATGGTGTAAATCGACTCTCCCCACTTACGGAGTGGGGTTTATGGTGGTTGTAGCTCAGTTGGTTAGAGCGCTGGTTTGTGGTACCAGAGGTGGTGGGTTCGAGACCCATCTTCCACCCAAAAAACAAAATGCCTCGATGGTGGAATTGGTAGTCACGTCGTGTTTAAGCCGCGATATCTTTAAGGTGTGAGGGTTCGACTCCCTCTCGAGGTACTAAAGGAATGGTAAGTGAAGCTGTTAGGTACGATAAGGTTTAATCACCCAAAGCATTAAAAAAAGGGTTTGGAGTAAACGTACAAACCAGAAACCCCGAGAGACCCGAGGCCATTCCTTTTCTTTACACCTTTAGCTCAGCTGGATAGAGTCTCTGATTACGGATCAGATGGTCGGGAGTTCGAATCTCTCAAGGTGTACTCTTATAGAATCCGATGTCGGTCCCGATCTAGGTCGGGCAAATACACAGACATAGCTCAGTTGGTAGAGCACTGGTCTCCAAAACCAGGTGTCGGGAGTTCGAGCCTCTCTGTCTGTGCTCAATTGGTGAAGTAGCAAAGCTGGTCTATGCAGCGGACTGAAAATCCGATGATGGCGGTTCGACTCCGTCCTTCACCACCAAAAGCCAATATGTTTCATGGTCAGGCTAGTCGCGGCGGCTAGTTGGTCTGCAAAACCACCGGAGTGAGTTCGACTCTCACCCTGACCTCTTTTTAATATGTCTCCTCAGATAAATAATAAAAAGTCTTATTGGGTTGGCACCTTTTCATATATTTGCAAAGAAAAATGCAAAGAAACTTTCAAATTTTAAAGTAGGAGTTAGCCTACGAATAAAGATAAAATTAGCAATTGCTGCAATTCTAATGATTGCATATATGTGCGTTAAAATTTCAATTCTTGCTGGATTGCGTGAGTCTACTGAGGTTACTCGATGGATAGAATTTGTTGGTGTTATTTCATATATTCTAATATCAATCCTATTAATTAAAGACTTTATCAATTTAACTAAACATTCAGTATCTAAGGAATCTATTGATAAGATGAGTGAGTTAGAAAATTTCTTAGACTCTTCGTCAATTATATCTAAGGCTGATGCTAAAGGTAAAATTACTTATGTAAATGATAAATTCACTAAGGTTTCTGGTTACTCACTAGAAGAAGTGCTTGGAAAAGATCACTCTATTGTAAATTCAGGAGATCAACCTGATGGATATTGGGGAAAAATGTATGCTCAAGTTCTTACTGGAAAAATATGGAATGATGTAGTCACAAATAGAGCAAAGGATGGCTCTCTATATTATGTAGATACTTATATCAAAGCTCAATTTAATCAGCATGGTAAGCTTGAAGGATTTATGTCGATTCGCCAAGATGTTACTGAGCTACGAAGAAGGGAGGCTGAGATATCTAATAGAATGAATGCAATTAATAGATCAAATGCTGTTATTGAATTTGACCTAGATGGAAATATTAAATTTGCAAACGATTTATTTTTAAAAACATTAGGCTACTCCTTAAATAGTGAAATTATAGGAAAACACCATAGTTTATTTGTTGAAGATGAAGTAATAGATACTGATGAATATCGAGACTTTTGGAAAACATTGGGCACTGGCAAATTCTTTATGGGAGAGATCACTCGAAAGAAGAAAGACGGATCACTAATCTATCTTCAAGCAACATATAATCCTATTATAGGCACTGATGGAAAGCCATATCGAGTAATGAAAATCGCTACTGATATTACTCAAAGTTTTAATCAACAAGCTGAAATTGAAAAGAAGAATACTTATCTTGAGCATGCGGCAAAGATTCTACGGCATGATATGCATAGTGGAATCAATACCTATATGCCTCGAGGATTATCATCACTAGAACGAAGACTTTCAGATGACCAGATAAAAGAGCTTAAGATTGAAGCTCCACTAAAAATGATTAAAGAAGGATTACGACACACTCAAAAAGTATATAAAGGAGTTTACGAATTTACTAATCTAGTAAAAAAGGATGTTGTTCTTACTCGCGAAGACTTAAATCTCAAAGACATACTCGAGGACTATTTGTCCTCGACTGCATATAGACCGCAAGTAATAATCTCAGATCTAGGTCAGTCTAGTGTTAATGAAGCATTATTTTGTACTTCATTAGATAATCTTATTCGTAATGGTTTAAAGTATAATGACAGTCCTAGTAAACTAGTTAAGATATACCGTATTGATGATATTCTTTATGTTGAAGACAATGGACGCGGTTTAAGCCAAGAAGATTTTAACCATCTTTCCAAACCATATACACGAAAAGAAGGACAGCAGGAATCAGGAACTGGTCTTGGGCTTAATATCTGTATTGCAATTCTTGAAGAACATGGATTCTCTATTACTTGTTCTAAACTTTCACAAGTTGGAACGCAAATGAAAATACGACTAAGCAGATAATGACAAAAATCCTTCACTTATTCTTCTTTCTTTTTTTATCATTTTTATCATACACACAAAATGACTACCCAGTTCAAACTGTTTTGAAAGGTGATTCTGTGGTAATCTATACAGTTGAGCAAAATAATGATATAGAGTTTCTTTTAGCAAACCAGAGAAACCGTGTAAACTATTTTAAAAATAATATTGCTAGACAAGAAGAGATTATTGATAGTCTAAATCGGCTAGTACAAAAGCAAAAACTTTTTGCTGACAGTTTACAGCTGATCCTAAACACAAATTCTAGTGATTATGATAGTTTATATGCAAAGTATCGCAATACAGAAAAATGGCTTTATAATACAGCAGTTGACAATGCATTTATTTATTATTCATTTGAAAACTCTGCAGTCATGGCTATTGATTTAACCTCATATGTTTTAGTAGGTTATAAAAGATCTGGTAATTTTTTATTAGCACGCAGAGGACCAGTGTATGATGATCTGTACTGGAAAGAGTATAATCGAAACTACCCAAGTGAGCCTAACAACGATTGGCTTACCTTTTACAAAATACGTTGGAGGCCTTCGTTAGTGCAGTTTCCTTATCGAATAAACCCACAGCCATGAAAAAACTACTTATCACAGCAATATTAATACTATTTGGTATTAGTTTTACAAGCGCTCAATACTCTGTAAAAGATCAAGAGAAAAAAATTGTTTGGGTTAGCGGCATACCTACCTGTCCAAGTGATCCACAAATAACGGCCTTAATCGAAAAAGCTGGACTTGAAAACTTAAAAAAGCCTAAAAAAGGAATTACTAGAGCTGAATCTAATACTTGTCGGGAACTCGGTAAAGTGTTTAACCAAAGGGAAATGTATGAAGGTGCAGATTGGTATCTAGAGAGAGTGAAAGGTTATGTTGAAGTTATTAATTTAGCACCTGATGCAGTATTTGAAATGCCAAAGGAAATTGAGGAAATGCCATTATCCGAAGATAATGTAAAATCATTAGAGTCAGATAAAGCATTCTTAGAAAATCTCCCACAAAGCTACGATGACGTTTCCCCTAATGACATGAAAAAACTTGCTAGTGAAATTGGAAATAAACTAAAAGCTCTAATTGCAGAAAAGGAAGCTCTACTCACAAGTCATGCTCCGCAAGAAGTAATCGACGTAAAGGACGCTACTATTGGAACTCTTGGAAAAGAGAAAAAAATTATCGATCTATCAATTAAAAAAGATGGATTGGAAGTTGAAGTTGATGACTTAGAAGTTGAAAAGAAAACTTTGACCAAATGGTTATGGTTGTCATGTGCAAGTATATTAGTCGCTTTCTTAGGGATCATTGCACTACTTCAAAGAAAAACAATTAAAGTAAAAGACGGTGAGATTGAAAGACAGCTGGCAGATATTAATAAAAAGAATACTTATTTAGAATATGCGGCACGAATCATTCGTCATGATATGCATAGCGGAATCAATACTTATATGCCTCGAGGATTAAGTGGTTTACAAAAGCGAATTACTCCAGAGATTATTGCCGAACTTAAAATTGGATCCTCTATACAAATGATACAAGAAGGTCTTTTACATACACAAAAAGTTTATAAAAATGTTTATGAATTTACTAATCTTGTAAAGGTGAAATCTGAGTTTAATAAAGTGGAAATTGATGCTAAAATCTCATTAGAAAAGTACTTATCAAGCACATCGTATAGTAAACAAGTAAAGATTTTAGATCTCGGTACACTATTAGCAAATGAACAATTGTTATGTAATGCTATAGATAATTTAATTAAGAATGGACTTAAATATAATGACCACACGATCAGAACAATCAAAATATATAAATTAAAAGATTTTATTATTGTTGAAGATAACGGCAAAGGTCTTACCTCTCAAAAATTTGAAGAGTACGTGAAAAGAGGAGTAGATATTGAAGCTGAAACAGGATTAGGTTTAGGGATTGCGAAAGCAATTATTGAAGAGCATGGATTTAAGCTATCCTGTGAAGAAATACCTTCAGGTGGAACAAAAATGAAAATTAAAATAACAAATAATAATGATTGATTCAATTTTACTAGTGGATGACGAAAGTTTATTTCACCTAGTTTTCGAGGATGCATGTAGTCTCCTTGATATCTCTCTTACTTTAGAGAGCATTGACAGTTCAGACGAAGCTGCGAAGCTGTTTGAAGGATGGCAAAAAGATTCAGACGGTAAACCCGAATGCGTATTTGTGGACCTAAATATTATAGGTTCATCATATGATGGAATTGAACTTATTCGTAAGATTAATTTTGAATACGGTAATAACGTAGTAATTGGAATTATCTCTTCTTCTGATGAACCGGAAGAGCAGGCAAAAGCAGTTCAATCTGGAGCACAGTTTTGGATTATTAAATCTGACGAAATAGAACCTAGATTAGAAGAGTTTAGAAATGACTATGAATCATACCGAAATAGAACAGCTCCATTTAAAATATACAGATAATGAAGTTTAGTAGAGAAGCTATTGATTCAATTATTGCTCTAAAAAAGAGAAACATCTATTTAGAAGGAAATATTATCAAGCTCATTGAGTCAGATGATGAAGATTTCACTCAATATTTAGCTGAAGCTTTGGCTAAGGATAAAGAGAATCGTAAGCGCCGCCTTGATGTTACTAAACAAATACAGGGACAAAATTCTGAACTACTTAAAAAGAGAGCAGAAAACGAAAATCTTATGCTTGAACTTAGAGAAACTTTAGCTGAGATGGAGGAATCTAAATCTCAAATAGAATTTCAAAATACTGAACTTGTTCAGTGGAAAGAAAAGAATGAAATTATTGGAGAAGAGCTAAAGGCCGCACTAGAGCATGCAGAAAAAGCAAAAGATCTTGCTGAAACAGATTTAGACATGCTACAAAAAAGAACTCAATTTGAATTGATTGGGACAATTGTCAAAGTTGCCTTATACGTTATTATAGGAGTCGGTGCCGTGACTACTGTCATGTATAGTATCGCTCTTTTTGCAGATAAGGACACTCAAATTATTGGATCTACGTGGAGTAACATGTTTGGGATATTATTAACTAACGCATTTTCTATAATCGGTACGATTATGGGTGTAAAATACGCTAGTGAAAAACCCAAAAAAGAATAAAAAAATAAATTAAAATGGCTGAGAAAAAACAAACAAAGGGAAACTTATTTTTCGGATGGGAAAATATTAAGTGGTTTATTAAAGAAATTAGAGAAATGTATTCATCAAGTAATTCATATTTTTCTAAAAAGAGAATTGAATCAGGCGTAGCATTTGCAGTAGCTCAATGGGGAATGATTTTCTTCCTACTTGAGAAGCACACTGAAATGACATCTTCTGATCTTGCAATTTGGGCAGGTATTGAGTTTGCTGTATCTGGATATATCGTTAATCAGATCCAAAAGGAGAAGAAAGGGTCTTCAGATGAGTCTGAGAACTCATAATAAAAATAATACAATAACTTATGTTACTAAAGAAAGGATCCTCTGGAGAGGACGTAAAAAGACTTCAGATAAAATTAGGCCTTACTCCAGATGCGGGTGTTGCACAGTTTGGTCCAAAGACGGAATCCGCTGTTAAATCATGGCAAAAAGCAAATGGTTTAGAAGATGATGGTATAGTAGGTGATACTACTTGGGGAAAACTATTTGGTGTAACTGATCAGATCACAGATGCAGTTACTCAAGTTCAAGGTCTTGCTCTAGATAAACTAAAGGGGCATATTGCAGAGGTAGTATTTCAACAAATCGCAGGAGTATGTAAGGCATTTAATATTACAAATAATTTAAGACTAGCTCATTTTCTTGCACAGTGTTCACATGAATCAGGTGGATTTAAAGCAGTGAGTGAAAACTTAAATTACTCAGCAGATGGACTAAAGAAAATATTTCCAAAATATTTTCCAGGAAACCTAAATGAGTCATATGCAAGACAACCTGAAAAGATTGCAAGCAGAGTCTATGGCGGTCGTATGGGAAATGGTGATGAGTCAACTAAGGAAGGTTACAAGTTTAGAGGTCGCGGATATATCCAATTAACTGGTAAAAGCAATTATGAAACATTTACTAAATTTATTGGCGAAGACTGTATTGCTAATCCTGACCTAGTTGCAACAAAATATCCATTAGCATCAGCTGCATTCTTCTTTAATAAAAATGGACTATGGTCAATTTGTGATAAAGGAGCAGATGACACGACTGTTACTGCTGTGACTAAAAGAGTAAACGGTGGAACGATTGGATTAGCGGATCGTATTAAACACTTTAAGGAATATTATAATCTACTTAAGTAAAGAGGTATAAATAACAAAGGGAGAACTGGTCTCCCTTTAAAATAATTCACACCTATGAATAAAGGAGAGCGCTTCATATTCTATGGCAAATCAGGTGTGGTTAAAGGTATTGTTGCTAACTCTTTTGAAAAAGTGACATATGATCTTAAACACGGAGTAAAAGTCATAACACCCTATATTGTTTCGACTGACGATGAAACATATAATGAAAAATTGTGTTTAAAAATTGATTCAGAGATAGGACCAACTTTTTTAAAGAAGTTATTAAACTTCTTTAGTCGGTAATTTGATCGAGCGCCTTTTTTATCTCCTTAACTCCACCTACCTCCTTAAGTAGGATTCTAAAATTATCAATTAGAGAATCTGCAGTCAAGTTAGATTCAATATCTTGAGTAGAGGATTTAGAAAGAAGATCCTTTTGAAAAGCTAATACTTCTCTTAACTTCTCAGATTTTTCAGTATCTTGTAGAGAACTGAATCCGATTGATTTTACACGTTCACGTTTTCCTTTTATATCAGCAGATATCTCTTCAATATTTGGAGTAACTTCAGATACCATAAATCTCTTTAGACTTTCTTTAACTGCAGAATATCGTAAGTATTGATTTAAGTTATTTGTAAATTCTTGTTGCTTTTTCTCAATATTTGTAGATTCATCATAGAGAAGATCTAAAAAATCAGATGCATCAATTGTTGGAGCATCATCTCCATTTGGTGTAATTCTATTTGTTGCAGCAGTAAGTAGTCCAGTAAGTTCATTTGGTAAAATTGTAAATCGAATAATTTTTGATTCGTTTCGATCAATGATCTTCTTAGAATGATGCACGATAGATAGTCGGTCAGCTACTATTTTATTAGAAATGTTTGCGTATCGTCCATAAGAGTAATTAGATGATCCTGGGGAAGTAAGATATATTTTTAAGTCCTTTGAATCTCCGTATATTGATGATAATAATTCATTTTGAACTGGGCGTAGTGTTAACTCGATTGAGCCTTGTGAAGAAGTGGATATGATATACATTGACTCTGGAAAAGATGACATAAGAGTAGTCAGAGCATTCATATATTCTTCATCAAGTTCAGTAAGCTGACGTTCTGGAATCTCAAAAGAATAATAAGTCTTTTGAGATTCATTTAAAGAGATCCAATATTTAAAGTCAAGTAAATTCATTAGTAGTTTAAAAAGTCTAATCCGTTTGCCGCAATGAGATCAAAGAAGGAATCTGCTGAGTCCTCATATACAAGTATTTCACCTAAGCTAAGGAGTGCACGATTTTCATCTATATTAAGTTCAAGTAGATATTTGGAACCACTATAGTTAAACTTGATCTCAATAATTCCATCGCCTACCATTCCTCTCACATTTGATGCACCCGACTCTTCTAAGTATTCTTGAATTCGATGAGAGTGATCTAATAATTGGAACTCAGATCCATCTTCATTAGGAGCTTCAAAATCACGAAGCTCACCCGAATCATCGATGTAAGCTTCGTTAATAAATTGTTGATATGTCTTTGCTCTTCCTATCATTGTACCAAGAGACTTATTTTTTTACACTCTTTATTGCTCGTTTGTATATTGCAAGGTATGTATTAAAATATACTGTTGCTGGGTTGTCGCTACCTATTACATATTTTAGTTCAACTGCAGCTAATGAATCAATTAACCCATTAGCCTTAATGACTGCAAATACTTTACTCCATTCTTCTGAATCAAGATCGTCTCTAAGCCAATAACTTAAAGCTATGTCCTGATTTGCAGAGTCTTTCTTAAATGCTGTATGCAAGGCAACAAGATCGGCTTTTGTCTTTATTTTCTTGTATACACGAACGATTTCAGTAATAACTGTACCTGCGTCATCCATTGCAAGAATTAAATTATGTGCTAGACCAGCCATTGCGTCCTTACTGATAGTTCCGCCAGCTGAACTAGAAGAAGTTACTCCGCCAATACCATATGTATCAATTAATGGTTTCGGATCATTTACTTTTTCCCAAGCTCCAACTCCATTTAAACTGACGTTCCATACTTTATTGACTACTTTATATAGGTGCTTGTCTGCTCTAGATGGAACACCACCAGTATTTACGATTTTAATAAAATGACCATCAGCAGATGGTGCTTTTTCAATTAATGTTTTTATTGAAGACGGATTAAGAAGTATCGTTAGAGGTCCTTTATCTTTTTTAGAATACCATACTTTATCTTTTACGAAATAACTATAATCGTTCTTTCCTTGTAAAAAGTAAGCGTTTGAATCTACTTTATTACTATTATTATTTTGAGTATTTAGGTTACGTGTTGAAGTAGTAGTCGATTTGCTCGGAGCAACTGTCTCTGCGTTTGCAAAATTAAATTCAGATTCAATGATTAGACTCATTCCATCTAATCCAATATAGTTAGAAACTGACTCATTAACTTTTTGAACCATGTTAACAAATTCAGGTTCAATAACTGAACCATTATTATTAGGATATTTTGGATTCTCTGCAATAATTTTTAAAAGTTTAACCAGTGCACTAGTTAATGAGCCATAATTTCCAAGGTAACCCTTTGCCCCAGCTTTCTTAAACGCTTGATACGTTGAATGGTTTGCAAGGTGTCTTGCAAATTTCTTAGCTAATAAATCTTGGAATTTCTTTAATTCTGGATTATTTTGCATACCTTCAATAAATCCAGTAGCCGGAACTTTAATATCTCCGGTATTTGCTTGTGAACTATTTGCAATACCTAAGAATTCGCCTACATCAAATCCTCTAATTACATCTGACTCTGACTCTACAATTCGAGTAGCAGAAAGATCTAAATAAAATTCTTTAGATTCTGCAGTATACGAGATCATATCAACTAGTTTTTGAGTAATCTCGTCGGCTTCAATTTCTCCAGCAAATTCACTATCTGGAATAGCGAATCCTGCATTTATAGCTTTAATAAATAGCTGTGATGATTGTCCTAATTTCTTAGCACCAGCTTCTGCTCTTACGTTAGCCATAATAGGGGCAGCCTTTGCTCTAGGCTCAGTTAATATTTTATTGTATGCAAGAATAACAAAACTAATTAATTTAGGATCAGTTGAGTCCATCATTGCAGCAATAGGATAAGGTAATTTAAAACCAGTAGTACTAGTATTAGATCCTTTTGTTTGACCAGATACAATATTTGAAATTGCTTTAGTATTTAATATTGCTCCGCCTAGTGCTTGAGCTAATTCGGTTGAGCTAACAAATCTAACTTGTGAATTAATTCCAGGCTGCGTTGGGTCCTGCATCTTAAGAGCATTCTTATTATAGATCTTAAAGATAACTACCTGTTTTCTATCATTGTCTTTACCTACTTCGTATACAACAACATTATTTGTGAGATCTTTTAATGCAGAATAGTAACTAATTATTTCACCTTGACTTTGTATCCAAGCTAGGAGAGCATCGAAGCCATCGATTGTCATTCTACCGTTACCGTCAATAATATCTGCATCATTAACAATCTTTAGCTTTAACGTGCTTTTATCAATAGGTATCGCAACGATCTTATTATTTTTATCTCCACTTTCTCTTTCTCTTCCTGGAAGGTCAGCTTCATTTATTTTCTTCCAGTCTCCGAATTTTTGAATGATATGGCTCATAGTTATGGGCTTATTATTTTTATTATTTATCTGAGTTACCCTCTTCAGTTTGATGTAATTCTTCCCAATATTTATCGGATTCTTCCTGTAGAGTTAGCTTTTCCTCATCTGTCAATGGACGTGATTCTTTTTCCCAAATCGATGCTACCATTTCTTGTAGATGATGTGGTAAAAAGTGCCATGCCATGACGTCTAGTCCATTCTGGTCTAACATGGATTCTAAATATATTCCGGTGTCACAAAACTCCCTTAGTGTCTTGCAAGTATCTCTTCTTACATGCTGAGTAAGAATAGTAAATCGTGAATTGTCGTGAATCGAGACTTCCCATTTTTCAAGAAAATCTAGTCTTTTTGAGTCTGTAATTTGCATATTTTTCTTTAATTTATTTAAACTCTTAATTTTTTTTTAGTTCTTTAATCAAACTAACAACGTTTAATTATTTAAAAAAGTAAACATTAATTTAAGAAATTGTGAGACAATTAAAAATTACACCAAACAACTTGACCGGCCGAACTGATAATATCTCAAGATATTTCACAGACGTTTCAAGCTGCACAATGCTTGGTCCAGAAGAAGAATTTAGTATTGGACTACGAGCTCAACAGGGTGATGAAGAAGCCATTGAAAAATTAATTTCATCAAACTTAAGATTTGTAGTTTCTGTGGCAAAGCAGTATGCATCATCTGGTGTCCTATTAGAAGACCTAATCTGTCAGGGAAATATTGGTTTGTGTGACGCAGCTAGAATGTTTGACCCGACTCGAGGATTCAAGTTTATTTCATTTGCCGTATGGCATATCAGAAAAGAGATCTTGTCCTACCTAAATTCAGATCACCGAACGGTTAGGATTCCTCAAAATGTACTAAATGATTTAACTAAGGTTAGACGAGCGGATGAGGTTATTCTTCAGGAAGAGGGCCGATATGGCACAGCTGATGAATTGCAAGAAACTATTTCTAAGACGGGAAAAGATTTTACAGTCGATCATATTAAAAGGATTACTAATGCAGACACTCGATCAGTTCCACTAGAATCTGATAAACCGGATGAATATAGCGGACCGCTAGATTGGTTAAGTAGTGGAAGCACCGCTACTCAATTTACGGATGAATCTGACATGAGTGAGATGGCAAAAATTGTCCTTGCTAAATTAACAAATATTCAAAAGGATATTGTTACTCGAAGACTTGGAATAGATGGCTGTGAACCTGAAACCTTTTCAACGATTGCAGGTAGATATGAAAGAACTCCTGAATGGGCACGAGCAATCTATGTTAAATCAATTAGAGGTATGCGAAGTAGACTAAACAGATCTCACATCACTCGAGATAGAGTAATAAATTGCGAGATTTAATCCTGATCAAAGTATCCCTTACGAGTCTTATGTTTAACTGAGAATTCTGGATCTTCTAAATCGACATGATCAAGTATCCATCGCATAGCAACTCGATAAAATTGATCTTCTGGTGTAGAACGAAGGTCTATAATTCTAATATCCATTGATCCATATCCATATGGCCTTCTACCTCGTACTCCAGTCCATATTCCTTTTGGAGTCATTCGACGAATCACCTTTGGTCCAGGAAAAAGACCAATTGCATATTTATCATGTGGACGATATCCAGGAAAACCGAAAAGTATTGATCCATTTAATAATTGAGTCTTAGAAGAGACTAATTCAAGTCCATGGGATTGAAGTTCAGCATATTCTGGACTGCTTACGATAGCTTGAATCTCCGGAACGTTGTCTATAATTGAAGGGACTCCTCTCTTTCTTAGAAAAGCCGTGATTTCACGGTCATCGATCATTCCAAGATAAACAAGTTGGCGCAAATCTTCTATTTTTTGGTTTATGTCCTCTTCTGACTCGTTTTCAAATACTCTTGACCACTTTCCAAAACCTGTTACAAAATTCTCCATCGCGGTAGTTTTTATTATTTATTCAAAAAGAAAGCCCGAACTCTCGCTCGGGCCAACCGTAAATCGCCTAGGGTAGCAGACGATTTATAATAATCCTAATTCTTTAAGTAGATCATCAGCACTTCTTTCTTGACGAGTTTCATCATTTGAAAGTTGCTTATACCTCTTAATTTGCATAATATCATTTTTAGTAAGCTCCCTATTATCCATATTAAGTATAGGATAAATTGATCTAAAATATTTAGCCCATATCATTTTCATCTTTTTAAAGATTAAACCCTTTAGTGTAGAGTTATCATAAAGATCCATCATGCCATGAAACCAAATCATTAGGTCAGCAGTCTTAAGTTGACCTTGGGAAGCAGCCTCCTCAAATTCTCTATTTAGGGTGTCAGCGCGATCAGTGATTTGCTGTTCATCCTCATTATTCTCATTTAGTCTAACCCAGTTTCTAAATGTTGTTACATACATATGTTGAGCCATCAGTATCCTAATTTTATTTTTATTTATTTGCGTAACGTATTAGTAATTCGCCAATCACCTCAATCTTGCCAACAAGCCTTTGAAACTCGACCTGTTCCAACTTAATCTTACTAGAAGTTCCGCGAGCAAGTTCTTTTACGAGTGAACTTAATTCAGATTGTAGAGATTTAGTATCTATCTTGCCAGAGGCTGCCCTCTTGTAATACGGAAGTTTTACAACAAAGTGTTGATACGTAAGTAGAGCAGATCCGCCTTTCTCCTTAGCTGCATTTGAAATTTTAGTTGCTCCTTCTAGACGAGCTTTTGAAAACTCCTCAAAGGTTAGGTCTTGTGTTTTAGCTTCATTAATGAATAGTGAATACGCTTTAATTAGGTCTTCCATTGATACAAATTATTTTAACTTCCTAGGAATTGGATATTTTCAGGTCGCCATTCAACTACTCCATTTGCCTCGTAAGGGAATGAACCCATGGTTGCTTTAGCTAACTTATCTAGAGGATCCTCGATCTTAGGAGTAGGCAGGGGCCCATATTGAACTTCACTTTTAGGTGAATCAATATTCTTAATTATCTTACCGTTGAATAGTCCGTCCATTTTCTAATTGTCATTATTTGTCAAGTCACTAACTAGCTCTTGGATAGATTCAGTAATATACCCATTGGATATTTCTATGTGGCCTAGTACTTCATTTGGGTTAAGTTGCCTCATAATAGGTTCTTTATAATAGTCAAGAATATCTCTATTTCTCGTGGTACCGTCTGACTCTTCCCAAGTGAGTCTCTGTTCAGGGCCTAGGTCTGGATAGAACATACTCACATCAATCGTGCCATTTAGATATACTTGCCACATAAGTTCAACATTAAATGATTGTGTTATATAATCATCAAACGCTTCCTCCTCATTGGGTGAGTCAAATACATATTGAAAGTCTAGTGCTTCATCCTTGACCCATTCTTCAATCTCCTCTTCCAGCTCTAAATCAAGTAGTGAGATTTCTGACTTACTTAATTTTGTGAGTTTTCCGAGAGATGCCTGAATCTTAATACGATCACGTATCAAATCCTCTGCACTAATCATACCAATATCATATAAGTGTTCAATATCTGCAAGTTGACTCTCCCCAGAATATTCAGAGTTTTCATTAATCCATTGAGTAAAGTTTAGTATCACTAGATAAATCGTCTTTTTATACTTCTTTTCCTCCTCCTAGAGTGGGAGCACTAGTTGATGTCATACTGCTTGCGAGTGAAGCAATACCATTTGAGAGTTCAGGATTTTTAAAGTGATCTACGAAACCTAACATATTGGCAATCTTGTAACGATTTAGTTTTACCTGATCTGATGAGTTACCGTCGACCGAGACAAAGGAGTCTCCCTCAACCTTAACTACAATACCGGTGTGTCCACCGCCAATACGCGACTTGATAAAGATTTGTCCAGGTTTTACTAGTGAAGGGTCAGCCATTGCTGCTTTAGCATCGATACAACTATCTGGACTCTTCTTTTTGGATTCATTCCAAAAGTTAAGTACTGCTCCTGTCTTATATAGTGGAGTTGCAAGCCCCTTACCTTTACAAAATTCTTCAAATATCGCATAGACAAATGCCATACACCAAGGATTACCAGTTCCGAGTCCAATTGACTTAAGAAAACCTTTGACCATCTCACCAGCGTTATTACCCTCTTCCCGCTTACCAACATACTTTTTAAGTATGCCGACTAGATTACCAGCATCTGCTGGACCGACTGCAATCGTGTCTTCATTGATAAATTCGCGAAATGATTTTAGCATCAGGGTTGGGTAATTTTTATTATTTATTTCTGAAAATGCTTGGCTATTCGATTGCTTAGTCGAACTCTAGGATCTTCCGGATCTCTTGATAACACCGCGTATGGTAACATAAAACCAAAACTAAGTAGTATTCTCCTTGACCTAAATGGAGCTGGCGTCCAGTGTTTGTAGAGGCTGGCCTCAAAACAATACATGTCAGACTGATTGATAGTTAAAGTGTCGGGGTCAATACAAAAATCATAGGGTTCTGCAAGCACACTGATATTACACTTATAGTTGATATGACCCTCTACTGCAGCATCATAGTGTTTCTGTACCTCTCCTCCGGTAGACATGTCAATCACTTGTAAAAAACTATTGTCTACTGGTATATTAAGTTGAGAACTGATCTTTTCCCTAATCGAGTAGATAAATTGAGGTACCTCACTCTGTACTACACTAGATATTGACTGAAACTCGGTGATGTAATTAGTTAGTTCAGTATTTGAGAGATCAAACATTGCACTAGTGCCACTTAGAGACTTTGATAATTTATCTAGGTGGTGATTGGGTTTACCTGTACGTGTGACTAGACCCGATGCCCAATCAACTATTTTAGCGCTCTCCTCCTCATCTATAAAATTTTTAAAGTGCCGGTAACTCATTTTCCCCAGCTAGATTTAATTCTCTTTAATCCGTGCTCTGCTAAGAACTCACTAGGTACCCGATCCTCCCCAATAATAGTATGCATTTGAGAAGCTAGCATGTTTTGGTGCATTGCCTCATTTACGTTAATAAAGCAGAACCAGTGAGTTGCTGGTAATTCTCCAGTTGAGGAAAGAGGTATTTTTAGGTGATCTAGTGAAATATCTTCACCCTTTTTCTTTTTTAATTCAAGTAACCCTTCAGTTAATTTAAGTTGCGGTAAAACAGTAGTTGCTCTTTCACGAGCATCGGTGATGTTTGAGTCTTCACATAGTATACATAATCTCATATAATTAAATTTTTTTAGAAACTGGTGATTGAAAGTATGGCAACATTCTCGGCTGACTCAATAAGTAAATCTTTAACGAAAGTCAAATAATATGGGGTGACAGCTCCGCCAGTGTCAGTGTCCATTTTAAATAGCCCAATGCTCGAATTATCTTCAGGATCTAACCATGATGCGTCTACATATACTACACCTTTGTGCTCAACTGCTCCAAATACAGTATCGATTGACTGAATATTTGGTTCGCTTGGTGAAGGCAACAGTACATTACTATAGGTAAACTCGCCAGTCTCAATATTGAATGGGCCAGTAATAAATTGTGGTAGCGCATTATCTATTGCAATTGCCCAGGTAGCTCCTTCATACAGGAATAGGTTCCTAAGTAAGTATCCAGTCTCCTCTGGGTCCACTTCTGAAACTACAGTTGCCGTTGCTTCTGGTAAAAGAGGATCAAGCTCAATTCGAATAATACTACTAATCGCTTTTTTAAAGAAGTTATCCAGGTAGATAAAGTTTCCTTCCCCTTCATAATAGAGAGAAGAGGCGCCTTTTGCAGCATAGTCTGAAATATCGTTCTCGATAAATTCAAGTTCTCTTGTAGTACGATCAATCCTTACAAAGGAAACCTCACCTTCAACATCAACAGTCGCATATACTAATCCATCGTCTGTGTTTAGGGTGGCCTGTGTAATATCAGGAAACGGTGCATAATTAAAGGACCAGTTTGCCTCGCCTCTACCTAGGCTATATGCAAGACCAGTTGCGGCTACTCCATATAGACCAGCCAATGGATCTAGTCCGCCGGAACCGGCGGCTGCAGCGGCAGCTACTGCCGCGCTGTATGACATCTGTTCAAACATCATCTGCTCTTCCATCTCTCGACGAATTTTAAGCTGTTCTGGACTCTCTGAGCCCCAATTGATAAATGACATACTAAAAAGTTATTTTAATTATTTATCTCTAGTATGAAGTATGTAGAGTTAAGTTAAAAAGATCGTGTATAAATGTCTCCTCATCATCCGTTGCCTCGTATTTATCAAAAATCACATTAACATCCTTAACTGCTGGATTGAAAGACGTACCATTGACTGTAATGCTTGACCAGTGACCATCAACCCAACTGTATTCAAAGATTAGGGTGTCACCAGTTGAAAGTAGTATATTTGCTTGGTAACCATCGTTCCATGCAGTACCGAATACATACAAGGCGACTTCTCCTCGAGGACCAGTCCAATTCCTAATCCACTCTCCAACTCGACCATCCACTTCCCAATCACCAGTCTCTTCAATCTCAAAATAATAATCATCAGGTCGAATCATTGACTCAATTGGGGTGTCAGTCTCTACTGATATCTTAATAATCGCCTCAATTAATTCCTTTTTATCAATTATGCTAAGATCAAATAGGTAACGTACATCCTCTAATTTAGAGACGGGTGCAGACTCTGACTCGTGAAGTACTCCTCGATATTTAATGATATGCTTCATATAGATTTATTTACGACGAATTGACCAGCCACTTTGTGAAGCTCGTTCCTCCGCCTTTTCCTCTGCTGACATTGCGTTGTATTCTTCCCACTTGCTTTTCATCTCCTTAACCGCTTCCTTCATTGCCTTTTTAACTTCAGCAATTGTTTTGTATTTAGAGAGACCTGTTTTAAATCTGGATAATATATTAAGCTCATCTAATTCTTTTGCTAAATCCTGAATCTCGTCCTGGTCCTTTGTTGAAAGTTCTCGATATTGATCGCGTAAACGAGTACTACCTTGAGGTAGTGCATGATAGAATTTCGCCTCATTAATAAATTGACCAAAGTTTTTTACTACTTGTTTCATTGTTAAATTATTTTTTTATTTATTTCTATTATATGTATGTAGACCAGTCCAAGCGTGAGCATCTAGAGCAAGTTGATAAATGACATACTAAAAAGTTATTTAGGTTATTTATACGAAAAAAGGCTCCATGAAAGGAGCCTCTATCTAATTTAAAGATCTTGGATTAGTAACGACTCTCACGTGAACGAAAGATCTCGTCCATGTCACTAGGATCGTCGTACTTGTAGCTGTCAGCCGTCTCTCTTTCCAGTGCCTCGATTTGATCTGCAGGTCCGTGAAGTGTAAAGAATGCCGGTTCGTTTGCATTGCCATTATTCTCTGTTTGGATATCCATGATAATACAGTCAGGCGCAGTCTTGGCGATAATCATTAGGTATTCAGCCATCTCAGCTGCACCTATTCCCAATACCATCTCAAGGTGGATCTCCTTGTCAAAGCGTGACCCTTCATTTAAGAACTGACCAAAGTTTTTTACTTGAGTTTTCATATTATTCTACGTTTTTAGTTATTTATCAAGGGGGAAATCCTCTGGGTGCTGCTGAACCCTCTCAACCATACGATCAAGCTCTTCGGAGATCTCCTGTAAGAGAATATTATGAACGGCTACTCCCCGCTCTTCCCAGCTAATAAAACCCAATTCATGAAGCTGGTTAAGATCCTCCAGCCGGGTATCAAATGTATCACTCCACTCCTTCATTAGATACTATTATACATAATAGCCTGGAGCCAATTAAAAATTCCTGGGGGATTTTTTCCCGGTGGAGAGGGGACACTTATCCAAGGGGGCGAGGTCACAAAACTCTTGGTACTCTATAATTATAAGGGGTACACGGGCAGGCATACACGGGGAGATACTTGGGGAGTATACCTGGGGGAGAGAAACAAGAAACCCTGAGTTAAACTAACCCAGGGTACCTTCTTACCTAAAACCTTTAATAAAAATGAAAAACAGAGGAATTCAAGCTCCGTTATATTGTTATTATACATAGAGTCTTGGCTGGATTAAAATAGGAGGAGGAAAAAAGGCCAGGAAAGGGCTCCTAGCCATGGGGGATTCTCGGGGCCCGGTGAGGGGACGGATTTTCGGGGCCAGGGCGGCCTATAGTCACAAAATTTAACTCGAAATTGCTAGCTAGTCTATCTAGCCTATCTAGTCTATCCTGATAGGCGCTCGGCCAGGGGCTCCTGGGGGCCTGCCAGGCGGTAAAATGTACCCCTGGGGCTGTCTCCTGGCCGACTGGTCCATGCCTACTGGCCAGACCGGCTCCTGGAGCTGATTCCTGCTAGTCTAGCCAGCTAGCTATCGAATAGTCCGGTCTCAGGCGCTCGGCCAGGCGCGGTTCTGGTTCCTAGCTAGGCGAATTATTAATCCAATAGCGTCTCTGGCTAGGCGAGCTTGACAGGTCTGCCGGTTGTGTCGGCTTGGCTTAATCCATTCGTGTCTCTGCTCGACTCTTGACCTGTGCTAAACCCTAAGCTAGACTGTTGCTTAGCGTCTCTGTTCGAAAAAGATCTATGCACTCGTGTCTCTAGTAATTTTTAGAGACCGCTTGATCTAGCACAGATCCTGGAAGAAAACGCTTCTTCTGCGGGTGCTAACACCTTTTCCGGTCTCCCGACTTTTATGCTTGGAAGATTGTCAGGGTTAATATAGATTGGTTATATTTACTATCAGGCTCGGTCCATGGGGAATGAGACTTTTTGCTAAGCTAAATACAACTTGTACTCTCTTGATATTTAATCTAGTAAACGCATTACCGATTGGAACTAATTGGTTATATTTACTATATAACTTAAAACATGAAAGTATGACAACATCAGACATTAGAGCAGAGATCGTAGAGTTAATTAATTCAGGAATCTTAAACGTTCCTAAGATAGTAAAATACTTTCGTCAGTATCGACCTGAAGCGGATCTAGAGAAGGTCAAGGAAGAGGCAAAAGAATTAGTTGCGCAGGCGAGAGAAACTATTAAGCGTGGATATTAAGTTTAGAACCCGAGCAATCGGGTTTTTTAGTGCAGACTGGCCATGGGTCTCCAGCTTTTTATTATCCTAATTTCTACCGAGGTTAATAAAAAAGTATTATATTTACTATATAACTTAATAACAAAGAAGATGAAGATAGTATTATTGTTTATCGCAGTATGTGCAGGTGTATGGACATGGAATCATCCTTTCCCGCCGAGAGTAAACGACTTTAGCATAGCAGTTTTAGTAACGTTCGGCATTTACAGAGAATTGAGAAAATTAGTAGAAAACGAAAAATAGAGTAATATATGAAACGAGTAAGTAAGCGTATTGAGTTCGGGAATACCGCGTGTCATGGTCTATTACTACCAGTTAAATGGTTTTTAGATGAGGTAGAGGTAACCGAAATGGAATACTATGGTATTACACTCCAAACTACGATTGAGGATATAGGCAAGGAGCCTGCAGACATGTTGGACTATCAAGAGTGGCTGATGAAGAGGAGTCTAATTAGGCATAGAGACGGAGTAGACTTCTTATTTTAGGCGAGGTCAAGGCGAGCACAGCGGTTCGCCTTTTTCATGCAGACAGGCGGAGTGTCTCCCGACTTTTATTATTAGAAACGCATTACCGATTAGAATAGATTGGTTATATTTAACCATAACTTAAAAACATGAAGATTATGAAAAGTTTATTAAATGTAGTATTGCTTAGTGTTGGACTTATCCTAGTTGCTTTTGGAAATGATTGGGGATTATTAGGCATGGTGCCAGCCTTCTTTCAGATGTTAAAAGAGGATGTTAAAGAGGAGATAGAATTCTAGTCATGGAAGTATTAAACCTGATTACCGTTGAGCTGGCTAGGCTCGCTCTTCGGCTCGTACCTGGGAGGGTAGAGACACGTGGATACCTGTTGACTGTTCGTAAGTCGGAACATCGATGCCAAAGAGTCGCCTACAACCGGACACAGAAGAAATAACGAAGGCGGGAAATTACTCCCGCCTTTTATTGGTCTAGTATGTTCAGGTCTCTACTTATGCAAGCAGTGTAATCGCGTAGTCAAGTCCGATAGAGACTGGCTGGATCTCATAGATCACGTGTGGAAGAATAGTCATAGTGCTTAGGAAACCCGACTTATCTGTCCATGTAAATGGAATCGATCCTCCGTTGATTGCTGCTCCACGTGCTGGCGAGTAAAGGATAGCTGTAATTGGAGTGTCTCCCTTGGTCGGTACTTCAGGAGAAGAGAAGGTAATCCTAATACTTTCAAGTCCTAAAGCTCGAAAGAAGTCAGCTCGTAAATATATTGTCTCTTCTGTAATCTTATCGATAAACTCGCTGAAGTCACCCTCAGTTACAGCCTTAATAATCTCCATTTCCCAATATTTCCTAATCTTGGCTAGTTTAGTATCGTCTCCACCTGCATCTTCAATAAACTTTTTAACAGTATCTGCATTGGGTACTAGATTCGATGCAACTGCTCTAACACTAAATAGCTCTGCTCGAGTCTGCATATCACTAAATCTTTGATATAGAGAAGCGCGTTTAGTCCTTTCGATAGGGAGAAATTCAATAGTCGTAGTTACACCATCCGTTTCTACTTCTTCTGATACAATATCTAGTGCATAGAAAGTCTCTTGAATCCAGTTGGAAGAAGGAGTAATATTTAACATAGGTTTAAGTCTTGTTGGAGTCTCCTCAGCAGTCAGTTGGGGATCAGCCGCTGCAATGGGTGAAGGTAATTGGTAAGCTCTAGTATATGGCATTCAGTAATAATTTTTTATTATTTATCGGATCTAGTAGATCAATCGGGTCTCCCGCTATTTTTATTTAGAAACGCATTACCGATTAGAGTAAATTGGTTATATTTACTATATAACTTAAAAACAACGAGATATGAAAAGATTAGAGTTAATTACATTAAGAGCTATGCAAGGATTAACTATTACATTGGGAACAATGGTAGTAATTGCAATTGGTTACGCATTCATTCAGGTTGCAACTGGTAATATCCACAGTAGCGCAAGTTTCGAGTTTTAGCGACACCAATCTTCTTGGAAATAGATTACTGGCGGGCCTCAAAGCTCGCCTTTCTTGTTTCCATTTATTGTAGATAGGTGGAGCGTCTCCTATTTCTACCCACAAAAAAGATGTTACTAAAATTTAGTAACACCGATCTCTTGATAATTATTATTGGAAACGCATTACCAGATTGTATAAATTGATTATATTTACTTATAACTTAAAACACAAGACTATGAATCAGATTATTAAAATGGCACTAGAAAATGTTGTACTTTGCAGAGGTACAAACACAGCGAGTGAATCTTATGATTACGCTAAGCGAATGGAGCGAGTAATTAAAGATAACCTTGTTGAGAGACTTAAAGAGATTGCCCTAAATCCTGGAACGGCATTGGAAGAACTTGATAATTTTATTACCCAACTAGAAAAATAAGAGGAGATGATAAGAAAGAAGAGAGAACAGAAGGAACTAGTAATCGATCTTACTGGACCAGACGGAAATGTATTTGTGCTAATGGGATACGCTCGTACGCTGAGTCGTCAAATACGAGAGCTGTATGAGGACGAGATGACAACTAATCGTGAACATAATCAGATTCTACTAAAGCTAGGCATGGCAGATGCTAAAGCTTTTCCTGAAAACTTGGCTGATCGGATCATTGCAGAGATGACATCATCAGACTACGAGAACGCGGTGGAAGTATTCGACCGATATTTTGGGAGCTTCGTGATATTGGACCGATAGAAGGTGTTTGTTTTAAGTTGGAGACTTGGGGTTGGCTTGTGCCAGCCCTTTGTTGTTTACTCCGTAGTGACAGTTTTAGATCAAGACCTGATCGGGCTGTCTCTAGGAATTCTTGGAGACGGGCTAGCCTGCACAATTGCTGTGTACATGACCTGTTGATGACAACTCTTTAAACGGTTGCAAACAACTTTTGTGTCTCCCGCATTTTATTACTTTTTATTTTCGAAAACGCATTACCCATCCAAAGATTATAGTTATATTTACTTATAACTTAAAAACAAAAGATATGAAAGCTAATGTAAAAGAATTAATGATGAATGCTAAAGAGGCCCTATCTAAAGGTAATCAAATGGTTGCAAGCGATCACTTAAATAAGGGAATAATCGTCCTCGCTCGATTAACACAAGAGGGAGTGGTAAATACCGAAGGTGCGTCAGTTGACCGATGGAAAGAGAGATTTTGGTTTGAGTTAGAAGTCAACGATCTCATCGAAGATTAGAGACACTCAAGATCCTTCTAAACCCGGTTAATCCGGGTTTTTTTATGGAACCTACCCTCGATTTGGAGTATATAATAAAAAGGAGACCCGCTATGGAAGAACAAATCGAACGTACCCTAGACCAATATTACGACTGGAACAGACCCGAGATAAAAGATCTGCAGATACTTGAAGAGTCTCCTGACTTGGGAATCCTGTGTATCCGATGGAGACACCGTGACAAGACCATTACAGTAAAGTCGATATTACAAGATACTACACTATTATTAACTGTGTTGAGATGATGAAGAAACCTTTTAGAGAATGGGCACGCGATCTAGAAGTGGAGATAATATTGGACCGTGATGGAATCAATTTCTTCCAATGGACTCTCGAAGACGAGTACGAGTCTAGACTGAGTGAAGCTCTGGAATATTTCAGTCAGCGCCCCGACTACTTGAGACAAGAGTGTCAGGAACATCTAATCGAATTAGACCACTTAGAGACTCGCTTTGTCGAGATCGAAGAGTACGAGAAATGTGCCGCCATCCGAGACTTACGTATCGATCTCCAATCTAGATATAAGGAATTCTTGGATTAGCAAGTATCCAAACGTCTCTTGACAAATCTGAAATTATTTAGAAAAAAAGTGTTAAAAAGTTTTTCCCGTTAAAATAAAATAGTTATATTTACTTATAACTTAAAAACAAGCACAACATGAAAAACAAACTAGATATTAAAAGTGATGCTGCTGACATAGTAGAGATGACTCGACCTTATCTTGAGATCCCTACCAGCATGATTATAACTATTAAAAAGAATCTTAACTCACTTCTTAAAGAGGAGGCAGAGGGCGACCCAATGGCGATCGCTGCTATTCGTGCCGCATGGCATATGGAGATATTTGATGCGGATGTTGAACTTGTAAAAAGAAATTAAGATGTATAGAAGAAAAAGAGCAATACTGAAGGACTACGTCTCCTTAATTGTAAAGAGACGTGCACAGTACAGAACAATCCAGACTGTTAACAATGAAGAAGGTTGTTAGAGACCCGCACAAGATCAGGCTCACAGCTAGTCGCGAGTCGCAGAAGAGTCAAGGATTCTTCGATGGTAGATTCGTAGCGAGAGCAGAGGAGTCGAAGAAGAGTTATAAACGTAAACCCAAACACCCAAACGGAGATGAGGACTAAAGAGTTATTTGCAGAAGACCTAGGTAATGGTAAGACGAGAGTATTTGGACCGTGTGTCTTTACTGGAGAAGAATACAGTTGTGAAGTACCTACGCAAGGTCTCGAGAGACACCTAGCAGGGGAGCATGCACAGACCGCAATGCCGTCGGTTAGCGCCGATGACAGAGAGTTCCTGATCTCGGGAATCTCGCCAGCTGGCTGGAAAAAAACTTTCGGCTAGTCAAGTTTTTAAGTTATCGAAGAAGGGGAGCTCGCAAGGCTCCCTTTCCGGTTTACTCCGTAGTGGCTATTTTAGATCAAGACCCGATCAAGGTGTCTCTAGTCTTTTATTACCCAGTATTCTACCAGTGTATAATAAAAATTATTATATTTACTTATAACTTAAAACTAAAGAGTATGACAAAAGGATTTAAAGAGTTACTAAAATTAGCTAAGTCTGCAAAGGTAACAACGTATGATGAATTACAAAACTTGGTCTATGAGTGTACCAACGAGATTACTGGAGCCGATTTCGAATGCGTTAGGCAACAGTTAAAGATTAGAATGTTTTAGATAATCTTTAAACCCGAGCAATCGGGTTTTTTCATGCAGCTTGCTCGCGGGTCTCTGGGAATTCTTAGAGACGAGCCTGATCGGGCAGATGTCTTAGGGGTCCGCGAGTTGTTAACGTCGGCTGGCAACTAAATTAGTCTCTTGCTATTTAATTACCCAATCCCTACCAACGTATATAAGAAATTATTATATTTACTATATAACTTAATCCACTAGACCATGACAAAGAAGATAAACTGCACAGACGTGTATCAAGCTATTCAGGACTTTCTCGGCGGAGAGAACGGTAGTCCACTAATGAACGAACCTTATCGTGACTCGGACGGAGACATAGTATTTGCAGATTACAATGGAGTAGAGTTTTACGAGCACGCTCTACTTGATTGGTATCGTTCTCTAGTTGAGGATAAGCTTATTGCTGACTCTTTGGAGACAGCCGGTGTCAGCATTGAATTGGTTGACGATTATGATTGGCTGGAATCAGACGACCAATTGGATGACGATGAGGATGAAGAAGATTATTAAAGTATTGTTTTAAGTTAAGAATCAGCTCGAGTAATCGGGCTTTTTCTTTTTTGGTTGGATTAGGATCAGGCTGGCGAGTCTCTAGACTTTTATGTAAAAATAGTTACTCAAGAAGTGTACTAATTAATAAATTATAGTTATATTTACTATATAACTTAAAAACAAAAAGGATGTACAGTTTAAAATGTGATTACTACACAAAGGAGTTCCCAACGCTAGAGGAGCTCATCGATGATGTTATGGCCAGCGGAATGGACCCCAACCATGAGGTGACAAGAGACGGTCGAGGTACTGGCGAAGATGCCATTGATTTTATCATGTTCTAATTATGGAGACGTCACTACTTAGCATGTTCCACGAGTTGAATTCATTCGTGCCATGCGCTCAGTACTTCAAATCGGCCAGCGACTCTGGAATCACGGTCAGTAATAATAGAAAATTCGCAGGTCTCGTAAGGGAGTGGTCCGCTGGAGACTACGACGAGTGTCCAGACTTGCTAGTACAGAGATTAACCAACTTAATCCATTAAGCCATGTCAACAAGTGTAAAGTTAATTAGAGGAAATGCAATAGAGATTGAGGTAGGAACCCGTGTAGAGTTCACAGTCGGCGACGAAGTATTAAGTGATACTATAACCTTTATTGGAGACGACACAATAGAAGGCGAGAAGTTTGACCTAACCCATACTCGATTCCGAGTAGTAGAGTAACAAAGAGCAGCCTAAGCGAGTGTCTCGGCCGGGTAAAGGTGCCGCCGCCAAGAAAGAGACAGGACAGGGGTCAGCGAGAGCTGGCCCTTTCCGGTTTACTCCGTAGTAACCGTTTTAGATCAAGGCTGGATCCGAGTGTCTCTAGACTTTTATTTCTGCAGGATTTTTTTATTTAAAAGATTATAGTTATATTTACTATATAACTTAAAAACAAAAAGAAATGAAAGCAGGAAAGTATTTTATTGGTGACCTATGCTATGTATTAGGAGACCGTTGGGATGAGGTATGCAGCCTCATTATTATTGACCATAGTTGTTTGGACGGAGAGTTCGAGCTTAGTGATGGGACCAAATTTGCGATCTATGGCACCGCACATGGAGATGGCGTATATCCTGATCAGAGAGGCAATGGGTATCCAGTAGATTCGGGTTCGATTGGTTGTGTACTAGTTGATGATATAACAGAGGGAGAATTGGATGAATCCCTAGGAAATATCCATGATTTTGAGGAGGACTTTAAGACCGGTGAGGAGAATGGAATAATTAGGATCGGTGATGTTGATATCGATACTCGAGGAGAGTGTGATGACGAGGACCTAGATGAATATTTTGAGGACGAAGATGAAGATTACTAGAGTATTGTTTTAAGTTAAGGGTTGGCTCGAGTGATCGGGCCTTTTCTTTGTTTAATCCACGAGTGTCTCTAGACTTTTGTGCCCAAAAGTTTCTGCAAGATTTTTTTATTTAAAAGATTATTGTTATATTTACTATATAACTTAATAACATAACCTATGTCAGTAGCAAAAAACAAAGAAGAATGGTGGAGCCTAGTAAGAAGGGACCTCGCTAAGTGGAATGCAGAGAACCATCCAGAAGATCGCATGGGTATTCAAGACTGGATCGGCGAAGTTGGACCTAAGATTCATGGATGGATCGCTTTCAGAGATGATGATGGCGATTGGGATGCTTCGTTGAGCGGATTTCCAGAGTACGACGATGAGGACGAGGATGATGATTACAATTACTAAAAAATAAGAGTATGAAAGTATATCAATTACAGCTATGGGCAACTATCTCATACACACCAGGAGGAGTGTGTCTAGAGGTAGGTAAGACTTTTGCCAACCGGGAAGATGCCGACAAGGAACTCGATAAGCTCAATAAGAAACTATCCAGAGAATACGACGAGGACGAGGAATTCCGAGGATTCGAATTGGATTGCGAACCGAACTGGTATATTGAAGAAATAAAAATAAAGTAGCCAAGCCCGCGGCCCGCGTCTCTTGTAAAACTTTCAAAAAAGTTTCCGCAGAATTGTCAAGATTAAAAGATTATGGTTATATTTACTATATAACTTAAAAACATAAAGAGTATGGTATTAGAACCAATTGCACCAGAAACGTTACGCGCTCGCCTAAGAGAGGGAGTCGTACAGTTCGCTTTCAAGAAAGTGGACGGAACATTGAGAACCGCTGTAGGCACCACAAACCTTGCCACGATTCCTGTAGAGAATCATCCAAAGGGCACAGGAACACCTTCCGACAAGTCGGTAAGATTCTTCGACGTGGAGAAGAGAGAGTGGAGAAGTGTGAGTATCCTACGTGAAATCTATCTATAAGATGAGCACACTAAAGGTAGGAGACACAGTAATGTGGCGTGGCGGATTCGGGAGTGAACCGCCGCGCAAAGCAAAAGTGATTGGACTAGAGGTATGCCCAGCCGGAGAAAAGTATGGGGAGAGCAGAGACCATGTTGAGTGGAGCAAGATTCACTCCGTAGTGGTAGACCTCGATAATGGTCACTGGGCGAAGGGTCATCAAATCTCTCCGCTATGAGTATCCTAAGGTTTACAGATGGTGAGAGCTTTGATACTTCAGGGCCCATCAGAAAGGAGGAACGTTACGATGGATGGTACGTATTAGGAGACGGGAAGATGATTCCTGTAAGGGACGAGGAAGAAGCAGATAAGGTAATCGAGAGATTAACTAGATAGGAAGTTGTTTTAAGTTAGGGAGACGATGGGTCAGCGAGAGCTGGCCCTTTGTTGTTCCTATAGGTTTACTCCGTAGTCCGGTTACCCTGCCCGTTGAGACCGGTAGAGACCCTCGCTGCCATGGGTGTCGGAGCCCAATCTTAAATCCTACCTTTTTTGAATCACGACCAGTCTAAAGAGTCTCTACAACTATTTTTTCTACACGAGTGTCAAGTGTCAATTATTATAGTTATATTTACTATAGGGCGTCGTCCTGGAAAAGTACGCAAAATAAGTTAGGCTAAAAATAAAAAGTAGTCTCTGCAACTATTTTTTCTACATGATTGTCAAGTGTCAATTATTATAGTTATATTTACTTATAACTTAAAAACAAAAGAGATGAAAACTGTAGTAGAATTAATTATCCCAATTGAATCTCAAAATCGTCACACGGGATATGATGAACCTCGTAAAGCAGAATACTTGGCATGTGATATTCAGTCGATGTTCGGAATCAAGCCGACATGCCTCTTCTTTACTGGAGAACTTAGGATTCAATTTGACCTTAACCAGTTCGAAAAAATTAAATGGTTTCATGGACGCAAGTGGAGGTCTAACGTCACTCACGAAGTAAAGAGACACGGTAAGATGAATGGATACTCTCCTAACTTAAGAGGCATGAAAATAATTGAAATTTAATAAGATATAACTATGGAGTGTTGGATAGAAAGAGGAGACCTTGTATCCTGGATGGATGCACGTAGGATTCAAACAAGAGTGGTCTCTCGAGACGCAGTTGATGGAGACCTGAATCAACAGACTGGCGAGTGGTTAGTGGTAAAGAGTGACGGAAGAGTCCAGTCCCTTGATGGGCGACTCTGTATTGTAATAAGAGTATTCTCTCACAGTGGACTCCGCGCTCGCTGGATTGGAGACCAGGTGCAGGTGCAAGAAAGGGATGGGCGGACCAGAATTTACGATTCCCGCGGATTCTTGCAAAGAGTCTGCTAGGCCGTGTCTCCATACTTTTATTACCCAATAATTGTCAAGTGTCAATTATTATAGTTATATTTACTTATAACCTAAAAACCTAAACACCATGACAAAAATCAAGTATGACCTTAGCGTGGACAATCGCTACTTACGAAGAGTAAAAAGTTCCCTTAAAAACGATGAAATAAAGATCCTTGAGAAACACGATCTTCCGGATTGTGGGACCTTGCTCGTTATCGAAGGGCCCATTGAAGATATCAAGCATTGGTGTCTATGGAACGAGTTTGACTTTAGTGAAACTAACATTATTCAATAGTGATTATGAAACTAAAGGAATTAAAGAAGGAAAATCTCACTGCACACGATGCTTTGATAGAGATGTGGAGCGAGCTCTCACTGTGTTCGCTAGCGACCGCTCGACGATACTTGGTAGCGGACATAGGAGACCGCTACCGTTTGGAAAAGACCCTCGATGGTGTCTTTATATTTCATGACTCGGAAGCAGGAGATACGTGGAAGTATTCCGAGAAATTAAATGGCTGGACCTGGTTGATAAGCTTTTAAAGCAGGTCACCGAGTCTCTTGACTTTCTTTTTGGCAGGATTGTACTTATTCAAAGATTATTGTTATATTTACTATATAAACTTAAAAACAAACAAGATGAAAAAATTATTTTGCGCAGTAGTGTCTGACCCAGACGACGTTTATGGATTAGTGAGTCCAATCATTTACCATATTAAGGGTAATAACTCGACTCAAGTAGAGGATGCGGTTCGAGAGATGTTGGAAGACGAATATGATTACGAACCGAAATGGATTGAACAATTAGATATTTTTACGTTTGAGGTGACTGACGTGGAGATTATTGAATTAGATACACTATAAGATTAAACCCGAGAGATCGGGTTTTTTCATGCACTAGATCTAAGTGTCTCTTGACTTTTGTTACCGGAAAATTGTACTATGTCAATTATTATAGTTATATTTACTTATAACTTAAAAACAAACAGGATGAATTTAAACGTAACATTAATAGAGCCTCAAAAGAAAGATTATGAAAGAGTAATCAATTTTGATTGGGACACTACATTCGGTAAGGCAAGTTTCTATGGAAGCGGTGCTCCTTTCTCTCATAACGCAGAGAAGATGTCTAAGCTCATCAAAGACCCCGTTAAATTAGTACGTAGAGCTAAGGCAGTTGCGGCTGTATGGGGATTGAACGACTATCATGGAGGTGTAGGCGGTGGTAATTGGAAAGTCGAGAATGTTTGGACTCCATTTGAGAGAGCTCTACGTTCGATGGGATTTACCCATTCCCAAATTGCAGAGATCGGTCGTCATGATGTTGATCGAGAATTTATAAGAAGTTTACGCTAGGATTGTCAAGTATCAAGAATTCTTTGTATATTTAACCATAACTTAAAACTAAAAAGATGCCAGCATTCACAGAAGGACAAGAGGAGAGAATCCAGCAAGCAGTAAGAACACGGGTTGAAGAATATGTGTCACAGGGCAGAGACGTTGCGTTCAGCCTAGTAGCATCGACCCATGATAACAGTGACCATATCGTTAGGATCGGCACAAGTATCCTATGTACTCGATGGGGAGTCGGTTATCCAGGCGGAAGCTTTGCACAGGCAATCGTTGATAACAACTTGAGCGAGGCATTTGGCCGAGCAGATAGTATTAATGTAAATGCTATCCGATTTTATGTAACATTATTATACAATCAAAGTTACGTATCATGAGAGCACAGCAAATACACGCACTAATTAATATGGGAGCTGGCGATAGAGTTCGTCAGTATCTCAAGAAGCTGAGTCTAAAGGATCGCCTACCTGCTCTGCATGACCTTATTCCTTATGTAGACCAGACTCCGGAGAATTTAAAATTCTTTAGAGACCATTTTTCACAGGAGATCGGCGCCCTGATCTCGGCTAAATACGATTACGTAAAGGCAGAGAAGTTGTATAACACAGCCAAGTTATTAAAATAGTTTACTCCGTAGTAATAAGATGTTTTGTTTTAAGTTGTATAGGATTGGGCTGGAGAAATCTAGCCCTTCTTTTTGTCTGTATCCACCGAGTCTCTAGCTATTTTTATTCCACCCGATTTTTTATATTCAAAGATTATTGTTATATTTACTATATAAACTTAAAGACCATGGGATTAGATATTAGCGCATTGAGTAATATTAAACGTTCTGAAGTACAGGACCCAGAAGATTACGATAGTATTCGTATCTGGAAACAGACCAACTTTCCTGACCACTGTGAATTGGAAGAGGGTTCATATGAAGAGACCGCTGACACTCGCGGCCACCAGTTCAGAGCTGGTTCCTATTCAGGACATAATACATTTAGAAACGTCCTGGCTCTGTGTACTCTTGGAGTAAAGGCTGAGACTGTTTGGGAAGCTGATGATATTTTTATGAGTCGACCATTCTTTAACCTAATTAATTTCTCAGACTGTGAGGGTATAATTGGACCTGATTATAGTGCTGCACTATTCGAAGACTTTAGAGACAATCGAGAAAGATTCATACGTAACCTTAAGCAAGAAATAGATTTTACTAAGGAGACCGACGACCCGTTATCACTAGAGCCTGAATTTATCCTTGATGATTTTAACTTGAGTGATATGGATATCGAATATTATATTGAATTATACGACGATTGGACCTTGGCTTTTGAATTGGCAAAGGATGGTGGAATAGTTCAGTTCCGCTAGGCAAGACCAGGCTGGCGAGTCTCTTGACTTTCTTCACCCAAGAATTGTTAAGTGTCAAAAATTATAGTTATATTTACTTATAACTTAAAAACATAAAGTATATGAAAACAGTACACAGCATTTGGAACGTATTAGACGGAGATGGTCCGCTAAAAGGGGTTAAGACAAGTATCGGTAATAACTGTATCTTATTTGAAGTATCCTGTGATACAGATGATGGTACATATCCAACAGTCGCTTCCTATACTAGAGATGCGAATGCATTGGACAACGAAGGGGCAAGTCACTTCCTAAATAGATTGACTAGAAAAAAGGACAAGACTCAACTTGACTATGATGGAGTAAAGATTATCCGAGACTCTAAGTGGGACAGCGAAGCTACACTTGAGTTTAAGGAGCCAATTGACGTGGTACTTGGATTTGATGGAGACCGTCCTATGATGGTAAAGGTAAAGAAGATTAGAGGCGAGTTTCATCACGAATTTTTCTGGACCAAGAATGGAAGACAGAATAGGATCGCTAATGGTTATGAGATATGGTTTATAATATCTGAATATTCAGCATAATGGCAAAGGTGAGACTGTTTCATGCGACCTCAGCAAGGAATGCGGAGAGCATTAGAGAAAAAGGACTCCTTTCCAAATGGGAAGGAGTATACCTTACTGACTCGGCAGAGAGTGCAGCACGTTGGATAGGTTTTAGATTGGCTGCGATGGGAGAACCGCAAATGATCGTAGTTGAGGTAGAGGTAGAGGAGAAGGGATTAGTTGAAGGTTGCGATCACAGTCCGCTAATGGTGCAGATATTTGGAGTCGGTAAGAGCCTCGTCTCGCCCAAGACGATTCCTCCCAGCAAGATTAAAGGAATAGAGTATTACCAATTAAATGAACCGCATAGCTAGCGGTTCATTTTTGGATCCTATGCCAAGTGTCTCCAGTCTTTTGTGCGGAAAAGTTTCAATAAGATTGTACTAATTCAAACTTTATAGTTATATTTACTTATAACTTAAAAACAAACAGGATGGACAAGACAAAAGAAAAACAGGTTAAGAAGCCTAGGTGCCAGCACACAAGAACCTATGTGGCAGTGCGTCACCTATCTGGAATATCCCTAGTTAAATGCAGTGAATGCGGACAAGCGATATGAATTGGGGACCAATCAAAGACCGAGTAGTAGAAGCCAAGAACGAGAGAGCTCGGTGCTGGATTAAGCTGGACAGGGAGGGTAAGGTCGTATCTCTTTACGTAAAGACCAGGCCTGAATCAATCTCAAAGTTCTTTCCCGACGACGCGTTTGAAGAGACACTGGATGGAGCCAAGCTAAGAGCCGAGATTGAGGTAGAGAGATACTACATGGCTGACGAAATTGCTAAACTTAATAGTAAAAGGAGAGTATAAGATATGATGAAGTTTATTGAAGAATATGATGAAGTGTCGGGAACAACATTTATCATTCCAGAGTTTGAGATTGAGATTGAGGATGCAACGGATCTTCAAGGATACGTAGATTCTAACCGGGATCTAGTCACTAAAGCAATTGCTGCAGCGGCTGACCTGATGGTGGAGTTTGAGCTAGACGAGATTCCGTGCTTTGTAATCAAGAATATTAATACTATATTTAAACTAAATAGAGCTGAGGCGGTTTACTCCGTAGACCAGTGTATACAATATTTCTTGGAGATAGAGGACTACGAGAAATGCGCAAGATTAACTAACGTAAAATCAAGATTATGAGCAAACAAAGAGCATTAGGCTTTAAGCAATTGGCCTGCAAACTGTGCGGTGAGATCGTACACAAAGTAGATATTAACGCGGATGCAATTACCTGTTCTGACTGTGTACAGAAGGAATTGAATGGCGGATTCTCCATGACGGAGGACCAGTATTGGGAAGCGGTAAGAGCAGGCAGAGTAGTCTCTTGCAAAAGTGACGAGGAGGAGTAAAAATATTTTTGCCAGGATTGTACACTGTCAAGAATTATTGTTACATTTACTATATAACTTAAAAACTAAAAGATTATGAGATTCGAAACATCAGAAAATTTGCCGAAGTATTTTAAGACAATTCAAAAAAGCAAACCATTAACAGTTGCTGAAGAGGGTCAATTAGTATTAGATATCCAGACTGGAGACTCGCAAGCAGTTGCGGCACTGGTGCAGGCAAACTTAAAGTTTGTAGTAAAAGTAGCTAATCGACATATGGGACAAGGCGTGCCAATTGATGACCTAATCCAGGAAGGGAACATAGGTTTGATAGAGGCTGCTCAAGCGTTCAAGCCGCGTGAAGGACAGAGATTTATTAACTATGCTCAACTGTGGATCAGGAAACGTATCAACGAGTCAGTCGCTAAGACTGGCCGAATCGTTCGCTTACCTCACAACCAAGAGTACGAGATCTTTAAGTCTAAAAGAAAAGGAGAAGAGGTTGAGGCGCCAACTCGAGTAAGCATTGACAAGAAGATTGGAGATGAGGGCGAGAACACGCTAGGAGATATTATCCTTAAAACTGGATCTGAAGTAGAGTTTGCAATGGAGATGGACTCAATCAAGTTCAGAGTAAAGCAGGCTCTTAGTGTTCTTAAAGAACGTGATCGTGGAATTATCATGGACTACTTTGGTATTGAGAGAGAGTACGAGGTGCCAACTGACATGATCGCCGAGAAATACTCAATGACTAATGTTCGAGTGTGCCAAATCGTAAAGGCATCAGTTGAAAAGATGAAATTAACAATTATATAATTTACTCCGTAGTAAGATGAAGAAGGTAATATTATTCAACGGTGAGGACGAAGTAATCGTAACTCCCGAAGAGATTAAAGAGATGGGGAAATGTGCACCAAAAGAATTAGTATCCTACTTCCAGGCAACTACGATCTATAGAGACGTGATGAAGGATCTCATCAAGGACTTGGGCAAGGCAGTGTTAAGTGTTAACGATGAAGAGTTAACTGATCTACGTATCCGGATGGTAGAGTCAGGATATCAAACTATCGCGGCCGAACTGATTGAAGTATTTGGTGAAGACACTGCTGCCATGATCATGGCTCAAACATATAACGCTATAAACCTAGAGAAAGATGGAAGCATTTGATGATCAAGAATTTATCGCTAAATTAGAAGAGTTAAAGGAGAAAGATATCGACGGATTCATGGGTCTAGTTCTTCTTTCTCTAAAAACCCATCCCGATGTCGCAGTACAAGCTAATACACCCATTGAGAACAAGGTCACGGCCATGAAGAGGGTACTAAAACATTTCGAAGAGAGGGAGGACTATGAGGACTGTGCCTTTCTTCGAGACCTACAAAAAAGGATTGAAGATGCAGAGGAGAGATAAGTATCTTGTAATGAGTAATAAAGATTTAGACCTTGATTGGGAGCAAGCGCTGAGAGAGACACTCGGCGTTTGTCATACAGTAAAGCAAGCATATCAAATCGCTCTTTTTCTTGGAGAGATAAGCAAGCCTGATTCAAGTTATCGTAAAGTACTAGAAACTATTAAAGTAAAGGGTGCTTATACTATTCACCAAAAGGGAGGAGATCAGGCTGCGACAATCGTACAAATAAAACACTATTAACATGGCAAAGAAAGAAACACCTGAATTACTAGCTCAAGAGAAGCTAGAGCGCGTCTCTACTTTTGTAGAGGACCGCAAAGAGATTTATTTACAAGAACACAGAGACGCAAGTACCGATGTCGAGAAATTTATTTGGTCGGAAATGATTGGATTACTTGATGAAATCTCGATGATTACCGAAGCCGAGAGTCTCTAGCTTTTTATTTCTGCCGGATTGTCATGGTTAGGATTAATTGGTTATATTTACTTATAACTTAAAAACTAAAGCAGATGACTAAAGAAGAATTTAAAGCTGGCGTTCTATTTCTACACAACGTAAAGAACGATTATCAATTTAATCCTAATGATCCAGGATATTTAGGCTTCCTCAACTGTGGAGAGGATATTACAGACGATCCAGGATTTATGATAGTCGTCGATAATCAGGAAGAGTTCGAGCCAATCATGGAGGAATTAGGACTTACCACCGAACAAGGCATCCATGCTGAAGAGACAGTATTCACCCTAATCTAAGACGACATGGACTTTTACAAATGTAAACAATCAGGAGACATATTCACTGAGAACGAGATGTTAGACGAAGTAGATGAGGATGATAACTTAGATTCTTTCTACCACATCGGAGATTTTAAGACACAGGAAGAAGCAGAACAATTTCTAAAAACACTAAGATGACACAAGAACAAGCGCAAGTAGTAGCACAAATCCTAGAGAGATTTGATTTTGAGAAAGTACTCAAGCACATGCAATCAGTAGATTGGAAGTGGTTCGATGAGGTGCCTGATATGGATGATATTAAAGGTACTGCCACTCGTCTCCTAGTCGAAGCTCAAATGGATCCGCAAGAGGTGGTATCAATGGGAACAGGAGGATTCAGAGTTTACAAACTTCCTTGGGGAATCGAACTTATCTTCTCAATCGAAAGAGGAGGAAGCTTCTAGTCTGGCAGCGGGCCGAGTCTCTTGACTTTTGTTCGAGCCCGATTGTCAAGATTAAAAGGAAATTATTATATTTACTTAAGTCAAATCACTAAAAATAAAATTATGGCAACTAGAAGCAGAATTGGAGTAGAATTAAAAGGAGGCAAAGTTATTTCAGTGTATTGTCACCACGATGGATACATTACCGGAGTCGGTTTAGATCTCATAAAGAAGTTCCCACTCATGACCGATCCAAAAATCGTAGAGGCCTTTATCAGGGAGGGCGATCGTTCATCAATCGACCTGTCTTATAAAGAATGGAGAGACGAGAAGTGTCCGCCACAAAAACGTGCATCAGTACCACTATTTTTCAATGGAGATATTGAGGCGTATGGATACCTTTACACGGCAGAGGGAGAATGGTTGGTAAAGAAGGCGGGTTCACAAGTAGAACCGGACCCTGTCCCACTAGATTATGTATTAACTGGAATCATAAACCTGTAAGCTATGTGGTATGAAATCAATGTAAGTAAAGATGGGAAGCACTACTTTGCCACCGATGAGAGATCAATCAGTACAATTGATAAGGCGACTGAAATTAGAGACCGACTTAGACTGGCCATGCCAGAAGACGAAGGATTTATGTATACAATTACACAGTGGCAAACATCCGGTGTACAGTTAGAGAATTAGACCAAGGTTCCTGCATTTCCTGGTCGGGTCAGCTTCTTAAGGGGCTGGCCTTTTTTGGGTCCACTCCGTAGTAAAGTTTCTAATTCCTACAGCACAGCGTCTCTAGCTTTTTTATTCTGCAGGATTGTCATGGTTAGGATTAATTGGTTATATTTACTATATAAACTAATAAACACGATACCGATGAAATTAAAAATCTGTAATAATCTTCACCTCATCGATGGAAAGATCATAAGCTATTCAACTACGGTAGGTCGAGTGACTCCAACTGGAATAAAAGTAAATGGTAAATATAGCAGGTCTACCACTAAGCATGTTGAGAAAATCGCTGGAATATTAGGTATTCCAATAGAGTATATTAGCAAGGAAAACCAATGGTTTGATTGGTACGAACTTGGAGCTAACGTCGAATACGATGGAGCGATTAGTCAAAAATCAACACTAGTTATCTTATCAAAAATACGAGAGACTGGTTGCAGTCTAGTCAATGCGGCAGTACTTGCCTTATCTGAAATAAAAGGAAAGGACCAGCTTAACTGTATAAACCAACTACTTAAAAAAGGAGTTGATCGTCAGAGAATAGATGACATTCTTACGCTAAGCCAACTTGGATTAATATGATCGTTCAGGCACCAGTGTCTCTTGACTTTCTTCACCATATAATTGTCAAGGTTAAAAGATAATGGTTATATTTACTCTATAACTAATATAAAAAGCAGATGAAAAAGAAACTAATTATTTTTAGATTTGGCTCAGCGATGCCGACCCAAAAAGAGCATGCGATTATTAGCAAAATCACAGGCGGTACCGGCGAGGCAGTCGGGTGCTCAACTACGTTTGGTGTATTGTCAATCGTCAACACGAGCATGGCACCCGCTGAGGTGACCGGATTATTTAATCGAGTGGCTACCGAAACTGATGATGCCTTACCGACCATCGTCTTTGAAGCGGATGGGCCAGTGGGCTTCAACTTTCACCCAGAATTCTTTGAGCACTTCGCACAGCTTAACCAGGCATTCGATGAAGAGTACGGCACGCCGATCAATCGATGTGTACTAAGCTTAGACGAGTTACTCGACTTGGTGAAGTCAAAGGGTCTCGACAATTTCACTGAAGTAGAACTGACAAGACTAAAAGAATTGTCAAGATAGTTTTAATAGTTCTTCAGTTTTTAGTATTATAATCTAGTCAAACCAATAAAATATAAGCAGTATGATCGAAATCAAAGGAGGTAGAAAAGAACAGGTAGTTCGACAGTGGTTTAACGACACCCATGATGGGATCGTACCACGAGCAAAGGTATTAGATATGTTCAACGAGTTTGAGCTAGTACCTAAAGACGAGGATATCTCGTACGGGCTCTTCAATGGAGTAATTAAAAAGATACAGGCAGAGGGCCATGGCGCGAGCTCAGCCCAGGCTCAAGAGTCAAGTGGCCCTCGCCTAATTCACTCCGTAGTAGACTGTGAGCCTAATATTATTAACGTGGAGGACATGGAGTTTCCAAGCTTTGGACTCTTTCCTACTGGCAAGAAGATCGACGATCTCTTCTCAGACCATGAAGCGGGTGGTGGACTCTACGGCGGCACTGTGAATATCGTAATTGGAGAGTCAGGTGTCGGCAAGAGTACCGTGATGCTGGACCTCTTAGCCTCTATTGTGGACCAGAATCCAGAAGCTAAGATACTCTATATCTCCAGCGAGATGACTCGTAACGATATCATGTTCTACTATAGAAAGACACCTGCTATTGGCAAGGTGCCTACCCTACTCCTAATGGACTATGTTAAGAACGGTCAATTGGCCCAAGTCTTGGAGAAGAGTTTCAATGGGGAGCACGACGTTATCTTATTAGACTCTTATCAAGATGTCTTGGTAAAATTGAAGGAGGTACATGGTTGGAAGTCAACTAAAGCAGAAAGCTGGTTAACTAACATGATGATTGATGCTGCAGAGAAATGTGGTAATGCCGTCTTGGCAATTCAGCACATGACTAAAGGTGGTCAGTATGTTGGTTCTACTTATCTTAAGCATGCCACTACCGCGATGTTAGAGATACGTTTCGACTTGACAGGTCAGCGTTATATCGAGTTCTCAAAGAACAGACGAGGCGGTAGCGGTACTGGTAAGAGACTCTACTACAAGCTTGACGAGACCGGTGCAGTAGTATACGATACCGCTCGCTTTACTGAGACAGAGGAGATGCGTAACTTTGAGAACGTGGAAACCCTACGCCAACAGGACTTGACAGCCCAGTTCGAGAATATCTTTCTAGGCGGTAATCGACACCTAGACGAGGACTCCGTAGAAGAGGAGTCGGGCGAAGTCAAATCGTCAGAGTTCTGGCCAGTTGAAGAATAAAATATTACTGGGGAGTTGAAATATTACTCCCCAAATTTTAAAGCTTAGTGCATAAATAGTATTATAGTATTAGTCAAAACAACTTAAAAAATTTTAACCATGAGAGAAGTATCAAATCAACAGTTCGACCTAATTCGAGAAACAATGACCGCTAACGAGCATGCTACAAAGCAGGTTCCAATCACGGCAATCAAACTTACCGAGCACTCGTTTGCTAGAAATCAAATCGAGATCGGTGGTCAACCAGTAAAGGTATCCAATGGATTCTTCTTACGAATGGCAAGTATGCTAAAGATGAATGCATCCTTGACCCGAGAGTTTATCAAGAACGACAATTCAAAAGTTGCTGCGGCAATGATGAATGCTCTAAACGAGTATCGCCGTTCACAAGGAGGTAAGGACGTCCTAGTCATCGCCAACCCTGAGACCAGAGAGGTGATTGATATCTGTGACCCTAAACGTTACAGACGCTTGACTAACGAGTCCTTATTCGACATGACCTCAAAAATCATGAATGAACACCCGTCCCTAATTATAGAGACAGTAGACCACAGTCCAAGTGGAGGTAATACTTCTATCAACTTCTTGAATTCAGAGGAGGTAGGATTTCCAGGAGCAGGCAATGACGAGTTCTTTAAGTTCGGCTTCTCCATCACACAGACTTCTAAAGACACTATCGTCGAGACCTACAATACTCGATTGGTATGTTCCAATGGAATGCGTGTAAGCTTTGGAAGTGGTTCAATCGGTGGTAATCGTGACATACACTTCGAGGAGAGATTTAAACTAGGAGGAACGGAAGCTGATGATATTAGAACCTTCCTTAACCGAGTGGATGCCATGAAGAAGGCTGGCTTTGTACCTGGAGGATTCCAACACGCTATCCAATCTGCAGTCGGCACTAAGGCAAGTCTAGCCGAGGTCGAGAACGCAATGATGTTGGCTCAACGTAAAGTTAGAGAGGACGATCCTCAATTCAAGAAAGGATTTATTGATGCAATCGAACGTAACTACTTCGGCGGTCACCAAGATACCTTAGCACGTATTATGCAAAAGGGACAAGACCCATACAAATTGAACGACAAGCAGAAAGGATTTATCAAGACAGGCATGTCAGTATGGGACGTAATCAACTCGCTTACCTACTTAGGTTCAAATAACTCAGGCATTGAGTTGGCTGACAAGTACGAGTTGAAAGCACAGGCAGGAGACTTATTCGCCAAAGGATCGAACTCAGGTTTTGACCTACAATTCGCTCAGTACGCGCAATTATAAGTTGGTTTGACGACGGGAAAGGGAGCTTCGGCTCCCTTTTTTTGTGCCTAATATTTTACTCCGTAGTCCGGGTCTCTGCTATCGCGCGTCGTAACACGCCCGCCCGTACACGGGAGCAGGCCCGGGTCTCTGGTTTTCCCTGCCCGCCGGGGCTCATGACAGCCTAGTCTACCATGGAGCTCGAGGCCCAATCTAAGGAGGCACAGTTTCCCTTGGCGAGGCTTTGTCACATGACCGGTAAGTTTCTATATAGACGAGAAGAGGGTCCCTTAGAGAGAGCCTGTTAGACTGATGTCATGAAGTAACTATTAGAAGCCTTTGAATAGACGGTGATGTATGAGTCTATCCATACCTCCTTCACGTAGAGACTGGAGATCCTGTAAATTAATTAGGATTACCTGGGCAGGAGAGCTACCACCGCCATCGTCAGTATCGTCCATGATCCAGACAGCATTTACCCCAGGCAGGAGCTCATGCACGCTACTCTCTACCTCGCCACTCTTAGTCAGCGGTAAGATATTATTAAAGGTAGTAAGCATCCCATCAAGCTCGGCCCAGATAGGATCCTTCTCGGTGACGGTCACGATTGGAGACTCTATCCGCTTTAAGATCGCGGCACGTTGCCAGTCATAGAGTATCTCGTCTATCTCTTCGGGCAGGTTAGGTATAGTATAGTGCTTCATAAGTTAAAAATCTTTAAATAGGTAGGTTATCGCCGAATTCCCATTAAAGTCCCGAACAGCAAGTAAATAGCGTGGGGTCGTCTTAACGTAGGCGGGGATATACGTTTCGCCGAAATTGAAGCAGTACATATTGTTGAGGTCATATTCAGTACTACTCCAATAGGATGCAAGTTGCCATTTGCTGGCTCTAACATTAGGAATCTTTGAGACATTCGGCAGGAGGATCCTTTTAAATTCATCAAGTGTCGGTGCCCTCCAATTTGGACCTAGTGCAGCCATAGCATCTAGCGCTTCTCCCCAAGTCATCTTGCCAAAATCCTCTGGCCAAACCTGTAAATCCTCTATTATTATCACGTCTTCCATAAGTTAAAAGTTTTTTAGTAATAAGCCAATCGCAATCTCTCCAGTAATGTCCCGAACCGCACGCACATAAGATGTGGTGAGCTTAAAGTAGTCGTGAGCATTCCCATTGTAGACGTTGAAGAACCACGCGATGTTGGCGTCACGCTCTGTACTACTCCAATAGTAGGCGAAGGATATAGTTTTTCCAAACAGTTTCTCCCTATTTGGATAGAGTACCTCCCTAAATTCTTCAATGGTCGGCAGGCGCCAACCTGGACCTAGCTTAGCTACTTCAGCTGTAGCTTCGTCCCAAGTCATCTTACCAAGATCCTCGGGCCAAATTTCTAACTCCTCTATTATTAGCGCGTCTCTCATAAAGATATTTATTACATTAAGTCGGAAAGATTCTCCTTGCTAGGAGTCTCTGGCTTGTCCTCCCAATTAGGTGTGATCTTGCCGGGGTGCTCGCGTCTCTGCTTTTTCCTTGGCACAGGTAAGACATCCCCGTCTAGCTTGTCTAACCTGTCTACCCCTGCTTTAAGTAGGAGATTCGTGAGATCCTTCTCCTGTTCTAACCTATACTCTGGCACCGTGATGGCCGAGTTGATTACCACCACCTCTACCCCATAATATCGGAACCAGGCCGGAAAGATCTCCCAGCCTACTCGAGCCAGTCTGTCCGGCGTCTCTACTATAATCACCGACACCTTCTTTTTAATTACATCTTGGATTAGCTCATGCAGACCGGGTCTCCAGTCCAGAGAGAAGTCAGTAGCCGGGCACCAGTCGTCGTAGAGCTTTTCCAGAGAGATACCCCGCTGTGCTGACCAGTTTCGGACTAGTTGTTGTTGTCTCTGCATGAGGGCTCGGTCGGACTCCGTAGTCCCGGCTACCCTACAATAGGCTACAGCCCAGTTATCTCGCACAAGTCTCTTGCCGAGTAGAGCATAGATGTCGTCGTCCCAGTACATCTTACGACCTTTGGCGTCTTCGCTATACCTGATCCTACCTTTCTTGGTCCATGACTTTAGGGTGTTATAGCTACAGCTGAGTACCTCCATTGCTTCCTTTGCCCACATACTTCGTTTCTTTCGTTTATTTATCCCTCTAGAAGCTATCAGATTTAGGGCTAGTTGCAAGTAGATACCTTCTCGCATCGGATTGATAGCCAAGGTTGATAGCTTGGGGGTTTCCCGTTCGGGACTCCGTAGTAAACGTAGGTTGCCCTTGCGGCATTACGGCTCACTAAAGGGATATCGGGGTGCAGTAGACTGTCACCCGTGGTCGGGGTCATTGGGCTAGGTCTGCTGGTATGTTTGGGGTCTCTGCTATCTATAGGATCTCTGTTCCTGGGTCTTGATAGGTAGTGTCCACTCTCTAGAGACTCCTATTCTTTTTCTCCCTATTCTGGTTTCTAGGTATTATAGTCACATAGTGCTGGACTCCGTAGTGACTAGTAAGATAAATAAAAGAGTATGAAGTATATTAAGTTATTTGAGACCTATCAATGGTTAAATAAGGAGAGCTCTGACTCTGACGAGAGGGATTTTATCACTACTGTAGAGTCTCTGTTAGACTGGGCAGGTGGTCCTGAATGGAGCAGTGATTGGACCTGGCTCGAGGATATTTTGATGGTAGATGACGAACCCTTGGAGGAGGGCGAGGCGATTGGTTACCATGAGTTGCTTAAAAGAGGTAGGGATCAGGAGATAGAGGTTTATTCTCAGCAGGTCGAAGGTCAGGTAGATAGCAGTTGGACTCTCGATGGGGTAAGCTTTACTCTTATCTCATGGGACTGGCCTTTTACTAGTGACCTAGGTGACCTAACAGATATTGAGAAAAGGGTAGTGGATCGATTAGTTAAGGAGTTGACTGGGGATCGCGTCATGGACTTGGCGAATCTAGTTGATATTATTGAATACGTCCAGTTGGTGATTAGAGAGAAGGGCGAGGATCCCGATAAGGTGAACTCAACGGGCTTTAAGAACTGGTATCTCTTACAGAGATCGGGTGCTAACTGACCCTAGAGCCGGACTCCGTAGTAATAAATAACTAAAAGGTAGAAGAATATATGTTAAAGTCATTCTATGATTTTGTTAATGAGTCTCACTCTGATCAAGGGTTAGAGGATGCACGACACCTAATGGAACTGGGTATGATCTCAGCCGGTGATTACTATCGAAAGCTGATTGAGCTTCGTACTGACGATATTAAGAGGTATGCAACTGCAGAATTTATAGTCACCTTTACTACTGGTTGGTTGGCTCAAAATGGATCGCGAGAGACTCAAGATTGGATCCTAAGGGAGATACCTAGGGTATTACCCGACGGTTTTCTACTCGATCCAGAATCGGTTGGTCTTGACTCTTGGGAAAGGGCTGACTATGAGGACGATTTGAGAGACGGCTTTGATCCAGAGGAGATATATGGAACCTTTGAAGTTGGGTATCCTGTTTTTGGGGATGAGGATCTTGATGCTAGAGTTGAGGAGAAACTCGATCAGCTCTATCTAGAGATTCATCAAATGGAGGACATGTTTACTGAAGTCGGCATGGATTCTAATTATAAATAACTGGAATAGAGAGTTTAGGCTTAGTCGTGACTCCAGTCGCTAGTGTCTTCAATAGTGTCATCATCCACTTCCTCATTGAACCCATCAATGATCTCAAGGATATCCTCTACCTTAAGTATTGATATTGGACCGTTATATGACCAGGTAGCATCATACGAGTTTTCATCATCTTCGTCTTCATCATCTTCGTCTTCATACCCTTCTTCAAAGTCCCGGTTAGCATAGAGTGCTCTTAGCTCAAGAGAGGAGTCTCCGCCGAGGTAGACTACCACGGTTACCGGGTCGTCATACTGCCGCTCATACTCATAATTATTATAGTGGTTCTGTGCCATGTTTACCAGGTCTGAACTAAGTGTAAACTCAATCGTGTTATAGGGAGTTTTGTAAACTACTGGTTTTCCCCAAATATCAGGTTCTGCAAGGTGTCGACTCTCTAGGTCCTGTAGTAGACTATCTACCCATCCAGTAGGGTCAATCTTCTTAGCTCCTCTTGTAAACTCAAGAGGATCGATTAGTCCCAAGTCAAGCAGATTTTGTAGGTCACCTGGACTCAGCTGACCTGAGGGCTCTTCATTTTCGTTTATCCATTCCTGAAATCCTTTAATCATGACGGGTCTCTATTTTTTTTTTATTTATCAACCAGATTGGACCCAGAGTCGGACTCCGTAGTCCCAGTAGTGGTGTCATGGAAGATCTGACCTAGGTGAAACATGTTTCGTAGGGCAAGTATCCGCTCTTCTCGGGTCTCTACTGTACTCTCTAAGCGGGTAGCAAGCTCTTCGACTATCATAAGTTCTAGATTAGGCGAGCTGAATCCTTCCATTCGGTGCACGCTCTTTACCAATTCTTCTCCTAGACTCTCCAAGTTATTTTTCATGCTCCTTCTTTTTAACCTGTTCAAACCAATCTTTAGGATTTTTATATCCTTGTTCTTTGGATATAAATGCAGTTTCTAAATACTGCTCAATGATAGATGGTATTTGTTCCTGTTGCCATTGAGCACCTGCAATCCAGTTATCTGTTTTACAGATGTTCGGGTCTGCAAGATTGGCTGCAACCTCTTCAATCGTTTCTTGTTTAGGTTTACATTCCTCACAGTACAGGTCTTCGGTTAGTCCTTCTGAAATGATTACATAACATTTTCCACAAAGTGTTGCTCCTCTACCATTATTAAATTTATGTATGGGTTTAGGTTCTTCTTGTGGAATAATTATTTTGTAATCAAAAAATCCTTTAGGATAATCATCTATAAATTCTACAACATGATGTCTTTCTTTAAAAACCTCAACTTCTTCACAACTTGGATTATTCACAAACCATTCTAAAAACTCATCATCAATAGCTTGTACACCATCTTTGATAAGGTCTTGGTCAGTTGTTAGGATAATTACATTTTGCTTTTCTCCGTATTGAGCACCACTAGAGTTCCTTGGTTTATTTAAGTACTTATCTAAATACCATTGGTCAACTCCTTCTTTAATTTCTTCTAAATTAGTGATGTAGATGTTTTGATTTATATTAAACCCATTTTTTTGTTGTGTAAATTCTATACTTGTAAATGATAATTCTTCACTTATATTTCTATACAATATACTTGGTTTGTCTGTTGGTAAAATGTGAATGTTTTTCATAATATTAGTTTTTGCTTGAATTATTATACTAAAGTGATACTATATTTTAAAAATCTACTTGATCCTAATCTCTTCGATTGAGCACTGACCAAACTCTTCTAGGTTGCTGTGTGCTGACCACGTATTCAGTGACAGATTGTATGTTGGAGAATCCTCGTCATCTGTGTCACTAAATGCTTTGGCAACATGGTCGCTCATGGCTCCAAGAACTCGATTTGCCTTTTTGGCATACTGGTTAGCGTCTTCCCTTTTATAGAAAGCCTTTAGGTTTCGGGTGTAGTGTGAGTCCCAGCTCGAAAAACTGGCCGTGACTAAAAATATCTTTTCCATATATAGAGTTATTATACTAAAAAAGATAAATAACTAAAATAACTTCTAAATATGTCGTTTATCAATTGGGGCTCAGAGAGTCAGGAACAAAAGGAGATCCGCAAGAGGATAGAGGAACAGATGCTATATGAACAGGCTGTGTATCGTGCATCACTTGCAGCTACGGCAGCCGTTGGAGGCGGGGGCCAAGCTAATAATCTACCTCTATCTGGTGATCTTACCCTAGTCTTTACTGACTTTGTGACAGTTGATCTCATCCTAGCTGGTGGATTCGATAGTCTCCCTGACTGGAATACTGCACTTGTAGATTCAGGCACTCCATATACCTCAATTATTGTTGATGAGCCGAATTTTACAGTATACTTAAGTGGCGGCTCAGGTATAACCCTGACTCCGCATGCTTTTGATGGAGTGGTTGAAGGGTCTACTGGCCTAGGCGATGATCTAGTCTCAATTGTAGATACGGGTAGTATTATTGCAGCTAGCGGTTGGGCTTTTTATTATTGTGATCTTCTTCAAACGTGTATCCTGCCTGCCGTGACTACTCTTGGTGATAATGATTTTGAGGGTTGTACTCTACTTAATGAGCTTCTCTTGCCTGTAGTAACTGAGGTTGGATTCCAATGTTTCTATGGTGCATTTAATACTGCCACATCACCAATCACATTTGACCTGCCGTCGTGTACCTCATTTGGCACCCAAGCATTTACTTCGTACGACGGTGAATACTATAGTGGAACTACTGAAGTAGACACACCAACAGTATTGACAGCTACCTTTGCTAGTACCGTGATTGCAAACCCTGATGTAGTATTATTCCTTGCACAAAATACTGGTGTAGCGGCAGTGTATGTTTAAGCTAGAGGATCACCTATGGAGAGATATATTCTCGGCAGAAGATGAGATCCAATTAGATAGAGCAATACCTGACCTTACCCGAAAGTACAGTCGACAAATCTTACGCTATGGGGTTTCAAAGTATCAGAACAATCTTGTCTCAGTCGAGGTACCTCAATACCTGCTAGATTTAGCTAGTCGACTTACTCAGTTAGGCATGCTTAAATTTGTTCCACAGGACTATACAATTAATATCTACAAACCAGGTGATTCAATTGGTTATCATATTGACCTCGGCGACGACGATACAGTTATCCTAAATCTACTCTGCCCAGTCACCTTTAACCTAAAAAAGGGTGCAGAACTGGTCTCCTTTGAGTTTCCGCAAAGATCTGTTTTTTTGCTGACTGGTGAGTGGAGAAACCTTTGGGAGCACTCGATTGAACCAGTAAAAGACCGCCGATTATCTATTGTTTTTAGATAGTGATAGTAATAAATCACCTAAATAATGTAGGACTAGTCTTGACCGTGTCAGCTTCCATGATAAATAATAAAAATAGAAGAATTATACTATGAACTACCTATTAAATTATAGAAAATGGAGATCTATCTATGAGGCAGAAGAGTCGAGTGAAAGCCAAAAATCCCTTGTGTTACTCTCTGGACCCAGTGCGTCAGGTAAGACCTACTTTGCAATGAACCGACTAAAGGCAAAACACTGGTATTCTGATCTTACTGCCAAGACAGTGCTGATTGGTACTGATAACTTTAATGACAATACAATAGGTCCTATCTTTATTAAACTAGTAGAGGATTCAGGTATGCCAGCCCTTGCCAAGATTGCAAGCCAAGTTGACAGTCCTCATATCCTTAAGTTATACGATACTGAGTTTGCACAGTGGAGCAAAAGCGCAAGTCCAGAGGAGAAGAGCAAATATGAAGAGCTTGAACGTGTTGCGGGATACGATCCAAAAAAGTGCAAGGCAACTGTTAGGAAGCAACAGGGAAAGGATGGTGACGGACGTGTTAGTGCCATGGCATGGGCAGCACACCTATTGCCTGCAACTGAAATACTTTTTGATGATATCGGCGACGCAATCAAGAACTACTATGCTGAAGGAGAGATCAGTGACGTTCTTCTTTTTACTCCGCTAGACTACTACTTAGGTAATATAATTTCTCGTAATGGGAGCAGTAATAAGGCAGAGAAGATAGACACATCGAATCGAGACGCAGGTATCTATCAGTATTGTGACTGGTATAGAGCAGTCGCTGAACCTGACTTAGATGATAAGCAGTATTCTGCTGAGGACATGAAAAGCAAGCTTGAAGCCGCCGGTTACTCAAATTCTGATGAACTTCTTCGACTCTTAGGAGTCACTCCTGAACTTGAAGAAGGTTTCTATATTGGATTAAAAGACTGGGTAAAGCCTAATACTATCATTAATTCGCGTGACAAGAGCACCGGACGCGCGCAATCAGTCGATGACTTTAATTCTTTCTCAGCTCTTCTATAATAAGTTCTAGATTAGGCTAGCTAAAACATTCCATTTGCTTTCCACTCTTTCCAAGTATCGAAGTCCTTGAGTTTTTCAAGGTCCTCTCTGCTGTAAATCTTATCAGTATTCTCAGCATACCATTGGGCTCCAGCTATCCAGTTCTCAGTCTTGCAGATATTTGGATCTGCTAAATTTGCTGCAGCACGCTCTATCTCTTCCGTATTCATGTTATTTGTCTACTCGATAATAAACTGGCTCCTCTACTCTAAGATATTTAGGAGGATCCATCTTTCCGCCCGCTTCTATCCATGTGACTAAGGTTGCAAGTAGAATAACTGTTGCGATTGATGTGATGTATAGTGAGATCTTAAAAGATCTAGGTGTCATATCTCCAAGGGCAGAGATCACTAGTGCAGCGGCGATTGTTGCAGCCGTTGAGAGGACAAGTAAAGTTGTTAAGTATTCCATAATCCTTATTTTACCTGAATCATTTTAATTGTTTTGCAGTTAAGCCACTTAGTTATTGGTGAACCAATAAAGAGCCCGATATAATCTTCAGTACCAAAGGGTTCATCTTGTAGAGTCATTGTTAGTCCATCAAAGAATGATGCACCAGATGTCCAAATTGATACATGATAGACTGACCCATCAATCACTAGTCTATATTGAGATAGCCCTCCCATAAATTGAAAGTCATTAAGGTGTTCTACCTTCACCTTACCTCTACGTAGGAGCCGATAGAGTTTCCAGCGGTTCTTCCAATAGTGAGGTACAAAGAACATCTCGTATGCTCCCCAAAAAGGTAGGCACATAGTTGGTATCATTAGGATACACGCGATTACTATTCGAAGGGTCGCATTGCCCTCCTTTACAAAGTGTTTAGTCATTTTCAAATTCTCCTTTAATCTTATTTAGTGATTTTTTACTTTACTTGAATCATCGTAACACTTTCCACTCCACGATAGATAAGAATGTGAACAGTATCATCAATAGTTATCTTATATAAACCTTTATAAACTTCTTCAGACAACTTTTCAATCTCTAAACGATTAACGTGATCTGGAGTAGAGCCGTCAAGTTTCTTAACAGAATTTCCTGGTGACTCTTGTGGAAAACTACATGCCATAAATACTAACGGCAATACTAATAGTAACTTTTTCATATGTTTATTATTCACCTTTCAGAGTTTTTAATTGTTCCTCAAGCCTTTTAATTTTAGCTTCATCACTTTCCTTTTTATCCTGATCACGCTTAGCAATATACTTAGCTACCTCATCCGGTGTAGATAATCTAAACTCGACTCCATACACTTCTAATTCTTGATGGTCACAGTGCCAATCACATGCAACATAGTTGGCGCCTTTTGAGTTTAGCTCAACTAGTGTAGAGATAAGCTCATCGATTTTGACAAGACCTGCTTCTAAATAGAGAGCATCTCCAAATGTCTTAGTGTCTGAGTGGATATCCCAATCTAATCCTAAGTCTTCTTCTGATCGAGCTACAATGTCTTTGCGCCCAATACTCTTTAAGTTAAAAAATATTTCCTTGCTCATTTGTTCCAATCTATTTTAGGACAGTACTTATTATATTTAGCCTTGATAAATTCAATAATAATGCTCTGCTTCTCTTCGTATGGTACATAGTCAGGGTTGCGGATATTGTCTCCATTCTCGTCCCAAATCCACTCACGTTGAGTGTGTCGGCGATTATCTCTTCTCTTTTTATAGAGGTGAAGTATGATAAAAACTATTGAGGAGATGATTGTAATCATCCAAATAAGGATTCCAGTTCCTTGCCAAATACGAAATGTTGTATTAGGATTGAACCAGCCCCAAAAGAGGTATGTCACTGGAAATATTGCTAGAAAAGCAATAAATACTATTCCCCAAAGAACAGCTCCTCCAAGTAGACGCAATGGCCAATCATCAGCCTTTTCTTTAGCCATAACTAATGGCAAGGAGATTAGACCTACTGGTGCAAGAAATACCCACATGATTACAAGCTTCCAAAAGTATGGACATAGTGTTTGAGGCATATCCTTTGCCATGTAGAACCAGCGATATAACTGAGCTGAGATACTGTTGTGATTTAATTTCATAATTTATGTTTTTAGTTATTATACTACTTTATTCTATTCTTTTCTCGGTCGACCTCAACTTTATTTAAAAAGGCCACGAATTCATGGATAATCAGTTCATCACTCATTCCCTGATGTCTAAGCTCCCAGCCCATCACAAATGCATCGTTAATTTCTCGCTCAGTATATCTAAGATCCTTTATGAAATTGTATACTTTAGAGTGACTTGGCTTCGCATCCTTATGCTCCTTTGGATAATTCCACTGCTTGCCTTGGCTATCAGTAATATCGAACTCGCCATCAATAAATGCATATAACCCATCAATCATAAGAGTTACGCATACTTCACCATATTGATCCTGAATCTCGATCTGATAATTGTTGATTTTTATTGCACTTAAGCAGTCACCTTCGTAATTAATTAATCCTAGTTTTTTCATTTCTATTTAGTTATTTTATCGTAATTTAATTTCATCAATTGTTGGACTGTTGATCTTTGTAGTAGTCGGTGATTTAGTGTTAACCACTTCTGCAATCTTAACGAATTGTAATACCTTTGCCTCCTCAACATTTGGATTTCCACGAAGACTCTCGATATAGTTAATATGTTTCGACTTGTCTCCACTTTCATGTATCTCAATCTTCCAGTCAAGCCCAACTCTCTTTACTAGAGAAACATAAGTTGCATCAGATGGTGGAACAATTGTTTGAACTGGTGATGCACATACTCCGTATGCAGTGTTATAATAACTTGAGTTAAGTGCGCTGCCTCCTATAATTATACTCATTGCTCTAGTGAATTTGGATAATATAATAGTGTTGGATTCTTCTTCTGTATGTCAATATTAGGATACTCCTTCTTAAATGTCATCACATCGAATTTCTTAGTAATTAGGTGGTGACCATTTCTAGTTGGAATGATCGCCTCGATCTTTGGTCCAACTTCGTGGCCAATTGGCATTCCTACTTCATCAAATTTGACTTTAGTAAAAGGCATACATTTATATTCAATAAATGCCATCATCAATGGGCTAGCTTCATGCTGATCATCGACATCAATGATCCACCGCTTCTCTTGAGTCTTGACTTGGCCTACGACTGAATCGAAGAGTCCTTTTTGATTCTGAACTCCATTTCGGATACGTTCAGCAAGGGCAACCATCATGTTCAGTGAGACTTCCGACTGGTTCTGTTTTTGCACATGAATATAGGCTCGAGCCTTAAACACTTCGCAGAGCTGCTTGACCTCATCCCAACGTCTCTCTAGGTGATCCATATTCTCGATACAATACGTTTTAATGGTTCTGACTGACTGATGATTGTCGCGTTCCCCTTCAGGCTGGTCCTTCTTACGTTTAAACACATAGAGCATATAAAAGTCTCCTGGTTCTGAGAAGTTAAGTAAGGGTCTTATGAGTTCCAAGTTGTCTATCATAGTTATATTATACTAAATAATTAGATAAATAAAAAATATGAAGTACATTAAAATTTACGAAGATTATACACCAACGAGTAAAGTCATAGTTGAAGGGTCGTATTCACCAAAGGCTGGAGACTATGATGGTATGCACTCATTCCAATCTAGAAAAAAAGATGGATTTGGAGGTAAGATGAATACTAAAGTAAATGAAGCACTTCTAAAATTCTATAAGGAGACTCATAAAAATCCTACAATTACTAATATTGAAATTAAGATGGATGACTCCTCTTGGAAAGTAACATGGAAGGTGACTATCGAAGAGAGCCGAGACGGCAAAGCATGGATAGGATTGACTAGTCGCGGTGGAGCTGGTAAAAAGGATGGACTTACTGGATCAGTTGAACGAGCTAAACGTCAAATTGATCGAAAGAAGAAAGATCTTGCCTCAGAATTTAGTGACTCTGCACTTGAAACCAAAGAGGTAAAGGATTTTGGTTGGCAAGGTAAGGGTGCATATATTCGTCAGATCTTTGTAATATACACTAATCCCGCAAAATACCCTGCAATAAAACCGGATACCGATAATAAACAGATTGCTTAATTACTCTACTATCTTTTCAACATATGTACAGGTCTCACCAACTTCAAATCCTTTTTCAATAAGTAGAGGCAAGGACGCAGGTTTACACCATGCATAAATCAAATAGCTTTTAAACTTTAGTTGAACATAGTCCCAACGAGCATCCCAAAGCTTTCTAAATATTCCTTTACGTCGATGATCCTCATGGACCCATGCATCTAGGAATTTAATCTTTGTGTTCTCTTCACGCTCCATGTAAATATGGCCGACTATTTCTCCATTGACCATCGCAATCCAGGTCTCAAGTTGTTGTGCATTGCTTTTTAGATGCACAATCTTAATGTCATCAATTATTGTTGTCATATTCTATAATTAGTGCGGATTCAAGTCCTTCAAAGAGACCAACATTTACAAAGAGTCTAGGATGAGAGAACTCATCAACTGATTGAAATTCGACAGTTTGTCCCTCTTTAATTGAGTCAGTTACCTTAATAATAGGAATAACTTTGAATCTACCATACGAAGTCAGGTATTCAACCATCAATTCATTATCCTTATTTACGATCCTTCCTATCATCGTCTCCGATTTTTTGCAAAAAAGTTTTTATCTTCTCATCCACCTCGTTCATCATCTCACCATCACAAGAATTCTTCCACTTTCTAATATTACCGTCTTCCCTTTCAGATTCAAGGTAGATTTTACCGCGTTCAACCAGGCCATTTGAGTAGCCATATCCACCAAACCCATGCAGGGCAAGTACCTCCTTTAAGAGTTCAGCGGCTTCGTCACCATCCATTAAAAACTGTTTGCGCACCGCTCGACCCAATTCCAGGTCGTTCGGATACTTTTTGATTAGGTCTTTCATAGTTAAGAGTTATTTGACATACCGATTACTGCAATTACCGCAGTCACAACAATCGTGATAATAGCGAGTGTAATATTTGCTTCCCATGTCACAATGGCTAAGATTGCTGGAAAAAGAAGGTTAACATCACACTTGTCATGATTATAGACATTGTCAAAGAGACTGAGCAACATTCCGATTAGACTTAAGATCGCGATTGTAATTACCATAGTATTTTAGTTTTAATTATTATACTTTAATTCTTAATTAGTTTTAACTTCCAAAACCCATCTTTTTATTTTCTTTTACTTTAGGTGCCTTCTTAAGTTCTTCAAGAGAAGCCATAGTCTCTTCAAATGTTCTGCCCATTACGATAACTGAGACTACTACTTCCTTTAGATGAGAGAGTGACATGCCTTCTGTTCGCTTTACCCATTCATTAAGGTCAATCTTTGCCAAGTCATCCTCATTTAATTTATTGGTGATATACGCTTGTCTAATTTCAGCATTAGGTAACTCAATCTTATATCGGCGATCAAATCTAGATGGTCGATTAGTCACACGTTCCTGTAATTTTTCTGGATAGTTAGTAGTCGCAATGTATACTACTCCCTCAATCTGTTTGACTCCATCTAGGATATTTAAGAGTTGAGACGTAGAGTATCTGTCCTCACCAGCAAGAGCATCTATATCTTCTAGGATAACAACAAGTGGTCGAGTAGGTTCAATTTTACGAAATGTTGGAATAAACTCAATAAAGTAGTCGATATCATTTTGCGACTTGATATTGATTACGATACCATTAAGCTCCATTAGCATGTTAGCTAGGATCTGGATAATACCTGATTTACCACAGCCCGGTTCTCCATACATTAGGATACCTCGTTTATGTATAAAGTTATAAGTACGATAGACCTCTGCTCTGGTCCAAAAGTTTTCAATATCTTTCAGAATATCAATAATCTCTGGTGAAGGCAAGTGATATAGCTCATCGGTCTTGAAGGGTTGCTTCTTTAAGGTATGTGAACCGATCGAGTTATTGTAATCTATTTCATATACTCCAGCTGGTACCTGGTCAACTGTGATATATGCTGGTGCAAACTCTTCGTTTTTTAAGTTGCTCCAGCAACAGGGCACAGTAAGATCCTGTGATTCAGGTTCACCATTAAGTTCTTCTCGAATACGGTCGATTTCGTGCACGATATTTCTTTTCTTCATGTGCATATTATACTATATAGAGATCTATTTTTAAAATTAGAGTAGGATAAATAACTAAAATAACTTTTAAATATGTCATTTATTAACTGGGGATCAGAGAGTCCAGAACAAAAGGAAATCCGACGCAGGATGGAAGAACAGATGATGTTTGAACAAATGTCATACAGTGCAGCAGTTGCTGCAGCTGCAGCTGCCGGAAGCGGTTCACTGCCTCGAACAAAACAGGGTCAAACTTCATCGTATACCTATGAATCTGAAACTGGCCAATTCTATATTGGGATAATGGATTTTGAAAAAGGGTCACTTCCTGCAGTATTTAATACTGGTCTTAATACTAGCGAAGATTGGTATTATGATGATAATAACTATGCTGGAACGTATGTTGTTCAAGATAGTGGTTATCTAATGACCTTTAGTAATAATAGTTCAGCAGATAGAGTATTCTTCTTCTTTAGTGCAGGAGGTGCACTTATCGAAAAATTAGAGCTCACAACAAACGACACTGACGTATTTGGTGCAAATGGTAATTTTATTGTAGTATGTGATTGGGATGCATACAAAATATGGTGGTTCGATGGATTAGAAGTAAAGACTTCAGACTTATCAGAAAACACGAATAGTTGGGACTATATAGGTGCAAATGTATCAGGATTTTTTATAACTTCGTATACTACTGAAGGAGCTACTGATTTCTACAACGTCTTCTTTATTGATGGATCTGGATTAAATCAAATACTTGAAAGAGATGTAACTAGTCCGACTAATTCATATTCACTAGAGGTATATGAAAACGCAAATATCTTTAGACTATTTAATTATAATGATACCCCTGGTGAATATACCCATATTTATTATTATGATACTGCTGGAGTTGAACTAGCCGATCTTGATGTGTCCGCTGGAAATTATGTTAGCAAATTTATAGATGTTTTCGGTGCAGGTAAACACGTCGATACTTTCTACAATGCTACTGAGTACTGTATCTGTTATTACGATGAGGCAGTCGGAGACTTATTAACAACTACTCATGATAGAGTAGACTATCCTAATTTTATAGTTACAGGTCAATATAGAAATAATGGTAGTCAATTCAATACCTTGACTGAGAATGGATTAATTACTTTCTCAAGCGACGGTCTTGGGTCGATTAAAGATTTACAAAATGTGACCCATTGTGATTTTATTCGCTTACATGACGGGCTGGCTGACTTAGATCAAATAGTTCCATTCGCTGATAATGAACCAAAGGCAATCAATTGGAATATTATTAAAGTCGCCGACTCAATATTCGTGCCAAATTGCCCAGACACTGATGCAGTTTCACCTCAACTAGCATACTTAACTTTTACTAGCATAGGTACGAACTTTAATACTCTATTAATTTCATTTGATGATTACGATTATTTTAATACTGACATATTAGGTAATCGATATCTAACTGATGCATGGCTAGACACTGGGCTGGAACCTGGAACCTATTTTATAACAAATAAAACAGGTGCTGATTATTTAGAGTACCAATATGACATTCGAGATTCAAATTATCTTGATGATGAAGGAGATGTAGTAGCATGGAGAAACTCAAGTGATACTACTTTTCAATCATATTATTTAACAACAGAAGATCCTATACCATTTGAGGCAAGTATATTACCTCCATTTGGGAGAATCCAGACAACTTCAACATATCGTCAAGAGGATAAGCTGTATCCTGGAAATCTCTTGATCCAGAGCGGAGAAGGTAGTCGATTGTATCTATTTAATGATATTGGTGAAGATAATATAGTATATGGCGGAGATGACATGTATGATGTCGGAAACAAATTAAATACTAATCTTATAGTTGAGATAGCATATACGCATACTCAAATGGTGGACACTCCTGAGGATGATGATATAGAAGCTTTACCGAGTATGTTTGAAATGGACGGAGAAGTAGTAGACGGTATTACACAATTTGGAGCAGGATCGGAATACTTTACTAACCTATATCCTGGACTATTTACAATGGTTGCTAAGGGCGTAGATATCACTGAATTTTTTATAGATGGCAGCACTGGACTTGACAGTAATGGTTATAATACACTTTATTCATATGAAGTAACAGTAGGCGGTCATGATTATACTGCATTCCTAAAGACTACTACTGGTGGAGGTAGTGACATGGACGGCGAGTCTGATCCAACTATTAATCAAATCATAATTGTAAATGCACAAGATGTAGCACTAATTCAAGAGATCGATGAAACCGTTGATACTAATAATGATTATCATAAGATACTTGGACTAGATACTGCTGGTGTAACTGAAGTACACTACTTATTAATGGCAACATATAATAAGTCAGTTCAGCACGGATTTACTGAAACAGATTTTACTAATGTGGTTAACCAGTATTTAGATATCGTTGATGGTTTATCAATATCGGCTACCTTAACTGCACTAAATGAAGATTATTCTCTTATCACTGACCAAATTGAAGACACTGAATCATATACTTTAACTTTAGTTAAAGCAGACGGAACCGTACTCGAAAAGGATTCAGTATTCTATAATGAAGGATTGGATTTAGGACCGACTATGTGTGCCTGTGCATACAATAACGCAGATGGTTTTGCATGTGTCGACGTATACGATATTGACTTAGAGTTAATTTCAACTTATGTATCTAATGAAACTAATGTAAATACCGTTAGAATAATTGATAATCGATTATATATCATAACTAACTATTTTGATGAAAATGAGGATGAACATACTGTTATGGCAATAATGCGAGGAACTTCATTTATCAAGAAAGAATACATACACAATAATGACTGGCGAACATCCAACGATTATGCAGCTTGGTACTAATTAAAAAAATTAAACACTTATGAAATATTTTATTGACGTTACAATAATAGATTTAAAAACAAATAATGTTGCTCAGAAAATGAATTACGATGTTAACTGTGCAGAAGATGCAGTAGTAACAATCGAGTCTGTGAAATCTGAATTATCACAATGGGTTACTATTCCTCGGGATACGGTCTTGCTAAATGAAAAGGCTAAGATTAAGGGAAGTACGCAAGAAGACTCAGCAGTAGTTAGTGATAAAACTCGAGTTTATTATACTGCACATCTTCAACAGAAGGTAAAAGATCAAAAATAATTAACTGACGATCGGGATAATTACCCCTTCAACAAACCTTTGCATATCCTCGATACTAATAGTGTCGAGGGTATCTCGTTTAGTATGGCAATTAAATAACATGTCGTAGTCAAGATAAGATTCTCCCCACTTTACTGGACTTGTGCCCTCATCTAAAATAGGTAAAGGGTTAATCACAACTGAGTCGATTCCGTTCCTCCTAAAGATTACTGAGTCATTGAATGGCGTACTAACTATCGGACAACTGAAGATCCCTCTAATATGATCCTGTAATTTACCAGGATAGTCTCCAATAAAGAAGGTGGAACCTCCGCGACCAGTCAGCTCAAGATTAAGGATCCAGCTAATTTCACCAAACTCTCCAGCATTAATCTGATCCGATAAATATTGCGAACCTAATCCACCAACCTCTTCTCCATCTAATAGGACAACTGTAATTTCAGGTTTAAGTAACTTGGTTGCAATCGCATTAATTACTGAAGCTGAATTATCGTTTGCATTATCTATATCGGGATTTACGATATCATGATGAGCAGTGATAATCCTATTTGAACTTCCTCGAAGAACAATATTAAACCCACTATTCTCGCGATCTACTTCGAATTCATGCAGTTCGGGGTTTAGTCCAAGGTCGTCAGCCAGGTCCATTAAGAATCTTACTCGAGGAGATCTTTCGAGTCCGTTAGAGTAGATCGAACCTGAGTTACGAGCTTTACACAAATCATATATCTTGTCATACATGATTATATTATACTATATTCATTAATATAAATAACTAAAATAGTATAGAGTATGTCATTTATTAATTGGGGAGAAGAATCACAAGAACAATTAGCTGCTCGTAAAAGAATGGAAGAGATTATGATGTTTGAACAAGCTGCGTTTAATGCAGCAACTGCAGCGGCTGCAGCCGCTGGATCAGGTGGATCAGGTGGAATTAAATCTAATAAATACGTCGTTAATGGATATGTTGAGGATGGATATTTTGAATAATCATTAAAAAATAAAACAATAATATGGGAATTACAACAAGAGACTTTGGACCTAATGCAAAAGGTTCCAAGTTGTCTATCGAAGAGATGGATGAAAACTTTAACTATCTTTATGATTTGGCATCAGAAGGTGGCGGTTTAGGAGCATTACCTTTGTCTTTTACTGAGTTAACTGATTTAATATCAACTAGTTCATTTGTAATAGGTAAATATTATTTAATTACTGATTATCAAACAATTTATGATCAACCAGATTATGATAATGCAGGTCTTCCAAAGACAGTTGTTTCAACACTAACTGGTATAACAGAACCTTTGATTGTTACTGCGGTAAGTAATAATGAGATATCAAGTCAAGTTTATTCTTCATTATTTCCTAATGATATATTAGAGTATGACATTACATTTACTTCTACTGAAATAATGAATGCTCCTGCTAAAGGAAGAATTACAAGCAGAACAGATGATAATAAAAATATTACTAACTATGATAATAGAGCTGTATCTTTTAAAAGATATGAAACTATTTCTGGTAGTGGTATCTATGATTCATATAAAGATACTGGATTTAATAGCAATGCAAATATTAAAACTTTTCAACCCAATAGCTGGAATAATAATTTAGAAAATTTCTACACAACAGACAGTTCAGCAATTCAAGATTTTATTTTACCTAATAATGTCTTTGGAGAATACACTTATGATAATAAATTTGGTAACTACTTTATCAATAATACATTTGGCGATTTTACTTATGATAATGAGATTAATGAAGAATGTTATAATAATGTAATAGGTGAACAATTCTTTAAAAATATTATCGGTAATGGTTTTTCTAATAATGTTATTTCAACAGAGTTTAAAAATAACCATATTCTTAATGGTTTTAGAAATAATGTAATAGGAGCACAATTTCAACAAAACTCAATATTATCTGGATTTAGAGAAAACATAACTGCAGGAGGATTTACATTTAATCAAATAGGTTATGACTTTAGAAATCCTGGTATTACAATTGGATCTGGTTTTATTAGCAATAGAATAGCTAATAACTTTGGTCCTAATACAGCCATTAGTACTAACTTCTCAAGTAATGTAATTTTTGATAATTTTCAAAATAATACTATTGATGATGACTTTACTAATAATAATATTAAAGTAAAATGTGATAATGTATTACCAGCAAGTTGGGCATCTCAACCTAAAGTTTATACTGCTTCTTATTGTGAAATAATCAATGGTTTTGATGCAGGAGGTATTGCTGAAACACAGTGTATTTTGGGATTTTATGATTCATCACTTGGTACTTTTTCTTATTCAGGACTTTAAATAAATAAAAATGGACAGTTCTATAGTATTCTACATGGACCAGTTACGAAGATTTGAATAACCAGTGATATATTGACCTTTGTAACTACGTGATTCTGATTTTACTTAGTAAGTGGCTTATTACTTGAGATTCATGGTCCCAACCCAATGCTGACCCTTCACTATTATGGGTATACGACCAAGTCATTGGATTCTTACCATGATAATTTACTACAACTACTTCAAAGCCTTGCTCACGCAGGGCTTTTATGTTATTACGATATTCCTCTTGTGAGGCTTGTAGTTTAGCAAGTTTTTTAGGACCAATATAGTTATTTCGCATCCGACCTAGTAAATCTTGGCGAGCAGCCTAGGTGAATAGCTACACTAAATGATTTATGCAGACTCTTAGGAACTTTATGTTTCTTTAGAGTCTCAATAATAATTGTTTGAAAAGTCTCTTCATCTATTTCATAATCATCAAATGGAATCTCTTTTTGACCTCGATCATTGATTGTAGCATCTTCTACAAGCTGGTCAAAATCTCCTTGTGGAGTAGAGTTGGCAAAGAGCTCTCGATAACAATCAAAAAGAGCATCATCTATCTTATTCTGTTTCATGATAGATTATACTTGACACTAAGAAAAAGGTTTAGAAACCGTCAGTAGTAATTGATTCACCGCTAGTGATTATATCCTTGATTTGTTCTTCACTATCTATCGCTCTAGCGAGTTGAGGATAGGCTCCTCTGCCTGCACTTGCTAAGATCCTTTTAAGTCCTCTTCCTGGATCATTAATTAGTCGGTCGTTGTTATTTAATAACGTAGTCTTTTCATCATCCGTAAGATTAGGAAGTAGGATATTCATGATTCGTGCTGAGAAAGTTGAGAGAACTCCGAACTTCATATAGAGTTCAAGTACAGTTTCTCTAGAAAGTTTAGTAGATAGCTGATCTCTAATAATTCCAACTATAACGTTTCGAATAGCCACCTCAACATCTAGATCTATTGTATATGTTGATTTTACAAGAGATGATAGAAGGTCAGAAGGATTAGAAGTATCTATGTTTAACTCAGTTACGATATTCTTAATCGTATATTCAGCATCTAGACTATTCATCATAGTCGTTACTAGGCTTTCTGGATATCCGAGCTTAGTAAAATGTTCAAATGGATCTCGAGATTTTGTAATATTATCATCATTCTTATTATGAGACGTATCAATAGTCCTATTTGAGTAAATAGTTGTTCCAGTTATATGCATTAAGTCAGTAACCGGTAAATTAAAGTTAAAAATATTAAATTGTAAAGAACCCTTTGCTCCTCCATATCTCTTCCAATATCCTTGTCTACGGTTAATACACCAGTCGGCAACCGAACATAATTCTATTTGAGCATGTTCAGTTCGGATACTCATTGCAAGGTATCCATCTCTATTATAAAGGATGCCGGCTTCCGGTTGTAGTGCACGAAGAGCGTTTACTTTACTTAAAACGTCTGAATTATATAATCCATCGGCCTTTTCTTCAATCCATTTTAGGTATGGCGCCCCTTCTCTAAATGCATTAGACTTAAATAATAGAGAAATCCGATTATTTGTAATTTTTCCTGTTTCAGGATCTTTAAAATCGCCAGCTTCTGCATCCGCTTCATCAATTAGCTTTGCAGCTTTATAGAGACGGTCAATCATTTCAGGAGGCATACTCTTAATACTTCTACGAAGATCGCCATTTACTTTATCAATAACCCATCGATATTTTCTACGCTCTTCAATATTATTGAACTGATCCATTAAGGCTTCTAATGGGTTTACACCATTTACTACTTCCGACTTTGAATACTCTTCAATTGTCATTGGCAGAGTATTTAGTGAACCTGCATTATCTTTAATTTTAGTATAGAGTTCTTCCAATCTATCAGGTGTAGCCTTGTGATCAAGATAAAATAGAAGAAATGCATAAACATAACCATCATTTCCTTTTACTATTTCCCTTATTTTATTATACATTTTATTGTCGACTGCCTTTTGTTCGACTTCAGGTGTGATCTCTTCGATATTGTTCTTTTCAACATATCTCTTGATAAGTTCGCTTTTTGCAGCTTTCACGTTTTCATTCAATTCGCCAGTATTACACCACTGCGAAAAATTTAAAATTCCATTCATACTAAAATAAACTGTTTTATAGACTTATTTATCTTGAAGATTGTACTCTTTATTTTTTGATTTCATCTAAATATCGAGATAAATAACTAAAATAAATCTATTTTTATGGCTAGAAAGCATATTAAGACAATGAACGAAAGATTCATGATGAGTGATACTGACACTAAACCTACGACTGCACCACCAGTAACAGCGCCACCGTCAACTCGACCATTTAGACCAGTGCCAACTAAGAGACCTAACGAAAAGACCAAGGGCAAACCGATGGCTGAATATGAAAACATGATCGATTTATTCTTTGCTGAATTAGAGAAGATTAAAGATACGCCAGAAGGAAAAGAAATGATCAAAAATTTACACAATAAATATGCAAAATAAAGTATTTGATTTTAAATCCTTCATTAACGAAGTTTCATTAGAAGGAAATCGCGGAATTCCAGGAGAAGCTGGAGATACTTCTCCATCATGGTTGAAAAAAGTAGACGCTGAAAAAGGTGCTCGAATGGCAAATTTTGAGAGAGAAAATCGCCAAGATATCATGAGATTCATGCAATTAGTTGGCCAGTCTCAACAACTTCAAAGAGGTCACGAAGAAGAACTATCTACCTTAGCAGAAGAGTCATTTAGGACTCTTTTTAAAAGTTTACTTGATGATGTCATATTAGATTTTAAAATAGGCGAAGATTCTAAAGAAATTATTATGGAAACGCCTGAAAAAACTAGTGTTGAGGCAAAAATAGAGGAGATAACTGATGAAAGGATACTTGCTGCGATTGAAGTAAGAAAACTACTACGTACTATTCAACAAGGAAAAGGATTGACCTCTAAAGCGATTCTAAACTTGCCAATGTTTAAGAAAGGTATTACAGATATCTTGGGACAGTCTGCAACAGAATACATTAGTATTTTAAATAAAATTTCAAACATTGCACAATTTAATGATTGGAGACTATCTGAAGAAATGATTAAGATGATGTTGAGCGAAGGAACTGCTGGAGCATGTAAGATAGACTTTGAAGAAAAGGAAGACTTTGGAAAAGATGAAGATAAACCAGAAACTCCAGAAATTCCTGAAGAGACTGCTGAAGAACTATTGAAGCGTTTAGCTGCCGGCGATGACTTAGAAGATATCGAAGAAGCTGCAGATTTGGTTCAAGGATTAGGTGCAAAGATTACTGCTCGAGGAGTAGACATGTCAATATTAATTCACGAAGCAATTAAAGGTATTTATATGTTACCTTTACAATTAAGTTTAGAAAATCTTTCTGACGACGAGGCAGAATTAGTAATTGCAAATACTGATACTCTACTTGATGAGGCTCAAGAGTTTAAGTATGGAACAGAAATGCAAAAGGCTGTATATAAAGCTATTTCATCTAATCCAATAGTAAAAGAGAGACTTGATAATTTTAGAAGATCTCTCGATACTGACGATGCTTGGGACGAGATGGGAGCATTTGAAGAACAACTTTTTTGGATGGTTTTTGGAATAATTGCAGTACGCAGTCAAGAGGAACCTATAGAGATATTAATGGTTATATATGCAGTTTTGATGGAGAGCCAAGAAGAGATAGACGAGTTATTTTACCCAATAGTGGAAGAAGCAATTAACAACTTGGATTCAGAAAATGACTATCAAGCTACGAAAGGACAAGGCTTTCAAGCCCCTATGCAAGAGGAACCACGAATGGAAAAAGAGCCTGAGTCGATGGTCAACGCAGAAGAAGATGAAAACCTTTCACCAGATGAAGTAAACAATGCTATTCTTGATGCATATGCTAAAAAAGACATGGCAAAAGTAGCAAGACTACGTAAGAAATATCTTGGAGAATCTAAATTGTTTCCTTATTCTATTTGGACAAAACTTAATTTTTGATTTCAATAAAAGGAGAACCGAAACAACTAGTAGATTTCATCTTTCCGAAGTCTACTAGTTTTGATTTCATGAAATCTAGGTGTTGACATACTTGATTGCCCATGCCTTTTTCATGGTATATAATAAATTCAACAAGTAGAGTATAAGTATATCGAGTATCCCATTTCAACATGTGGTGAATAATCTCCTTTGCTTCAGATCGACACTCTTCAAGAATCCATTTATCTATAATATCGTTAAAATCGTATTTAACGATTCCGATTTTCATTTTATGGGAGAGGGTCTTCATCTTCTGTTCTTTTAAGTTGATTTAAAAATTCACGTAGGATAGTATTATCTTTTTCTTGAAAGATAAACTCATCCCACTCTCCAAAACGAGAAGTATGACCAAAGATATACTTGAGTCCCTTCTTTACTCTTGCCCAAAAAGTATCCTTAGTTAGGTGAATATACACATACAACATATTATCTTGTTCATCATACATAAACTTTGCCTGGTGCTCAAATGAGTGACAGTCACAAACAAATATTTCAGTTTCAGTTAGAACTTGAGCAGTCTTCTCTATTTTTTTCATTTTTCTCCTTTTAATTTAAACAGTGTAATTAAGCTAGCTCTCATCTTCTCTTCAATGTATGGTCGATTTGAACTTCCTTTTGGATGCACAGGATACCACTTTTTAATCATTCCTGGACGAGGATTAGTCTCAAATATCTTCTCTTCTTTGAATATGACCCTTTCGATTAGCCAGTCACTGATAAATTCGTCTACTTCTTTTTGAAGTTCTGAATACTTTTCTAGAGCAGGTTGGGTTGATCCCTTTCTCTCCCACCATTCGCAAAAAGAAGAGATTCCATCAAAAGCATTCTCTAATCGATCATATTTAAAGTCTGCATCAATGATGAAGTTATCTGGAAAGTCACAATACTGCTTATAGATCTGACATTGATCCTTTGCAAGATAAACCCTAAATCCAAGCTCTTCAATCTTTTCCACAACTGTCATCAACCATTCCCAAGAAGAGTGATATTGAGCTTCCTCAATATTATACTCCTTATTCTTACGAATGTAGTACGAAGGTTCCAATCCAGTATCATAGAAATCTTCCATGAATACTGCGATATGGTGATTCTGTTTACGAGTGTATTCGTCCATCTTCTATTATTTTATTACAGCTTTGTTTCCATTCAAAATGTTCAACGTTTACTGGTCGACATGGATCCTGTCCTTCTACTATCTTCATTAGTTCGTCGACATCGTCATCTAGATGAAATGCGAAACCTTTACCCTTAAGAAAGTGTATCTTATCCTGATGATCAGTAAAGACAATATGCTCCTTAAGTATTCCACACGCTTCAGCTATCTCGAACAGGATAATATTTTGATCTTTACTCCAGTGCCAACCTCTCTCAATTATATCTTCAGTAGTTGTTCGAGTAGTAACTATCCATACTTCATGGCCGTTTTCGACTAGGCTCTTTGCATACCTTTGAACATCAAGTCGACGAAGGGTACCATCAAAATCAAAACTTACTTTCATCTCCCAATCACAACAAATTTACTTCCAGCTTGTGCAACGATATCATCGATCCATGTAATAGCCTCTTCGTCTGAATTGAAACGGTGAAGGATTTCCCCTTTTTCCAATAGTCTTATTCCAACTTCAGGCCTATGATAAATCTCATTCTTTGCTTCATCAAAGCCGTACCACGTGTAACACAGAATGTCTTTTAATTCCTCACGGTCACAATCATCATAGTAAGCCCAACCAGCAGGTAGAGCTTTCTTCAACCTAATTAGACCGAATAGTCCTCTCTTTTCTGGTCGAGCCTCTGTCCAAGAGTATCCACTAGGTTTTCTTTTTACTAATGTGATTCGAGTTATTGAATCTAGTTTAAAATGTACTTCACTCATTGTCTTTTCGGGTTAAGCTTTCGGGTAAATAATAATCTTTCTCAAAATTGCCTAGCTCATATGAGCCATCTGGTTGAATAGCGATTACGAATTTACCAGTATTTGGTTTCTCTTCATATTCAAATCGAGCATCCATTTCACGTAACACTCGCACTTCAGTTCCAATAGCTTCAGCTAAGGTCTTTAGTTTTTCCAAGCTCAAGGTAACATCGAGATCTCCATACCAGATTTTGTCAGGTTTTGCACCCATTGCTATCACATTGGCGTTAAAGATTGCCATGTTTTTTGGGTTTCGTTGAAGGTATCCTGATTTCGAACCAGAGATCATTGCTCCGTTCCAACCAAGAATTTGAGTTGCTTTTTCTTGCATCATGTTTAAATTTAATTCCAATCTATTTTATAGTTATACACGCGTTCAGCATATGCATTTATGCAGGGCCTGCCAGTGTTATACTCTCCGAACACTACTTTCCAATTGCCTCGTAAGTTATAGAGACGTCGTAAGAGTTTCATTGAAGTATATACATTATATTTTATATTGGTTCTCAAATAATCCTTCGAGACCCTATCTCGATTAATATATCTAGCTGTACCGACCATTACTTGCATTGGCCCAACTGCTCCAGCCGAACTTGTCTGTGCTGGATTATATCTCCAATGAAATGGTCCACCGTATCGAGTCTCAGCATAGGCAACACCAAATGCATACTGAATAGGAATATCAAAAGTATCTGCATAGTCTTTAATATAATTATACACTTGTATGCATGGCGGAGAACCTTGATCGATACTTTCTGGGATACGAACCGCTTGTTCCTGAGGAGCAACCGATTCAGTAACGGTGAGAGTAGTGACAGCAAACGCTCCCACTACAATACCGATTTTAATACTATTTACCAGCATTCGTTACCTCTTGATGAATACGATTAGCATACATTCCAAAGATGGTTTGACCGATCTTATCTGAATACGCAATATACTTTCCAGTTGAGCGTTCAATCATAATAAGCTCATTGCTTTCATTGACTGCAATTGAAATCTCTTCTGGTGAAAAGGCATGTGCATATGGATTACTCACCTTTACCTCCTCCTTCTTAGAAGACTGATAGTTTTGACCTAATTTAAAAGCAGCGGTTGCTACTGAAACTAGGATCACGATATTCACGATTGGCTTTAAACTTCTAGCAATCATTATTCTGCTAAACTTCATAATTTTTATTTTAGTTAGACAATAGTAATATTGTACTAAAGAAATAATCATCTTTAAAACTTGTGTAAAGAAGATAGTTAAATATTAATAGAGCCTGACACTCTAGTCGGCATCAAGTTTAATAGCTTTTGAGTGGTCCATAGCCACAATGATGTCTGCTTATAAAAATAACAGGTAAACTTATGTACTATCAAAACACAACGGGCTTTATGAGTCCAACTGCTAATATTGCAGTAAACAGAAATCGTCTAAAGTCATATGGCGAAAAAATCTATTTAAAGAGTGGCACTCATTTCGAGATCGAGCTATTCAATCCAACAACAACAAAAGTCCTAGCTATGATCCATCTTGACGGAGTCGCAATCTCCAGTGCAGGAATAGTGATTAAGCCTGGACAAAGAGTCTTCCTAGAGAGATGGATCGATGAACCTAAAAAGTTTCTATTTGAAACTTATGAAGTTGATGATTCGGCAGAAGCCAAAAAGGCAATTAGTGAGAATGGAAAAGTAAAGGTCGAGTTTTATGATCAGTCACCCCCAAGTAATTTAACTATTATGCCTACTACATGGACGTACACTTCAAATTCTCCAAGTCAGCCAATCTATGGTGGAACTACTCACAACCAGATCTACTTTAGTTCTTCAATTGGAGGACCAAGTGACATTATTGGTCAAAACAGTTCGATCGTTAGTTCATCAGTTAACCTGACTTCGCTTGAGACTGGTCGTGCTGAAAAAGGTTCACGCTCTGATCAAGGATTCACAAACAATGACTCTTCCTACAATTCATGGACCTGTAATACGGTTCACCTGCAAATCTTACCTGAATCTCAAAAACCAGTAGAGGTTGCTGAAATCAGAAACTATTGCACAAACTGTGGAACTCGCCACAAAAAATCGAGTTGGAAGTTCTGTCCAAATTGCGGAACACCGATCTAAATTTTAAAGTCAGGCTCTAATGAAGGATCTCGAAAGGGATCCTTTCTTGTTTTAAGAGATAAATAATAAAAATAATTACTGACAATGTCACAATTTAATACAATTCACCTATTTGGATTCGGAGATGCTCAAATTATCGGAAAAGATAATAATGGTACTGTAAAATCAGATACTTTAACTAACCTTACTGCATTCGTAGATCATGTAGTTACTTTTAAACCTGAAGAAGTTATACTAACTGATTACCATGTGATCCATATCTTTAATGAGATGGACGTTCGTTATCTAGGTAGAGGTACTGAAAATAATGCAGATAAGACTGACTTTATTGTTAGTATGACTGAAGTTGACGCAACTATCCTAGCTAACCTAGTTAATGAGCTAATTGCAGCAGTAACTCCAGAATAATTATGAAAAGATACATTCAATTATACGAGAGCTGGCAACGTGAAGAGACAATTATTATGACTTCTAGAATGGGTCGTGATATAACTCTAACGATTCGTCATGGAAAGATTGAAGAGATCGAAAATAACAGCGGAATTATTTTTCCTTTTGTAACTGGGCAACCTTTACAGATTCCTTTTATTAAAGGCTGGGCATGTCGCAATGGATTCAAATGGAACGGAGAAGATGCATGTCAGCCAGGTATGAAACCTGAAAAGAAGATCTTTGGTATTAGAACAAAGGACATTCCACATGGACACGATTTAAGACGAATCTTTCCTGGAAAGTTTAGAGATTAAAGAATCCCTAGTTCTTCCATTAAGATTCTACACTTAGGCCAATCAACAAATGGACGATCTGATAATTCAAGATTAACTTTTAGTGGAATACCTAAGCAGATATCATCAATAATCAATTGACCGTAAGCTTTTGGAGAACTTGTCCAAGACTTTTGTGTAGGGTTTTCTTGAATTCCATAAAGAGGAATATCGTTTTCTTTAAACCAGTTTATAGCATCAGTTAATCCATTATTATCAATCTTACCATTAGGTCTTTTAAAGCCGTTATTATCACTACGCATAGTGAATAAGATTAAACGATGTCCCGCCAATACTAAGTCTCTTAATACTTCTGGTGCACCAATATCGTGACCAATATTTGGAAAATTATGTGTTGTACACGTTCCATCAAAATCTACTAATATATCCATTTTATTTAATATTTTACAAAAATAAAAAGGTCTCGGTGAGTCACCGAGACCTTCATAACTACTTTATCCATTTCCAATTGGAATATCATATCCTTATCTTGTCGGAGAAAAGTTAGGCTTAAAACCAACTCAAGGAATCAGATATCTTACCGTCAGCTCTATGATATGCATCTCATAGAATACGATTGGCTGTAAACAATTTCAGGTAAAGGTTCGGCCTTTTATGTCAGTCGCTCGACGTGTTATTACCCCAAAACCCCAATTCCGTTTCCCCTAACTATTTTGAATCTTTATCAAAATTAAAGACTCTCAAGGATTGGTAGCATCTATTGTTTTCATTGTGCCAACATTCAGCAAGTAGTCAAATGTAGAACCGTCGGTCATAGAGCGCCTTGAGAACACAAGGTTGCTTAATTATACTCAATTCCTACAGGCTCACACTATTCTCAAAGAACTAATCTATTATACTCTTTTTTTCTGGAAAGTTTATTGCAACTTGATATAATTCTCTAAGATACATCCAAGATTTACCAAGTTTATTCTCTCCGATCCAATCATCATCAACCAGCATTGCTCCCCAATATAGGTTAGAACCACGAGATCCTCTAGCCGTCACATCTTCAACGATTATAGCATTACCCGTTTCTAAAAGAGAATCTATTAATTCTGGATGATGCTTGATTTTCAGGAGTAGACAAAGTGTCATATTTCCATAGTCATCATCAGACATTGGCTGAATTACCATTTTCTCCCTATGTTTCTTAGCCATCATTTTAGCAGCAATCGGAGATTTCTGTTCTCGTATTAATTCACAAATCTCTTCATCTTTAAATCTCAGTGCCTGGAATAGAGCTTCAGTAGTTCTCCAAGTTTTGCCATCGTATTCCACAGGATATGGAGCCATATTTCCAAGCCAGCCATGCTGAAGTTTAACTTTAGTGAATGATATAATATTTTCCATCTCTCTTTTATAATAAATAACTAAAAGATTTTTAAGTGTTAAAACATATCTTAGAAAGAGAAGAATTTTTTAGTCATGATCTAGATTGGCAAGGGATAAGATTCGTGAGATTAGAATCTGAAGGAAGCCTAATGAATCTAGGAGTTATTCTTCCTGGAGAGGATATTCCTAATCCCGGAATAGTATTAACCCTTCAGGTGATTCATGATTACCTATATCAACCTCACATAACCCTTGATGAAAACTTAAGACGCCGAGGTCTCGCGACTAAGATTTATCGAGCACTAATAGATAGACTTGGCCATCTCTATTCAGGTAAAGGCCGTCGTCAAAACCCAATGGTCGATAAGATCTGGGACAAACTAAAAAATGATCCAACTATTGATTGTGCAAGTAGCTCTATTGGAGATGCTTGCTGGACTCTAGATAATCCTGATGGAGAAGATATTCGAGCATTTATAGAAGGATAAATAAAGTATATGGAACTATTATCATTTAACCAATTTATTAATGAAGGCGCGTATCTTGGAAAAGACGGTCTGGTTCATCTCAATATTGCAGATGATCGAAATAATCCAGATGAAGTCCTAAAAACTGTGGACTCTGGAAAAGACCATTTTAAAGGTACACTACTTACTGGAATGAACGATAACAAGCCACACATGTGGTCATGGCCAATCTTTTGGGGACTAGGGCCAGATAACATTTCACCAGAGATAGATCATCCAGGTAGAATAAAATATACTATGGATAAATTAAAGAATGGCGAAATTGCAGACATGCCATCAAGTTTAAATGATTTTATTAAAGGATCCTTTATGAAAGTTGGAATAACTCGTAATTTTAGACCAGACTACGTAGTTACAGTCGGTTCGACTGCAGGTTTAGTAAATTCAATGGCTAATGCAATTACTCAGACACTAGGGTCAGATGTAAAAATAATTGAACTACCGAAGGTCATATATTTCGATGCATATGATGCATTTGATTGGGAAGAAGTAAATCGACAAGTGGATCGTCTTGGAAAAAAGACTTTCAATAAAGCTAAAAGCTTGATATATGAATATATTGATAAAGAACAGACTCCTCCTGAACTGAAAGCAGCAATCAAGGCAGCGACTACTGTAGCTGAACTTAAAAAAGCAGTCGCAGTATATGGAATAATTTGGAGAGATATAGTTAATGATAAATCCGCAAAACCATTTATAGTAAGAAGTTCAGGTATAACGTCTGGTGGTTCTCGAAGCATGTGGAAAGCAAAATATGATTATGAGACTACTTCATTTATAGACGCAGTTGTTAATTGTGCAGGAGGTGAAAGCAAAATGTTAATTATTGATGATAACAAACATTCTGGAACAGATATGCGGACGATTCGCCGTAATATTGAGGAAATTGTTGCTGGTTTAGATGAGAAAGGACCAAATGTTGATACTCAATTTGCATTTTATGTTTTATACAGAATGCCGACTAAAGAATATGCGGACCGTCGAGGAGAAAAACACCCATTTATTGCAACTGCACAAGTTGTTCAAGGCTTTCAAGCATTCTTACAAGGAGGTCAAGCGCCTCAAGTAGATGACCAAATCGAAGATAATCTAGAATAACTAAAAGATAAATAATAAAAAAACTTAATACAATGTCTAAAAGAGATATTTATTGTGCGCCGACATTTGAGTCGTTTGCTATATTTGAAGACTCAAACTTAAGTCAATTGGGTTTGCCTAAAGATATGATTAGAAAGATTCATACTAAAGAGGAGCACTATACTGAACGTTATCCTCAAATGGGTCATACTTATAAATCTAGAGCAGCTATTCCAATGCCTTACAAGTATTATATCCCTTCGCCAGACATTGAGATTCCTGAACCACTTAAATTAAGAGGTCGTAAATCTACACGTAGTCCATTTCAAGACAAAGAGGTTAAGAGCGAATATACTGATTTTGCATGGTACTTACAATCAATTCCATTTGGTGAGATCCGAATCTTTATTGTAAATAAAGAGATTGATTTCTTTATGTTCCTATATCACAAACAACCAAGTAAAGGTGCTACTGGAGAACAGTATGCAGTAATGGCATGGGACCCAGAAAGAAAGAAGGTAATTGATTATGGATATTCTGAGTTGACTACTAGTGGAGTAGATAGATCACAACTAAGAACTGTTCACGATACTAAAGGTGGAAACACAAACGGTAAGATTCAAGAATTCGTTAGAGCAATGACAAGAAAAGGAGAAAAGAAATATGCTCCTTCCCTAGAAAAACCTCTATATGTTTATGTTTTACCAGTTACTCCAAATGCTGAACCTAGAACAACTAGAGAAACTAGAACGTCAGCTAAAGGAGAAGCTACATCATATGATTTCGTAAGAGTATTTGCTAGTCGATTTGCAAAGATCACAGATAAAGCTAGACCTCAAATTAAAGAGAAAATGACAACTCAAATTGACGGTCAACCTCATTCTAGAACAAATAATTCTGAGTTTGATGAATTAGCATCTGCACTAGGTACCGATGCAGGTAGAACACAAACTTGGCTATTTTCAAAATTTAGAGACTTTAGACAAGAGCTTTTTGAAGAGGGTAGAGGTAGAGTACAAGGAGCTCCTAGTGCATACACTAAAACTTCCGGCTTTGAATTAGAAAAAGAAAATCAGGAGGCAAGCTCTCGAGGAATGTCACACACTTCAGTATACAGTGTAGCTAAGAAAAAATTTAGTCCAGATGAGGAAGGTTCAGATCCTGAAACTGGATTTAGAGAAGCACAAGCTGAAAAATATAAAAGAGAATTACCTATTGCTGGAAATTATGCGTCTATTCCAAGTATTATCGCTACTCACACATTAGATGGAGCAGTTGATAAATTCGCAGCGTACCTTGTTACTGGTAAAATTAAAACACCTGAAATAAGTATTGCTGGTCTATTAGGAATATCTATGGATGATACTGACAATGAATTCAAGAGAACATCAGCAGCTGGCGGAAAAGCTTCAGGAAACTGGTTATTTTAAATTAAAGAGAAGATATGTTAAATTTTAATCAATGGTTAAACCACATTAATGAGAATACTGATGCTGTTTCAACAGTAGATAAGAATAATCTTACTGCAGTATTATCAGCAAGCGGATACGCAGTAGGCTCTGCTCCTTTTGAAATAGCAAAAATTATTGCAACTAAAGAAGGCTGGGCGTCTAAACCAAATGGAGGAAAGGGTACGCGAGCATATCGTAATAATAATCCTGGAAATCTTGATGGAACTGACTTTAAAGACATTGATCCTGCAGTTACAGTTGAAACAATGTTAGACGGAACTAAAGGTCGATATGCTAAGTTTTCTAAACCTGAGCTTGGTGCAAAAGCTTTAATTGACAAGAAGATAATTAAATGGGCAAATGGAGGAATGCCTACAACTAGTGGAAATCAAACACTAATTGTTTCAAGTAAAGGAGGAAAAAAATATATTAAAGGCGAGAAGCCTACTGTGGCTCAATTCTTTTATACTTATGCTCCACCTAATGAGAACGATACTGAAGGTTATATTAGAGGATTTATTACAGCTGCTAAAAAGCTTAAAGCTGATGCAACTAGAGATACCCTAGTTGCTGATCTTCTTTCCTAATCCTTAATTGAAATCTCAGGGTCGTACAGACGATGCATTAATTCTTGCTTATACATTTCATTTGCAAAACTTTCACCCATTCCACGATCTTCGTTGTACTCAATACATGCAAGTAACCACTCATCACTCATCTTTGACATTGGTACCCAAGTAAGAGGTTGAGTACCATCTTTACCTCGACCGCCTCTGTGAAAACTTTCACGAATCACTTCAAATGGAGCATCTTCATAAACTGTTAGCTCTTCATATGGAGCATCTTCATGAACAGTACGACGAAGATATTCACTACCTCCATCTACCATATATTCAAGACCATTTGCATCAGTATGTGTCACATAATCATGGCGGTGAATAGATTTCAAGATAGTACCATCTGGCGTCTTGATTTGATTTAGGATAATTCGTTTATCTTCCATTTTAATTAATTGTTATTTTATATCTTACTTCAAAATCCTTTTTGGTTCCGAATTCGACCTTTCCAATTGAATATTCGTATGCATCTTCATGAACTATCATGTACATATCTCTAAATCCAGTCTTAATCACATGGATTAATTCAGGTTCGTCTTCTAATTGAAAGCACTGTGCTGTGCTTGGTATTTCTTTCCAGGTTGTCATTTTTCGATAGTTGTTGAGTGTAAAATATATTCAGAATTCTTGGTCTTGAAGTGAATCTTATGATATTCTTTAGACTTCTTATCTTCTAATATCTCTTTGACTCCAGTCGTCATCCAACCGAAACCTGAAGCAGAAGGCAAACCTTCAATATCTGGATTAATTGTATATGGATCTAAACATAGACTGAATCCTACTTGAGGTTCACCATGTAAAGCTTTACCTCTACCGTCTTCTGTCCATTCAACCCATATCAATCTTTTTCCAATATTGCTTCGTCCATCTCCGATCCTCTTAAGGAAGATTGGATAGTTACAAATATCACATTTGTTACATACAATATCCTGCATCTTCTGACGATGAGGTGTAGGTTTTTCACAAGATTTACAGTATACTTTCATTTTCATTTTTATTAATTCCAATCATCTTCTACAGTTTCACCTAATAGACACATAGCCGATGTACATAGATTCATACCTAAAATTTGGTTAGTGGTTTTCTCTTCCATGTACTTTTCAGAATAATCTCTAGCAACTGCTCTCCAACTATAGCCTTCGACTACTCGAAGATTCTTAATGAATTGAGCCTGTTCAAGAGTAATATCAATTGATTCGTATGTCATATTAATGCTTCTTAACCCGAAAAAGAGCTTGCGGTTAGCAAGCTCTCGGTCGGTATATGAGTGACTGATTACTCAGTCGGAGGAGTTACCTTTGCTGTAACATCAGTGATTACTTGTTTCTTTTCCTGGATCTGCTTTAACATTTCCATTCCAAGTAATCCATTGATTGCACCATTTCCATCATTACCTGAGATCAAGATCTCTGGGATAATTTTGATTCCGTTAGTACCAATCATTTCAGTAACTTTTAATTTGCCAAAGTTATCTGCTCCCATTGCTTTAACCTGTTTCTCATAAGCTTCAGCAGTTGATTTACCGATTGCTGCAATTTTACTTGCTTCAGCATCACCAGTAAGTTTAATTTGAGCCGCATCTGCTTCAGCCATCATCTTCTTAGCTTTGGCTTGAGCGCCAGCTTTTAATTCTAGTGCTTTTGCTTCACCTTCAGATCTCTTAACAGATGCTTCAGCTTCACGTTGTGAGATCTCTACTGATTGTTGAGCAGCAACCATTTTCCCTTGCATATCAGCTAGGGCTTTTGCAGATTCTAATGTCTTACGTTGATCTTGTGCCTTACGCTGAGTTTCGAAAGTTACCTCCTCTTCTTGAGCAATCTTACGATCAGTAAGAGTTTTCATTAGGGATTCAGGTGGAGTAATATCACCAATTAAGGTATCTACTGCATGTACATTGTACTCGTCTAATACTCTACTGATAGACTCTTTAGCTGCATTTTGTCGAGCTTGACGAGTAGTTAAGAATGCAATAACATCTGAGTCTTGAGCAGAGTTTCTAAAGTAGTTACCGATAGTTGGCTCTAATACTTGAGATACTAAGTTCTGCATTGATCCGAATCGTGCAATTACCTTTGGTGCTTCTGTTGCTGGGATATGTATGATTTGAGATACATCTAAGTTGAATGGGAAACCGTCTTTAGAACGTACTGTGATTGTACTTAATCCCTTGTCTAATTGATGAGACTCGTTTCGTGCATTCGCCCAGTTAAGTACTAGATTAGTTGTAGGTACAACTTCAATCTTATGAGTATATGGATTGATTGCATATTTTCCAGGATCAAGTGGAGTAATACATACACCCTTTTCACCTTTCTTCACGATATTACCGTGCTTAAAGGTTTCGCCAGTAGTGTCTACTCCTTCATCTCCAACATAAGAGATTACAACACCTACATGTCCAATAGGAATTTGAGTCATTGCGACCTTTTCAACTTGTACTGCCCATGGGTTAAGAGAGTAATTACCCGCTTGAACTACTTGAGTCTGTAGACCACGTTGACCGTTATTTAATAAGAATGAATCGAAATCTTGGAAGTTATTATGACCTTCGATTACTTTTCCAGCAATTGCACTCTGATCTAGTGGAACACCATCTAGTGCAGTCATTACCCCGACTTGACCATCTTCAATATATGTAATATCAGTCATTGCTAAATCAAATAGGAATGGATTGATACGATATACACCATTATTTAAGTAACCAACTTGCTTACCTCGTTGACCGCCATTTGTTAAGAATGCATGGGTGTCTTGGTAATTATCACACTCTACGTGTCGAGCTAGGATAGCACCGGTTGGTAGTTGTGCACCGTCTTTAGCAGATAAGAGTCCAATCTTTCCTTGTGGAATAATCGTTAATGGTGACTGCTCAATTGAGAATTGCCATACCCAATAGAACCAATAGAGTCCAGGAGCTAAGGTGTCTGCTTGAAATCCAGGTTCACCATTAAGTGCAATAATCTTACCGTCAGGTAAGGATCTATTTGCTCCAAATAGAACGAATTTCTTAGTAACTAATCCAATCTTGTCCTCTGGAATAATCACCATACCGAAAAATACTCTTAGTGTAAACTTGTAAAACACTAAAGCGATAAGTGGAATCGCCATCCATGCATAATTTAAAACTGTTTCTAACATTTGTTTAATTTAATTGATTTATATTATTATACTACTATTTGTCTAATGATAAAACTTTATTATCCAATAAGTTTATCGATGTTAGACCGAACTTCGGTAAGAGTAGTCTCATTCAAGAATTTACCATCTTCATAGATAGTTTGCAAGATTCCAGTCTCTTCCTCTTCCCAAGAACATTGAGTGTGTACTTCATGATCTTCATCTACCATGATTAGACCCTTTAGGGATTTCTTAGTTCCATCATCAGTGATTGGATCTTTAAAAATATCATAAGCTTTACCATCAGCTTCGAACCATGCACCCTTAGCTGCAAATCCAAAAGTATCTCGAGTATTCATTTGATATGTGTATGAACCAACACCTAACACGATATTAGTTGAAGCAAATCCTTTAGCGGCTAATCGCTCATAGATTTGAATTTGGCGATCCAGTGTAATTGAGTCTCCATAGATTGCACCAATATGAGGATCTAGAACTTTGAATCCTTGTTCGTTGATTGTACCACCGAAGATATCCCATAGTAATTCGATAACGCCTTTATTTTGAGGTTCGTTTCTAGCCTCTTCACTTTCTCCATCAGGATCAAAACCGCCCCATCCACAAAGAATATCTACTGGATCTCCAGAGTCAGGGCGAATAACTAATTTACCTTCGCGAGACATAATTTGCTCCTTGTTTTCAGGCAAGTATTGAGTAATCAACGTCCATAAGTCAAAGGTATCGGATACAACTGAAAGAATTCCAGTAGGAAATTGATCCATAAAGTATTTCAACATTTGTGATTCACCCATTGTAAAGATACAAGTAGTTGATACTGAGTGTTCGGATGCATTTACAGAATTGATACTGACTTCGTTTTCTGGTTCTCCATAGAAGTATCGAGCTCCTGGAATCACAATAATTGAATCTGAGCCTCTGAAAGAGGTAGCGTGACCAAGTCCACTAGATAACATATCCCATGGGCTTAATCCTCTAGCACTAAAGTCATGAGCTAAGAAAGGAATCAACCATGCATTTGCTGGATCAGTCGTCATTACCCATTCAACAAGATTTCTTTTGTATTGAAGAGCAATAGTTGCGGATGTTGCAGGTTTCCATGCAAGAGAGGAGACAATTGTTTCTAGATAAAGAGTTAGCCAAGCAAATCCTGCAACAGTATTAACGAAAGTCATGTGAGGAACATTTGGACTTGTCTCAATTCCTTCAGGTAGAGCTTTAAAACGAATAGGCAAGTAACCTAGGTCATGTAGTTCACCAAAATGAGTAGAGTCAAACTCCATTCCTAGATACATTGACATGTCCTGACCAAACTTTAAAGCTTCGTCTTTAGGGAGACTGAAAAAATTCTCTTGATATTCGTCATGTAACCAACGAACTACTAGTTGCTGACCAAATGAAACAATTTTAGTAACACCTTTAGGCGCGTGTTTTGTGCTGCGAGGAATCCAGGTTCCATATAGGAAGTCTGTTCCTGGTGCTAGCATTTTGCGATGGCCTATCTTGTATCCATCAGAATAAAAAAGCGTGATTGGTTTAAATGACATATTATAAATTTTTGATTAGTTACTTGTGTTAATTAAATCGTCACGTAATTGAGTAAGTACTTCACCTAACCAGTTAGTACCTTTCCAATTCTTTGGATCGTGAATTTTCGGATCATCTTCAGATAAGCCGATTCCCCATACAGTATCGTATGCTGCAGCCTCGACTAGAAGTGTTCCTTCTGTTTCTAATAAAAAAGCTAAGAGCTTAGGGTTCTGTGTAAATTTTAAGTAGCATCCATCATAAACTATTTGCTTAGCGAATTCGTTCCAGATAGAAGAATCAAAATTCTTGACCTTTCGACCTAGTGCTTTTTGTTTACCTGGATCTTTTTCAAAAAGAATATCTTCGAGAGTCTCATCATCACTGAATAGTCTAGCTTTTCCAGCCATCATCCATTGCTCAGAGCAATTGTATTCATTTCCTTCTTCATCTTCAAAAGTGCAAGGATGCCAATTTGAGAATGGGTTACGCGTCTTATAAAAGAACGTGTATTTTGTGTACTGTTTCATACTGTTTCGTTTTTGTTTGATGATAATGTCAAGCAGACTTTACTGCCAGCAAATCTGTTCCACTTTTTTGTTTGTATTTGGACAACGTCCGAAATTGCTGATTGTAATTTAATTGTAAATTCTTTAAGGTGTACACAATCATATATACCCATACTTTCAACTTCAATCTCAATAGTTATTTTTCGTTTTGACATTATTTAGTTATTAAAGTTCTTATAAAAATCTTTTCCCGAGCCAGTAACATATTGAACTGATAGTCCAGTCGGGGTATGTAGTTCAACAAACATTGGGTTTCCAGAATAGGTACATACTTGCGTAACATACTCTAGGTTTTTTATCTCAGTTAGAAAATTTCTATTTTCTCCTAAGATCTTTAGCGAAGCATCAGTGAGATCTAATTCGTTTGATATTGTGATCTCTATGCAGTATTCGCCAGTAGCGATTGCTCGAAAGTCGCTTAATGCAGGTTTGTCATGTTTATCCACTCCAGTGTAGGTAATATTGATTGATATCTGCTTGTGCAAGAACGTGTTCACAAGTCGCTTTCACAATTTCAAGAGCTTGGATATACCATGAGTTGTCGCTTTCAGTCACGACATACATGCAATCACGTTCTCTAAGGAGTGTAGACTTTCCAGGTATAATCGCTAAGACTTTAAGTGGTTCAGCCATATAGAACTCACCAGTCTTATTAGAGTAGTTTGAGTTAAGTCTATTTTCTCGACTAGTCTCATCGATAAAAGCACTAAGTGCAGCAAACTCAGATTTTATGTCAGGTTCACTAAAAATATTTGTCGAGACTGTGTTTACTCGATATGCACCTTTCTCTTTAAATAGAGCGATTATTTTAGTTACTCTAGTTAAAGCATCTTGCCAGTTAGGTTGAAACGTATACTCTTCATCCTCTTTTTGAAAGATATCATGTATTGTAGGTAGTCCTAAATTGCGTAGTATTCTCTCAAGTCCACCAGAATTATATGAGCTTCTGAAGTAGCCTATTTTGAAATAGTGATCAGGATAATCTGGATGAGGTAACTCTATACACTCCTTACCTGCCTTATCGTCTCCCCACTGGTCAAGTCCTAGACTCTCAGCAAATTCTTTCTCCTTTGTACGAAGTTCATCTTTTACCTCTTGTGCCATTGAATCGTATTCGTGACCTTTCCATAGTTTTTCTGAAAATTCTTCGTATTCTTTCTCAAGTCTTTGAGTCTTTTCAAAATCCTGATACTTATAAAGATAAATGTCTAATCCCATTATAGTGTTATTTATAGATACTATACTAAATTATAGAGAAATTAAAAACTATTGTACATAATTGACTATTGTCACTTCACAAAACCAGAGTTCAGTCTCAATAATCTTTTCAATCCTTTCCCAGTCTCCTCCAGCAAGACCTGCACCAATCTTTGGTAGCCCAATATGTTTGCCTCCAAATAGGTTATTGATTTTTCGCATACACAAGGTAAATGCTTCATAATCGAATGGAGCAGTTGCACCATCTTTATGATTACGACCGTACTTATATTGAGTATATGCATTTACTACAATTAGCTCAGGTTCATTACGATTATTTTTTGCATCTTCGAGTGACCAAATAGCCTTTTCGCCAAGTACAACTGTTTTATAGTCGATATTACCTAACTTGTTGATATCTCGACCTAAGAGTTCCATCTCAAATCGATCGCAGCCAAAAGCTTTTGCCATTTGTGGAGCAATACCAGCTCCCATAGTACTCATGCAATTACAGCCATGTGCAATCACATCAAACTTGCCCTCTTTAGCAAGCTGGATCAAGTCTCCATCTATCCTATTCATCTGCATCCTCGATTGAAGCAATTATTGTTCTCTCAATTGGATAACAGCAAACAAGTTTACTATCCGCATAGAATGCATAGTAACCACTAGAAGTGCCACTATTTGTGGTAGTACTAAAGTTTTCTGCAAACGCGGTGTATCGACATTCACGATCGCCAATCATTACAATTAACTGATACTTATTCATCTTCGTCTTTCTTTTTTGGAAAATCTCCATCTGCATCGCAGTGAGCTGGAGGATATCCATGTGTACTAATGTTGAGGTGTCTCCAGAAACGGTTCCATACTCTAAATAAAAAGTTTAGGGGTACTGAAATTAGGATGAGTACTCCAATAAATGTCCAGAATGATCTGAACGTAAATTCTAAAAAATCCATCATATTAATTCTTTGTTTTTAATGTCTTCTAATAATTCGTCTAACTTTTCATAGTTAGGTATTCCATATCGTTCACATACGATATCAACGTTGCCTTTTCTCCAAAAGCCAGTCGGGCAGCATACTAGCATCCTCCCAGAATCTGCAAACTTACCGAATTCAAGTAGAGAGATCGGTGATTTTGTGTCTGGAGAAAAATACATGATTATCAAGTCAGCTTTCTCTAACGCAGTTAATTCCCAGTTTACTTGCTGATAAAATTGAGGATTTGTTATACTCTGTGGCCAGCTTGAATCCCATTCATCTCGTCGAGGATTAAGAATAGCAATATCTTTGGGATACTTTTTAAAGTAGTTCTCGACTAGGGTTTGCCAGTCTTCTGCAATTCCCATTTCAATACTGCCAGCTAGGAAGATAGTCCGGATATTTGCGCCAGCTTTACTTATTGGATACGGCGGTTTGATTACTTTCATATTAAAATATATTAAATTGGGTTAAGAAGCTATTATCGACTGTGTAATCTGAATATTCGTCGACTTTAATATCCTTGACACTATTTGTACAGTAAACACCAGTAAAATAGTTGGAAAGTTCAAGTAGACCAGCTGAAAATATTCCATGAGTGACAATCAAGTAGATTTTATCACCAAATAAGTCTCGCGGTCTCTGTTCGCGAATAGCTTTTGCAACTTCAATAAATGTTCGACCTCCGTCACAAATATCGTCGATGATTACAAAGTTTTTTCCACGAGAACCATCGATGTGTGGAAGTTCAGTGTGTAGGATCTTGCCTGTGGTCAAGTCTCTGACTTTAGATGCAGTCGCAACTTCTCTGATATCAAAATGCTTAGCTACTCCATATATCTTTTTAAGTGCACCGGCGTCTGGCGAAATAATACATATCTTTTCTCGAGCAGCATTCGTATTATCAATTGAGGTAAGAGCAGCTTTGATTAGACTATAGTTGTCTATCTTATCTAGCCGATCAATACATGCTTCGATTACGTCAGAGTGAGGATCTAGGACTAGGACTCCTTTATAGTGCTGCGCATTAATAATTGGAGCAACAACATCCTTGATATAATTGATTGAGCCCTCTTCGAACTTACGATCACTACGACCGCCTAAGAAGTATGGAATATAGAGAAAAATATCAGTCATTCCCATATTCTTTAGAGCGGCAGTTGCACAAAGAATAAGTTCAAGATCCTGAAAGCTAGTAAATCTTGAATAGATCTTAATTGCAATTTCAGATGCTACACCTGAAGTTATCTTAATAGACTGCTGACCATCAGGAAATTTTGTTTTCTCGAACTTAATATCTGATTTCTCAGGATATGCGAGATTAAGTGTGCTAATTTTTGACATCTTAGTTACGGGTTTTAATTAATTTTTTCTATTTTAACTACTGAACCTTGGCCGTGCATTACTTGGATCACATAGGAGCCAATCGTATACATTGATCCGGTAAAAGTGTTTGCATATTGAGGATCTTCACAAGGCTTGCAATATTCTTCTGCATAATTAAATGCGACCCAAAGAAGAGTTTCTCTAGGCTCATATCCTAATCTATATTCTCGACGAACGTATTCGTCTGAATCGTACTTGTCAATTATCTTTTCAAGCACTTCATCAAGTCGACCTTCGGTGTATTGCTTAAATCGCTCTACTTGACGATCGCGGTAGTCTTCCTCTTGTTCAAGTTTTTTACCAAACTCTTCAAGATATCGCTGACCCTCTTCAGTTTCTAATAAAGCTGTTAACTTATCTAGTAGACTTATTTTTTCGCTCATAATTCTAGGTGTTTTTTAGCGTTATCTAAATAACCCTGTATGTTTTTCTTTCCTACTGGATTTGCAGAGTGTACATGGTATTCTGGTAGTTTAAATCCATTATCTAAACAGTATTCAACTAGCCATTTTGCACAGTCTAATCCAGTTTCCTCTACTCCAAGCTGATCTGCGGTCATGTCATTCCAGTCATTAAAGTCAACTTCATAGTGAACATCCGCAAGATCATGATCAAATGATACTATTTCTGGGAGACCATTTCTCTTGATCCATGCACAAAATTCAGGATAGTTCTTTACTATTGCCCAATCGTCTTCCCAATAGAGAGCTGGATTTAGGACAAGATAGCAAGCATCTTTGGGTTGTCTAATATCGTCTAGGAATAGTTTCATCTGTATTTTTCCATTTGTTTCTTAATCTTTTCAGCAAGCTCGTAATTTTCTGTCTCAATCGCCTTTTTTAAGTAGACTTGACACTCAGTCTCACTTAATAGGTCAATTGACTTACCATCAATGCTTCCACTAATATTTTTTTGTGCTCCTAATCCTGGTGCAAATCCTGGATCTTTACCCATTGCCTTTTCACAAGCTTGGTGATTTCTTCGCCAAATAGCTGATTTATTAAAATGGAAATCATCCCAGTCCAGTTTATTTGTACTCCCTTCTTTTTCAATATAGAAGCCAGACTGTTCCCAGCCTAATATTGTAAATAGTTTATCAGTACGATAGAGACTGATTTGATCTCCGACTTGCCAATCGGAGTATTCCCTTGCTCGAGATGACTTAATAATCTTAGATCTAATAATAATGATTGCCGATATACTTAGGGCAATTCCACAAATAATGTATCCTACCATGATTATAGTTTTTGAAGTAATATTGCCCATTCACCTTTTTGGCTGTATGATGTACCAGCAGATACATACTGTGCAGTTACTGAAATTACTTCCCAGCCTTTGTCCAACCATTCATTGACGTCTCTCGGGTTATCGACTATTAAAAATTTTTGCTGTTTCATCTTATTTACTTTCAAAAAGTTCAATTAGGTATGCAAATAGTGGAGTAAGCGCATGATTACCAGAACCAGCCCATCCTAATTTTTCCATAAAGTTTTCATTTTCTCTCTTGTACATTTCAAACATTCTAGAACCACTTATTTTTGAATACTGAACATTTGCAATACGGTCACATAGTTTTACAAAGACTGCCCCTGGCTGATTACGAATTCCTTCATAATACTTATCATTTGCTCTTTCTGCACGATTCTTCCCTTTCTCATTACTAACAGCATAGATAATATCTGCTGCACATTCACCAAGCTCTTCAACAACATCATTATATGAAACTCGAGTGTCCTCAATAAGATCATGTCCCCAACAAGCTAAGTAGACATTTACCTGGCTGTCAATTGTTCCATGATGATTTGAAAGTATGTACTTAAATCTATTATATGCCTCAACTACCATTCTTAAATGAAACTCGTATGGCAAATATTTATCGTACATGTGATTAGTCGAACGATGTTGTTCTAATACCCAATCGGATTTTGATTTTAATCTTTCCATATCTCTATTATACTAAAAAGTTTTGACTAATTAATAGGTGTGATCCAAATATCTTTAGGAAAATCGCCAAAGACAAACTTAGTGACGTCACATAACCAGACTCTTAAATTGATAGTCAATCCAATATATTCATCAATATGATATTGAGCACCTTCGCCTATTTCAGGAGTCTCTCTTATGAAGTGTAGGTGATATGCATTATCTACTTTTCTAGTGGAAAGAATAGCTCTGACTTCACCTAAGCCTTCTGCCATGTATTCTAACATAGTATCAGCTCCATCCACCATTTCTAGCGCAGCCTTAGGACCTTCCCACTCAGGCAAGTCAACATACCATCGATGAGTCTCTTCTTTATAGAATCTAAACTCTTTCATGATTTTCTATTTTTGATTTCAATATGATGTGCTTCACAGAGAGTTCGGTACCATCCAGTATCCCTTCGAATTTCACCAGGCGAACCACACATCTCACAGATAGTATAACTCTTGATTTCAGCTTCAGTAATCCTAGCATGAACTTCAGGAGATCCTTCATTGATGTAAAAACGAAGCCCGCCAAACTTTTCTTTTACTTGAGTTACTTGTCGATTCCATCCGAGTTTAATAATGTCTTCAATAAGTTGTTGGATTAGTGGATACCATCCCTCATTACACTCAAAATAGTGAGCATCCTTTATTGGAGGTCGGTGAGGTCGCCAACCATTTTCAAGCCCACATATTGATTCTAGATAAGCATCAAGTTTTTCCTTTGAAGAGTCCATTAAGTACTTTTTTAAATATTGTACTTAAAAATAGAGAAGGATTAAATAAACTTTACGTGTTTTTTCTTAATGAATTTGGAAAAGTCAGTGTCATCCATTTCAGAAACTATTTCAGTAAGGCCAAATGAGTCTCCAAAATCTGCTCCGTCTAGAGTAATTGAAGTGACTTCAGTTGTAACTGATTCGATATTAGTCTCGCCGTCTGGTGGAGTCATATTGTCTCCTGGATCATACCACTGACTAAAGGCAACGTCTGATGTAAAGTAGATAATTACTTCAAATCGGCGAAGTTCCATTTCAGAAAGTTTATCGTCTAGCTCAGGTTTACCTACATAGAGACAATCAAAGGAAGCTTCCCATCCTATTTCTTGAGAACCAGTGCGTTCATTACTATCTATTAAGTCATAAAAAGTATCCTCTGAAATATCCCAATCTAGCAATATTACCTGTTCTCCTTCTTTAAAAATTGAATCTACCGCATCAGCAACAGCGGTTTCCTCAAGTGACTTAAGAGAATCGGTAGATTCAAATACATAATTTGAACCGAGTAAGTCGCCTTCGACTGCATCTAGTGCGTCTCTCAAGTTGGTGTGCTTTAGGGTCTTCCAATGATATGGAGTTTTAGTATTATTACGCACAACACTTAGTTTACCAGGCGTCTTGAAATTAAGAGCATCTTTTAATGAATCTTCACTTCTCCAATTGATTTTTACTCCCTTGATCTTATCACCTTCTTGAATAACACGATAGAACGTATCAGATAAGAACATCATTGTTGCACCTGGGCGGAGTTCTGCCCAAGTATTTACATGGGTTGCAAAAAGCATTTGCTCCTTATTCTTGCCCTTAGGCTTGCCTTTAATCAAGATGATTCCATGCTGTTTCATAGACTCATTAATTGGCTCAAATGGTTTAATGTACATGTTCATATAAATTATTTATTTAGACGGTAGTCATTATTAAGATACTTATATCTTAGATAAATAAAATAAATCATCTTTACTGTTTTGAAGCATAATGCACGCACTTTTAATCAATGGATAAACGAGAAAGTAGAATACAATCGTGATCTTTGTCCTAAATTTTGGGAAGAGGGTAAGATGGACACAGCAATACGAGCAAAACTTCTTGCAATAGCTGACGATTTCTGGTCTTCACTAAAATTAGAAGTCCCAATTATGGATATTCAATTGACTGGTTCAATAGCTAATTTTAATTGGAATAAGGATTCAGATTTAGATGTACATATTATTATTGATTTTGCACAAATTGATGGAAACCTAGAACTAGTTAGAAAAGCCTTAGATGGTCAGAGGTTTATGTGGAATCTACGCCATCCAGTAGTTCTTAGAGGACATGATGTTGAATGTTATGTTCAACACAAAGACGAGCAACACGTTGCGTCAGGTCTCTTTTCGATACTTAGAGATAAGTGGATAATTGTTCCTAATTGGAGTGAACCTAATATTGATCAGAAGGATGTTGATGAAAAGATGAGAGTCATTAAGACTGAAATCAAGATGGTGAAGGTAAAGGCTAGATCAGCTGAGGGTGATGAAGCTCAAAATTTACATGATTACTTAGATCGTATCAAAAAGAAGATCATGAATGATCGTAAAGAGGGTCTCGCTAAAGACGGCGAATTTGCAGTTGAAAATCTAGTCTTTAAAGAGTTACGCCGAGATGGAACAATTGAAGAAATCATTGACTTGCTATCAGAAATATATTCAAAGATATATTCAGAATAAATAATAAAAAATAAAGCATTATGCATAAATATTTTAATTTTACGAAAATTTACGAAGCTGAAAAGATGGGAGCTCCTCTCGATCCAGAAGAGATGGGAATGCCTGGAAGCTTACCTGAAGCTATCCCTACTGATAAATTGGAAGATTTTGAACTACTAGCGAAAGAAAATATCCTAGAGATTACACTAACTATGAAGGATATGGATGGGCTAGCAAATGGCCAGTCAGTATCTAAAGAGGATGCTAAGTGGAAAGATAAAATAAATGAAACTAAATCTAAAGATATTAAGCTAGTTATTCTAAATACTAAAAACGATACATCTAAAAACGATGCAGAAGCACTAGTATTTAATCTAGATGATTCAATTACTGGTGATATAGTAGAAGGAATTAAGTTAGGCAATATTACACAAGTATTAAAAGGAACCGGTGGAGATGGAATTGAAATTCCTGATATTACAGTTAGATTTATCAAGTCAGTTGAACTAGATACTTCAACTAAAGAAACAGTTGTTCCAGCTTCTCCTGAACAAATTGAGAGTGGTGTAGTTACTCCAAATGCAGTTGCTGGTGAAATGCCAAATGAATCTAGAGGAATTATGAGTTTTAGTCAATTTGTTAATGAGGGTAAAAAACAAATGGCTAAAGGTAAGGTAGCTAAAAAAGATGCTACACTAAAAAAGAAGCCTAAAAAAGATAAAGGCTTTCCAGATATGAGCGGAGACGGTATCGTTACAAAAAAAGATATCCTAATTGCTAAAGGAGTAATTAAAAAATAAATTAGATATGAGAATTAATGAATGTTCATGTGGATGCGAAGGAGCATCTAATAACTGTATGAAAAACCGTGAATCTGATGTGAATTATATGTTTTTTGGAAACCTTGAAACTATGAAGAGAATGATTGATGAACTTGTACAAATGGATCATACTCAAATTGATGAAATCTTAAAAGGTGGTCATGAATGGGCTGTTGATCATATTGCATCATCGGTTGATGATGTACAAGAAGTTTATAACTTTCTAATGAATCATGCAGCTGTTCCCATGAATAGAGAGATGGACCGTTTTGCAGAAGATGACATGATGGTTAAGACCTTTGAAAGTTATGTAAACGAAGTTTCAGGTAAAAAATGGAGAGAAATAGAAACTGATTTACGTGGAAGAAAAATGGGTGCATTTGCAGATAGAGTATCAGCTCACAGTAAGCAGTATGGAACTAATCAAGTTACTGAAGTCAAATTGGTAGGTATGCCGATTAGTGGATATGAAAGAGAAGAAAAGCATCTATCAGTTACTAATCTTGAACTTAGACAAAAATCTGGTTCAAACTTTAAAATTGTAGGACAAGATTCTGATTTTGGAACAGTTGTAATTCACGGATTTACAACTAGCGATGGTAGTGTTCAAATGTTCGAAAGCGAAAGAATGCCACTGCTTGCAGTAGATCGAAAAAATGCACTAGATTTAATTAAATTTCTAATTGACGAAGGAGTATCTTATGAAAAAGAACTTGACTGGAGAAGATTTACGAATGGATATGTCTCCTTTAAAGAAGCATATAATATGTAAATAAAAAAGCCGAGATAAACTCGGCTTTTTTTATATTAGATCAAATTTATTTCCTAGTCGATGTTCTAACTCTTCAAGAGTGTACTTTTTAGCGGCTAATTCTAAGAGGGTAATCTTTTCCCCTCTAACATATGACCCTTCAAGTCCAGTATCAGATTCTTCTGCATCAATCTCACCAATCTCTTTACGAATCGTATCTATTTCAGAGTCTGATGCATAGTCTGTAATATATTCCATGACATCATCAAATTCAATTTCAATGTCAACATCTGTGTTTTTATACATTGTGCTCATCTAATTCGCTTTTAAAGAGTGTTGTTAATTTATCTAACTTAGATGAAGTTCTACCAGAAAGCTGGCCAAACTTTATCTTATATGCATGGAACTCTCTTCCAGGAAGTTTCATTCGCATACGATCAAAGACTTCTTTGAATTCTAACATATTTGATTTTACCTGTTGCCAAAAGGTCCTTTCATTCATTGGGGAACTAAATTTCCAGACAGCATCGAAATATATTCCGAGCTCAATACTGGTCCCATTATCAAGGTCGTCGATTGATACTTTTACTGCTTGACGTTCAGTGCGTCGATAATTTAAAAGTCTTTTAAAACAAAGTTGTCTGTTTTCAGTCAGTTCAATTGAATCTTCATAATAAGAATCAATTATTTTTTCCATTTCTTCAGTCATATTCTAGATTTTAGTGATTACGTTTCCAATAAGTTTCCCCATCCACAAGAATCTCAATGACCAATGGATCACCTTTTAGTTGTGCACAGTATTTTGCAACAGATTTAATTTTATCATATGTTAGTTTCTTGCCGTTACTCAGTATTGCAGTAACATCAGAACCTCCAGGAGAAAGGCTTAAATCATTTCGACGATATTCGTCCTTTACTTTAATTGACATAGTATTGTATTTTTTTAAAAGTTATCAACTAAACTAAAGAATAGGTCAAGATAAATAACTAAAATAATTATACACAATGCCAGGTAGAGTTTTAAATTTTTTAGAATTTTCTGATAAATATTCTAATGGAAGTACTGAACCAGCTAGCGTAGACGATATTAAAAACGCTTCCGCTAATTTCGAAGAAGGCTTTGACCAAGAAACATACGATCAACCACAAATAGGACCAAATAGACCAGTTGCTGGCAACTATGAAGCTACTCCAGCTACACCTGGAGAAGAAGGATCTCCTGCATTTTCTGCCAACAATACAAAAGATATGAATGCTCCCCAAGAAGCTGAAGAATCTCCAGAGGAAGAAGAAGGAGAGGCTGACACAGAAGAGACAAAGGAAGATGATGAGGAAGAAGCAGAAGAGGGAAATCCTGAAGCTGGCGCAAACCCTAAAAAGAAAGTAGAAGAAGGTATAACATTAGTAAAAGGATTCACTCAATTCGTGAATGAAGGTAAATTTAATTTATTTAAACGTAAATCAAAGGATCCTGAAGCTGCTGAAAATGAAAGAAAAAGAGTTGAATCATTTTGGAATGATCCCGATTATAATATCCCAGAAGAAACGTATGAAGAATGTACTGACTGTAATGGAAAAGGTTGTGTTGAATGTAATTACGAAGGCCATGTTCCATTAAAGGATGATAATACTTATGGATATGCACCAATAGGTGACAAATATGCAAAAGATGATGACTCTTGTGAGACATGTGGAGAAGTTTCTATTTCAAATGAATATGGATATTCTTGCGGATGCAATATGTAATAAAAATTTTAAGATTTAGGGATGAATTCATTTACTTCAATAGCAATAGCTTTCATAACTGGTGTATTAGGACCAGTATTAATAATTATAATCAAAAACAGATTAGATAAGGCTAAACCTAAACCAGATATGGTAACTGACGCTCTTAGAATAGGCGAACTAGTAATGGCTAGACTAGATCATATTCGAGAAGAATTTAAAGCAGACCGAGTTTGGGTTACCCAGTTCCATAATGGTGGTCACTTCTATCCAACAGGTAAATCAATAGCTAAATTTAGTGTTATCTATGAAACTGTTTCACTAAACACCGCTTCAATACAAGGCAATCTTCAAAATATCCCAGTTAACCTATTTACTCGATCTATGAATCAGTTATTAGAGGCTGATGTTATTGAAATTAGCGACTATCGAGATGATAAAATAGCAACGTATGGTTTAAAGTATGTTGCAGAAGAGTCTGGTTGCAAATCAGGATACCTATTTGCAATAAAAACAATTGACGATAAATTTATAGGAGTTCTTGGACTAGATTATACTAAGAGAAAAACTAAACTCGATATTGAATCAATTAATCATCTTGCAGTTCATGCGTCCTCTCTAGGCGGAGCAATAATGAGTCATTGATATGATAAGACTAGTTGAAAATTTTAAAGAGTTCCTAGATCTTGCAAGTATTAATCAAGGACCAAATGGATGGACTATGTATGGGTCAAACCCTAGAGCTTTATCACACGCTGAAAAAGTATCATTTCCTGATCTTGGAATAAAATCAATTAGGACAAAGGTTGATACTGGTGCAGATGGTACTTCAATTCATGCAAATAATATAAAAGTAAAAGCAGGAGTTCTCTCTTTTTGGGTAACGTCACCAGATAAAATTTTAGAATTTAAGAATTTTAAAAAGATAAAAGTAAAAAACTCATCAGGCTCAGAACAAACCCGATATCAAATCACGACCACAATTAAATTAGATGACTCTGAATTTAAAATTAAAGTTTCATTAACTGATAGAGAAAACATGAAATATCCATGTATCTTAGGTAAAAACTTTATTAAGTCTGGAAAATTTACAGTTGACTTAAATCAATAATCGTCGTCGTCCTCTAAATCATTATCACCAGTAAAAGATAAATTAGGATTAATTGAATCATATTCCCAATTAAGTAGAACATCATCTAAATCCTCATCTACCATTATTAACATTTGAAAATATGATGATTTATCTGAGCCTTTATCAAAAACAATATTTTCTCGGATCACATCAATTTTCTTAAGTATGTTAGCACGAAGAGCAGTATTCAATGCGGCTTGTCGTGCAGATATATCTTTTTCCTTCATGATTTATTATATCTTAAAACGACGATTAGGTTTCCAAATAAATAACACTATAAAATAAACTTTAAATTATGCGTATTAAGAGACTTTATGAGGCAGATGATGTTCAACAGCTACCAATGAATGGCCAGATGCCACTTCCTCAAGAGATGCCACAAATGGCTCCACCCACACCAGTTCAATCTCCAGCTGAGATGATGCCGGATTTTGATTTTCAAAATGAACCAGAACAGGAACAACTTGCGTTACCTCAACCTGATGTAATGACCCTAACTGTGCAAGAACTACTTGATCGTTGTGATGCAATTAATCCTCTTATTTGCATGGGACTAAGACAATTTATTGAGTCAAATAATGCAGAGTTACTTAACCAAACTACTGGCGAAGCTCCTGAAGAGACTGAAGATATTACAATAGATGATACTGACGTTAATTTCTCAAAACAAATGGAACCGCAAGCTCCTGAATTTTCACTAGATCAACCAGCTGAACAATTAGACTTTCCACAAGCATAAGATGAGACTAAAGAGACTAGTTGAAGGCTTTGGTGCTATTATGATGGAGCCAGATCCTGCTGAACGAATCATGCAGCCCGATACTAAGCGTGCAAATGCAATGATGTTCTATTCGGGATCATCTGGGACCACTCCAACTCATTGGAATAATTCTCCGTTTCTGGCGGGAAGAAGTGCGAGTAGCGCATTTGGATCTAATCCTAGACTGGAGAAAAAAGTTAAGGTCTTATCGTATCAAGAGTTTGTCGAGACATCTAATAAGTTTACAAATAAATAATAAAAAAGCAGATTAAAATGGCTTACGTAAAAAGTTTTAAAGGCTTTCAAAGTGCTGAAAAAAAGGCGGCTGATGAAGTAACTAGTGGTGCAAATCCTCAAATGATTAAAGAAGAAGGTCCACCAGTAGATACTCAGCTTATACCACAGTATACTGCATTACAAAAAGAAAAAACCGCTGCGATTCAATTAGCAACTGAAAAAGCAGCTCAAGATAAAAGGGTACTTGAATTACAAGCAACATATGATGCAGCGGTTCTTAAATCTAATGCTGCACAAAAGAATGCTGAGGCAAACAAGCCAGCTCCGACACCACCGCCGGTTGCACCTACGACATAATGAAAAGAAACATAAAAACATATCATCAATTTATCAATGAATCTACTAAGGAAGTGGTGTACCCAACTAATTTTAAAGGCATGGTGCAAAGTGCATTGGGTGGACTTTATACTTCGATTATGTCAATAGCTAGGGAGTTGGCTAATGAAAAAACTGCACGAAACCCAAGTCGATATGATGGAAATATCCAAGAGGTCGATATTACTAGAGCAATGAACATGATTTTTCATAGCGATTGGAAAAAGATGATTAAGTCTCAAGCTCTAGGCCAAGTAATGAAACATTCAATGGAACGAGCTGGTAAACAGGATGATGTAATTGCTAGTAAAAACCAACGAGCTCTAGGTAGATCAATGGGAGATAGAGAGTTTAATGTAGATATTGATAAATCTAGCGTTAGATTTAGTGATGAAAGAGGCGGAGGAACTGGATCAAATCAATAAAAGAAGATGACAGAACAGGAATTAATTACGGACATAAATGATGAGATTACCTTCTCAGGTGCTCTACCATACGGTCTTCCTGAAAAGGAGGTAAAACGTATTATTGAGAATGATTCTAGATATTTTTGGGATAACTGGAGACATGCAGTAGAGAGCAGATACCTGCTTCTTCCATTAGAGTTATTTCAAAATGAAACATTTAAAAGTCTTAGACAAATTCAATTGCCTGAATGCGTTCAATTTGTAGTAGATTTTAAAGAGGCAAAGGGAGGATCTATCTTTGGAACAATTGATAGAGATTTTGCTGAACAAAAATTTATTGGTGCTGAGATATTCTTAACTCCTTTTATTGGAGAGAGTATTATGTATAGAACAGTAATGTTTTCATTTTTAGACCTAACAAAAGCAATGATGATTGATACTATTGCATATGACTATAATAAAAACAGTAAATTACTTGGAGTAATTGGAAGAACTCCTAAAACACCAGCAGTACTTCGAGTATTTAAAAAACTTGATCAAGATAAATTATTTGAGGACGAGATGTTTCAAAGATACGTTCGTTCCCATGCAAAGGTGAGATTAGCTCACATGCTCCAAACATTTAACTATACTCTTCCTGGAGGAGTTACAGTAAACTATCAAAATATTGTGACTACTGCTGAAAAGGAAATGGAAGACGTTAAAGCAATGATGAAGGGAGAAAATACTCCAGATTGGATGTACTTAACTAGACAATAATTATGGCAAGTCTTAGAGATTTTTATACACGAACAGACGAGGATCCTAAATACTTAGGAGACCGCCTAGAGATTAGTGATGAATTGGAATCAGCAATTCAACAGGTAAAGATGACTCTTTTTACCAGAAAAGGAGAAGTATTAGGGGAACCTGACTTTGGAATAGAATTAGATAGTTATCTATTTGAATATTCAATTGATCCAAGTAGACTAGGTAAAGATGCGACGGGTCAAATTAATAAATACGTCGCTGAAGCACGAAAAAGACAGATCACAGTATCTCCTTCACTATATCCAGATGATAAAGCTAACCGTGACATTTTCGTACTTCTTATTGACATACCGGAAACGAAGAATTCGTTTGCCCTGTTCTACGATTAATCTTCAGATGCTAAATTAATTACTAGCAAGATTGCTCTTATATTTCTTTGTTCGTTTGAGTGTTGCTCAATTGAAATTCTAATAAGATCCAGTTTGTGAGATTGTCGAGCCTTCTCAGCATATAACGTAGATAGATCAGAATCCTCTTTTGAATCTGTTAAAAATGCAATTTTTCTCGCTTCATCATTAGAATAGAGCTTCTTACCATTTTCATCAAGTGCAGCATTGATTTCTGTCTTGATTTGAGATTCTGTCTGAACGATCTCATCTGAGATAAGTTGGACTGTATCATTTAATGCTAACACATTAACTTGAAGATCTGAAATTTCAGTAGGAAGGATCATAAGCCTATCGATTAGACTATTTAATTTTTCTTTCATGGGTATAATTTTTTAATTATTATACTTAAGTTAGTCGCTAAATTAAAGTTGCCCTTCTGCGCCAGTTTCTCCGCCTTCTTTTACTTCTCCACCGCCTTCTGCTGGTGCTTCTCCTCCTGGAGCTGGTGCGGCTCCTCCACCTGGTGCTCCTCCAGCTGGCATTGCTCCTCCAGCAGGTGGAGCGGCTTCGGCTTCTTCAGTATCTGCTTGTTGATCAAACCATGATTGATTAGACTTAATATCAGACTCATTCATTTTAAGTTCTTCTCTAATTAAGTACTCAGTAGCGAAGTATGGAGTACCATCATCTTTCATTACTCCTTTCTTAGCTTGGAATGCAGCTATTCTCTTAGCTTCGATCTCATTCTTCTTCATCTCTTCAAATACGTTATCGTTATTGTATTTAAGTCCAATCGCATTATTAAATTTATAATCGTCTGCAATATCAGGAAAATCTAGACACATTTGTAGATACCATGGTTTTACCATCATTTCTGAAAAGGCTGATCTTAATCTATTAACAAATTTCTGATACCGTACCTCTTCACGAGTAATACCTTCAGCATTAAGAGTAAATGCACCCATTCCAGATTGACCTTCCCATCTTGAATAAGGAATCTTTGAATCCATTTTTAATTTCTTATAGAAATAGTTTAATAATTCTGAACCAGATAAGTTTGGACCAGGGGTCTGCAAGGTCTCAATTTTTACTGATTGATTTTGATCATTGACTGGTAGAATATAGTTTTTATAGAATAGGATATTTGGTTTACCATCAACTTGAAGTTCTCCAGAATCACCATTAAAGTTAATATCCTCCTTAAACATGTTTAGGAATTCACGAACGTCCTCTTGGCCTTTTTGAAAACTCTTACTCCCGATTGGAACAGTAGTTGTTAAACGAATCGGCGCATTCATTACGTGCCATATAACTTTACTGTGTTCAATAATTCTCAATAGGTTAAATGATCTAATTAGACGTTCAACGAAACTTACTCTCTTTGTTCTAAAGTGATTAGCGTATGAAATATAGATGATTTGTGAGTCATTAAGAACTCGAGTCGAACCTGTTTGCTGATCATATTGTAACCACTGCATAAAGATCTTGCCTTTAGCATCCTTCTGTAATTGTGGCGCAATACTGGCGGGATCAAGTTCCTTAAATCCAATTATCTCTTTAGGCTTTTCCAAGTTATCATAGATGATCTCAAAAGAGAGATGGCCTTCAACTAAGAATTGAAACGCATACTGCCAAGCTGAAATACCTTCAGCAAATCCCCAAGCAGTATACATTCTTTCAAAGTTATCATTATATTTTCTAAGAACCTTCTCTTGAAAATTTAAACGTTCTTCTTTTGTATCTCCATGGTAAAGCATTTTACCAGTAAGATCCTTAGGATAGATAAAGCGTTGTTCTTCATCATACACAATCATGTCATCCACGATAGTCTCAAGAATAAACTCGATTTCACCATTTGCTGCAACATCTCTTAGTCGCTCTCTTTTTACTACATAATCTAATTGAAAGAATGCAATTGCCTTTGTTCTTAGCTGAGAAGTAGTATCAGATATTGCCATTGAGAACTTAAGAAGGTCGTCATTTGCATTTAATCTAGAAGTACGAGACTGTAATTGACCTTCAATGAAACCAATTGCTTGTGAATTTTTAAGTAAAAGATCTTCATGTCTAGTACCAAACTTACTTAAGTTCGATAGAGCACTACTTACTTTTCTTCCTGATGTATCTAAGAATCCACTCATATATTATTATTATTATTTTTTTTCCATAAATACCCACCAGCATGGTCTAGAGTTCCAGCAACACAGCCTTGAATACTAGACTTTGGTATTCCAGTAAGTCGAACGGCTTCACTAATAGATGTAAATGTATTAATATACACTGTGTCTTTCGATAACTGAACGACACTTATTTTATTTTTAATATTATTTGTTTTTCTAGAAGAGTAATTTGAATTTTTATGGATTTTCATATTTTCATATTTCCATATAAATCCGCCAGCTTCATTTCTAGATCCACGACAACAACTAGAAATATGATAAATATTTAAAGAACGTTGAGCAAATGCTGCAGATTTCCACCAACCTACTAATTCTCCAGATTTTGAATATTGTAAAACTGGTTTTTCTCTAGATGGATATTCTTTAAGTTTTAGAATATATGCTTCCCTAGATTCAGAATATGCAATTGAAGATATTTTAATTAAATTATGATTAATGTTTCGTAAATTACACATTCGATAAAATGCATGAAGCATTGAAATGCGTGAATTAAAATCTATTGAGTTTTCATATATTCTCCATAACAACCAATGTGCAATGAAGTGTTCTCGTGCAGTTAAATAGACAATATTTTCAGGATCATCATTTCCTCCAAGTGATCTAGGTATAATATGATGTTTTTCATAATATTGATCATGAGAAGTCGGTCGATTTTTTCGAGTAACTATTAATGAATTATAATGTCTTTGATAATCCATATTATACTAATGTATTTGTTAAAAAGTCTTCGTAGACCTTTGCCAGATTTATTGGATCTGGATAGAGACCATCTACTGTAAGTGTAGGGTTGACTAGCATACCGAAGTTATCCCAGTCAATTAACCTAGCTTCTAGTACCTGGTCCATGTTATATTTATTTATTGCGTAATTTAAGTTCTTTACTCCAAGTATAGTGCTGAATGCCGTTGGCGTAATTAAGTAGAATCGCTGATCTATTAATCTGCGCTCTTCAATGGAGCGAAGTTTACCATCTTTATCAAAAAGAGTATTTAATCCATTAAGTTGAGAAAACCTCCAATATGCTTCAAGTATCTTTGCGCTTGCCCGAGGAGGCATAACTTTTAGATTTAAGATAAGAGCAGTCTCTTTCCAATTATCATGGAAAAGAAGAAGACCTACTGGGTTTAAATCTAAGTAATTTCGACCAGATATTTCGTGAACGATCTCTTCAGTCAGTGCCGGAACTTCTGTTCTAGTCTTAAGAGCATAGAATCTTCCTGGGATAACTTCGTTTCGAGTTTGAAGTATACCAAAATTTTTCGCTACCACATTTAGGGGTAAGGAACCGTTATTTTTTGTTATGTCGTTAAACTCTTTCACCTAATATTTTACACCTTATTGAACAGAAAGTTTTCTGTTATTATGCCAAATCGCATATTATTATTTTTTGCATATACTTTGGCTGCCTTAAATTTTGCATCATTAATAATATATGCCTTAGCGTGACGAGCATAATTAAGAGTAGCCTTCTCAGTAAGTCGATTTGGTGGTTCGGGCGGACTAAGATACTTTTGAGGTTTTACTTCAATTAGCCATTTAGTGATCTCACCTTCAGGTGATTTAGTGGCCATATAACAGTCGACCCAATAAGTAGATTCCTTTTTAAGGATAGGGTTCCAGTATTTTATTGGCATGGGTTCTGAAGCGTATTCAACAACTGCATCTGTGTTATCGCAATAGGTTAAAAATTTAAGTTCCCAACTTGATCGATAAATTATCTTAGTTATGTCGCCAGAATATTTTTCAGGATACATTGGAGTAAAGTATCCCTGTTTGACTCTACCGTGTTGCGGCTTTAGAAAATCATGTATGTTTCTTTCTGCTTTCATATTAATTATTTATTCCAAAAAAAGACCTCACTCCCATTTCAGGAAGTGAGGTCTAAAAAAACCAAGATATTCTTGGAAATATGTTTAGCCTAAATATTTTTCGATTAGTCCATCAGCATCGTCTGGACCAAGTTTTCCTTTTTCTACTAATTTAACTAGGAGTGCAGCGATTACTAGTTTTTCTGGCATATCCTCTTCAGACATTTCAAGTTCTCCGTTTTCTGCAGCATTAGCTAAATCATTGTGCGCTTCTTCGGCTGCCTCTTCGACCTCTTCCTCAGAACCGACTAGTTCAACTAGTTCATCTAATAATGCTTCGTCTAATTCGAATGGAGTTTCCATTTCCTCCATCTCATTTAATTTATATTCTCTAAAAGACATAACTCTTTTCATGAATTGCGATTTTTTATTATTTATTTACACATATAGTAAATCTAGTGGAGATTCGGAAAAGTATTGTAGAACAAACTCATTAAACTGATCAAAAGTAAGAGACTTATCGTGTTTTAACATAAACGAATATAGATCATTCACATCTTTAATTAGTCGAACACTTCTATAATCTTCACTATATTTTTTTCGAAGATCTGCCATTACTTTATTCCATAGGAATACTTGATAACCTTTTTTGATTAGTTCAATAGATTGAGTCTTACCAGCAAGGTCACTATCGAATAGGATTAGGGTGTTTGATTTACTTAATAGGTTCTCCAATAGAAGTTTACTCTTAGAGATACCAGTAGTGGCGATTGAGTTATTCAGGAACATTGCATCAATTTGACCCTCAGTTACTAGGATAGGCTTTGTAAAATCAACATTCAATACATTAAAGTAATTATTAATTGAATCAATATCAGATATTATATCGTCTTCTACGTTTCGGACAAGACCATTCTTTTTTAATTCAGAATAGTTTTTAATTAGGTATTTTGGCCCAGTGATATCTTCACCGATTCGACGTATTGCAAAACCAAGTATCTTACCAGTTCGATAATCTATATTAAAAAGATATACTTTATCCTCTCTTGAATCAAAATAACTACACCTTTGAAATGCAGGGAGAGTATCAAGTGCGCGATTTTTTATGAATAGTCCAAGTTCAGTATCTGGATCAATCTCACTACATGGAGTTAATGAAAATCGGTGAGCTACTTCTTCTATTTTTAAGAGGTGATCACTTGCGTTCTTATTAATTAAGAGCTCGATTAATGAGCCTCTCTTCTTTTTAGAAGTTTGAGGAACCCACTCTTCTTTTGCATTAACCTCAGGTATTCCTAGTGAATATTTAAGTGCAAATTTAGAGATAAACTTAGGAATATCAGATTTTACACCACATCCATCATTATAGCATTTGTAGAATCCGCGATCAGGATATATGTTTCCTCTCTTTTTTCTAGAGTCTGATTTGGAATCTCCGCAATATGGGCAGGCGAAATTAATCTTATCACCAGATTCATATACTTCCTGTTTAAATCGATCATCTGGAAATCTCTTCTTTAGGACATCCTTTATGAAAGCGTGTATATTGTATCCAGTTAACAAATTAATCATTTTCTTCTTCCTCTAATACGGGAACAAGATTAGATTTTTCCTTCTTCTTGATCATCCTTTTTAAATACTTATCGAGTTCTGGCTTAGGAACAATTGTGGTATTTAGACCATATCGAGTAATAACTCCCAAATATTCTTGGAAGTCTTCTTCTGGAATATCGGCATCTGCATTTCCTATGACTTTCCAGAATTTTTCTGGGACTTCAACATATTCTAGTGTCTCCTGATCAACTATGTATAACGGAAATATCTCAGCATCAGTAAGTACCTTCTTGCTTTTTACTGTTACTAACTCTACTGTTCTCTTTAAGTTTGAATCAAGAGAACTGATCTTCATTGCAGTCAATAATCGATTAATAGGTTCAATAATTAGTGAAAAGAATTGAGAGTCAATATCCATAAGTAGAGCGATCTCATCAGGATAGGTTCCAGGAGAGTATGCAAATACATCATGACCTCCTTCATTAGATGCAGGATTACAGTAATAAAATTTTATTTTATCACCTTCTCTAATCTTTGGATATTTTTCAACTAGTCCAGTAGTAATTAAAGTATGATTATAAATTGCAGCTGCTCTAGGAAAGATTGATATTCCTTTTCTGAGTTCAAGTTTAGCTTCACTAGCAACATACTTATTATAGACTCTAATTCTAAAGTTAAAGGCTAGATCATCTGGATGAAGACTAAGTGCTTCATTCTTTAGATCTAACAGTCGAGGAATAATATCTTTTTCTAAGTCAAGTCTTTTACCGCGATCCATAACAAAGGAGGTAAGCTCAGTAAGTTTATTTCGAGCCCAGATAGGGTATGAACCCTTAACTGGTTCTAGACCTTTTATTATTAAGTATCTCTTATCTTGTGGTTCTAGCTCATAATTTGGGTTTGGCTCATATGCTACTCTAATAGCATAGTTTTTCTTTTTTAGCCAAATACCAGTCTCAGAAAGATTTTCAAGTTTAAACTTAAGTCGGTTCTTAGTATTAAAAACTCTTCCATATTTCTCAAAGCACATATCAAAATAACTAGATAGACGATATCGATCAATACTAATACAGATATTTAAAGCTTCGTCTTTTGAAAAATCAGCGCCAATTATTGAATCAAGGGCAGAGTCAAACTGTACATAAATTGAGTCAGTATCAGTATAGATTGCAGCTTCTGCTTCAATCTTATTAATAGTGTATTGATCAATTCCAAGCAATTTGTGTAGCTCAGTATCAAGATGCCACTTTTCTAAAAAATAATGGTTTACTGCTTTAATCGAAAACTTGATTAGATCTTGTCCTTGTAGAGTGATGGACTGTGCAATATCTGGGTTGTAAAAATAGAACCACTTATTTCCAAATGCACCATAAATTGAGTTAATTAGGATCTTTATCGCATTCTGCTTCAGATCAAGTTTTTTGATATTTTTTGCTTTATCTTCCATATAATTTTATACTAGTCTGAGCTAATCTAGTTTCAGATATGACTATAATACTAAATCTTTAGTAGACATTAAATACTAGTTTGACCACATCGAAATAAATAACAAAAAGAAGTTTGGTATGGATGACCGTGATCAAGATGGAACGGTAGACAGAACTTCGGAGCTAATGACAGTTCTTCCATTTATGACAGAATTTCCTTTTGGAGACTATGACATAATGATGGTTGAAAGAGGTGAAGACTTTATACAACTCGGAGTCTCACCGATTTTAGTGAAGGAGTTTGGGGATACTGGTAAAATACAAAACCTTAACTTCTACTATATTGAAGAAGGATCAGATATTTCAATCTCGCTATATAAGGGCGACATTGAATGGATAGCTGAGGAAGCTATCCATGTAAAGAAGGTCGATGCTCTTCGTAAAATGCTAGACGACGCTCTGTCTAGTGATGATCTTATATTAAAGACTAAAGCAATCAAGAACGGCCGAAAATTTTCAAAGCTTTTAAACTGTGATACTGTGACCGGAATTGACTTTAATGAATTAGTATCAGACTTCTTAATCATATACGATACTAATCTTAACTCAAAGATAAAATTGGGTTTGCAAAAATTAAGCGAGGCTACACTAAAATCCACTGAATTTTCAGAAAGACAATTTAAAGCAGTGAGAGCGTTCCTTAATTTTCAAATTCACTATATAAAGATCCTATTAGGGATTGTAATTGCAGCTAAAATATATTAACTTATGGCACAAAAACGAAAATTAAGTAGAGAGGAATTAGATGATGTTGACAACTGGCAAAGAGAACGTGAAGCGTTACTTGCAGCAAAAGCATTCAGCAATAAAATAGAGATAAAATGTAAGTCTAAAGCCCAAAAGGATGCACTTACTGCAATCGAAAACCATGATATTTCAATTATAACTGGACCTCCAGGAACAGGTAAGACTTATCTCTCTTGTGCAAGAGCACTAAAGTATATCAAGGATGAGCCTGGAACATACAAGAAGATCATCTTAATAAAATCTGTTAATGTACCTAAGGATGAGGAGATAGGTTACTTAAAAGGGACAATGGAGGAGAAGATGGAGATGTACATGTATCCATTTATCTCAAACTTTCAAAAAGTAATTGGTAAACCGGCTACTGAGTCACTTAAAGCTAGTGGAAATATTGAAATCTTACCTATTAAGTTTGCATTAGGTGTTACTCTAGACAATGCAATCATCCTAATCGATGAAGCTCAACAAATAGCAAAGGATCACCTACATACTCTATTAACCCGAATTGGAACTGACTCTAAAATGGTATTTTTAGGAGATATTAAGCAAAAATCAGTAAATAAGGGACAAAAAAGTGCTCTTGAGATCTTGATTGAATATTTTGTAGATGTTGAAGAGATTGGAGTAGCTCAATTATCAAAAGAGGATATTGTACGTCACCCAATTATTAAAAAGTTGGAAGAAGTCTTTGAAAAAATAGAAAATTCTGAAAAACTGAATAAATAATTAAAATTAACCATAAAAGATGAATAATGTATTATCATTTGATAAATGGCATAGGCTTAATGAACAAGTTAACTCAAAGGCTGCTATTGCATCAGTATCAAAACCTGTGTCTAAAACACCTACATTAGGTGGTTCAAAACCTCCTATGAAAGGAGGAAGTTCAAATAGTTCAGCGGCTAAACCTGCAACTACGAATAAGCCTGCAACTACGAATAAACCAGTACCTAAGCCTGCTGCAACTACGACTAAACCGACAGTTACAACAAAACCGTCAGTTACGACTAAACCAGCCGCAACTACCAATTATTCAAGTACAGCTATACAAATATCTGATAAAATTAGTAATCTTTTTAGCGACACTAACTTTTGGGCTAAATTTAAAGGAACTATTAATGATGATGAAGACGGTGCACTAGTTGCATTTAACAACTGGTGGAATTCTTCAATTAGACCAATGTTATCTAAGCTGCCTTCAACTGATCCAAACGCTCAGACTATAATTAGAACGCAACCACTAATCCAAAAAGCATTACTTGGATCAAGTTCAAGTGATACTGTTTCGTGGACGATTCGTGGAGCTCAAGGAATGAGTAAAGCATATTCAGTGGATACTGATTTTTAATATTAATATACTATGAGAAAGATTCGTATACTTCGCCTTAATGAATGGCATCCAGGAGCAAAAGAGATTGATGAAAGTATCCGTGCGTTTATGGAAAGAGGAGAGTATGAACTAAATATCCCTAGAGAAGACTTATTAGATGCAGTTCGTCTTCTTATCATATATCATGAAGGTGGAAGTATTAAAAACATGTTTAGTCGAGAATCAGAGTTATATCGAGCAATGGTACATATGGAATTATGTATCGATACGATAATTGACGATGGATATCAGATTAAATGGATCTTGAAAGAATTAAAAAACGTACTATAATCTTAAATAAATAAAAATAAAAAGTTAACATGAAAAATTATATTCCGACTTTTTCAAGATTTATTAATGAAAATTTTGAAGATTCTCAAGAATGGCATAGAGTTAGTAAACAACAAATTAAATATAAAGTCTCGTTTCGTGGAATAGATCAAGAATGGGTCGATCAGCTTGTTTCAGGAGAAAGATACCCCAATCAGACATTAGGAGAGATTGAGGATTATATCAACACAAAACTAGCTAATTACTTTGGAAAATTATCAAGTCAATTGAAATACGATACTCGTATGGGAGTAGTTGCTGGAAGAAACAGCGGATTTTTCTTTATTACTTCAATCAGAGAACCTGAAATTATTGAAAAAGCTATGGAAGCAATATTTCCTATGATATCTGATTTTAAGATAACTCAAATAGAAAAACATTAATTGATTAAAGCGGCTCAGTTGGGTCGCTTTTTTGTTATATCTACTGTATTTTCAGACATCTCAAACTTTTGTTCTCGATAAATCTCCTTTCTTATCTTAGCATGGCGAATCGAATACCCATCTAACTGATCAACTAGATCCCAGACCAAAACATTAGTCTTTTCAGCTAATTTTCTCATTCCTCGACCTATTGCTTGTCGTAGAGTGACTTCAGCTTTAATTGATTCAGCTAAGATAATATGATGTAGGTTTTTAGAGTCAATTCCAGTAGCAAAAGTTCCAAATGATGCAACTAGAATCACATCGTCTTGAGCTTCAAGTATATCTTTAAATCTGTCACGCTCTTTTGAGTCAACTTCACCATCAATATAGAAAGTATTAGGATTCCACTCTAATAATTTCGACTGAATCATCTTTCCATAACCATTCTTGACATCTGAAAAGAGAATAAGTGAGTTCTTACCGAATTTTTTAACTAGATCATTAATAAAATCTAGTCTCTCTTTGCTCTCAAAGATAATTCCCTTTTCGATAGCTAACATGTCCCTTCCAAAGTCTTTGGGGTCGTTATACATTTCCTTACCAGTCTCTTTAAGGTGCCAGTATTTTTGAATCATTGGATCAGATTCATCATATTTTAGTTTAACGATCTTGATCTTAATATTTGGTGAGTAACCATTATCAATTAGGTGTTTTGCTGAAAGGACCATCACTAATGGCCCAACGTTTTCCTGAACTTTAAAGAAATCTGAAAATTGTTCGTCTAATTTAACTGTTCCGGATAGTCCAAGCCGATATTCCCAATTTACACAACAGAGAAGGATCTCTCGAATGGAGTTTCCTTTAGATTTATGCACTTCATCCACTTGAACGATAGAAAATGACCTAAATATCTCAACTGGAAGGTTAATTAAGCTTTGATATGTTGAAATTACTACTTCAGACTCATCAAACCTCTCTTGTGTAAATTTATCTTTACCTCCTATTGTGCATACTTTCCATTCCTTTCCAGGTTGAGCATACATTTCAAATTTTTCAGCGGTTTGGCCTACTAGTGAAATATTTGGAACTATAATCAAGGATTTTCTGTCCTTTGTGATCTTTCCGCCATCTCTTAAGAATGAATTGTAGATAAAAAAGATTAGTGTCTTACCTGCAGATGTTGCAAGTTCCTGGGTACAAAACTTATATTTAATTGCTCTAAATGCACCCTCAACTTGATAGTCTCTAGGGACGATTGGAAGACCTCGTTCATCAACTATTCCAGCTAATAGGTTTTCTACATAGCTAAGGTATTTGGCTCTATCCAATTGAGTATTTACAAAGTCTTCAGATCCTTCAATCTCACAATCATAACCATACTTATCTGCAAAATTGTAGATCTCTTTCCATAATCCAATTGCGATATTTCCATCCTTTGTGATAAATGGGTCCAGTCCATCCCATACTCCACGATCTACTAGAACGTTAAATGCTGCCTTTTTTGATTTACGTTTAAAAAACTTAAATAGACTTGACTTTTCGCTATTGAGAGTAACATCTATAAGTTTAATAAATTTCTTGTCACTAGATACTTTAAATTTTAACAACATTGTCCATTTTTTTATAGACCTAACGTTTTTTCTATATCAAGTCGAGTTTTAATTCCAAAAATAACATTATCAATCGTTTTAATTGATTCAGTAAAGAATGCAACCTGATTTTCAAATATTTCAAGAGCTTCTTTAGTGATTGACGTTCTTCCTTCAATCACAATATTCTTTTCATTTGCTTGATACCTAATTTGAAGATTTCTTGAAATATTTTCCATTTCAAGTGATCTATCATCTCGAAATTTCTTACGAAGAGTTGTGATGTGTTCAAATAGAGTATGGTTGTCTTCTAATAATCGTTGACGAAGTGAAAGCATATTTACTTGTGCCTCCTTAAGAGTCTTAAGATTAGAAAGTTTTTCAATATTCGTATAAATTTCCTTTGAGACCTCTTCTCTACGTTTTTGAAATTTTTCGAGTATCTTACTCTTTGTCTCTTCGTTCATAATAAAAGTATTTTACTTTTTATACTCAAGAAAGGATAAAAGTTTAACCAGCAAAATCGATAAATTTATAGTAGGTCGAACCCATTTTAAAGTGTTCGTCATTATCCATATCATCCTTGTCGAGTGATGAAATAATCTCATTACCTGCTGGAGATGATGTACCATCACTATAGTAATAGTCAACATATTCTTCTCCCTTTTTACCAAGAATTAGGTTCTTAATCTTATATTTTTCAAATATTTGTGGTATCTTA